TATGTTAGGACTACCATCTTCGTTTTTGGCAAACTTTGGTTTATTATGTGTAATAAACACATCTTTTGGCGGGAAAAATGATAAATTGTTTTTTATCCATTCACGCTTGTGTGGTTCGGATCTTGGATCATCTGCTAAAGGTGAACTACATATAAAATATTGCCCTTTTACTTTTTTTACAAGTCCTAGTAAATCTTTTGCTTGTGGTAATAAAGGTAAATTTAACCAAAATTCGTCAGTATCTCTTATTTTTTGTAGAGCATCATCAATGTCGTGTTTTTTATTAATTTGAGAAAAATGATCGACTTGCATAAGTTTAGCCCATTCGCCAAAAAAGTCAGCAAGAACTCCATCCATATCGATATAGATTTCTGTATTAGGATTTAATCCTATTTCCTCACTGAGGCTGATAAAATTTTCTAATTCTTCAATCTTCATTATCGTTCTCTGTTAGTGCAGCAAATATTCTACCCGGTTTTTTTGGTTTTTGCACAACTTCATCTAATGTATGTCCGCCTTCCATAATTGCCCATTCAACAGCAGTATAGCGTGGAACTTCATTTTCTGCAAGTCCTAAATTATATAATACATTTGTGCTATTACCCTTAACTTTTTTCTTATGTGTTGGTGGGCGTCCATCTTTATCTACCTTGAAGCCAAACTTTGCTGCTTCTATACTGGTTTGATTAGGTCCTACATCCGGTGTTGTGTTAACACCTTTTACAATTCTACCTACGCCTTCATCTAAATCATAAATTCTCATTTTGATTTTTTCCTGCTGCGTAAACCTGGAGGATACTCTTGTCCTTTCCAGTACGGACGGCTAAACCATAATTTGAACCATTCTTCATCGCCGGGTTGTATATTATTCTTACGTTGTATTCTTGCTTTTTCAGTGCCTGTGTGACTTATATTTTCAGGCACGTATGGTGTAAATCCTGTAAATTTATTCTTAATACCAGCAAGGTGTTGTAAGTCGGCGATATCCATTATGTTGCCGCTTTTCTTGCCTGTGTTATTGCCCTCGCTAAATCTGCTGGTGCTGCTCTTGGGAACTCTCTTCTCATATCAGCGAGCAACTGTTTGTCTGTTTTGTAATTAAGGCGTTTTTTTGCATATCTCATATAATCCTTAAATGGATCTTTTTTACCGTGCATAATTCTATCGCCAATACCTTTAACAAAATCCACAACGCCTTCGGTAACTTCTTCCATTTCGTCATTGATAAGTTCACCAACAATCATTTTGATATCTTGTTTATTAAGTAGTTCATTAGGAGCAAAAGGTAATTGATATTTTGCACAGTAATTTTTCAATCCGTTGTTGACCATATCATACAAGCCTTTTGTTTGCTTGCTTTTCTTATAATCTTCAAACGCAGGAAAAAATGACTTCCTATAAAACATAGGATCGTTTCTAATATATATTTTTAAGTCTTCCGCAACGTCATAATCTGGACTTGGATAGATTTCTTTAGGAATATCTATGTCGTGGAATTCATTAATTTTTACCATTTTCTTCTAACCTTTTTTTGAGATCTTCTATCTCTTTTTTTAATTCTTCAATTATTTCTTGTGCCTTTTTAAGCTCTTCTAGTCCTCTATATCCGTATTCAGTATAGCCATCTACCATTTTCTACAACTCCAGTAACGTGCCTTATGACGCGGTCCTGGATTGTCGCAGTTATGTCTGGCACGAAAACTTCTGCGTCTTGCAGCATTGTTCTTTTTAATTTTCATACCTTTTTGTCCAAAGTTTACTTTTACAACATTACCCTTTGGATTTTTTACATATACTTTAAACTTCTTTACATCACCTGCCATAGGCTTGCCTAGTTTAACTTTACGTCCTTGATATTCTGCTTCCCATACTCCGTCTTCATCAACAAATCCAGGGTAACCAAAATATTCGTGAAAGTCTTGATCGTCTTCAAGAGTAATTTCACTTACATTATCAAAGTCTTCCGTTGCGTTTATTTCGAAATCATTAAGTCCAAGTTCAAATAGTTTCATTGCTACTCCTTCTATTTCATTTTCATTCAATGCAAACGGAGTGTCAATAGTAACTGTAGAAGAATTATTGTTTTCTTCTAATGTATATTCACTAACATTTTCTAATAGTTCATTACTTGCAGTAGATACAGTTTCTGCTACAAGTTGATGATCAAAGTCTGCAAAGGTTATACTTAAATAGTGCATAATACTATTTATCTGTAAAAACTAATTGCTCTATCCTTTGTATATTATCCCCAACTAACATTTGAGCTATTAGTAATGTTTTAGCGTCACGTACATAAAAGTAATAACCTTTTACATATCTGCTATTTGTAATACTTTCTTTGGCTTTGTCACCTATTTTAGCTAGGTGTGGATTTTCGTCTATCCACTTTACTAAACTAGGCGTACCTAACTTCTTTCCAAGTGTTACTTTATATTGATATTGCGGTTCTTTGTCAACTAAAATAACATTTTTATTTTCTTGTAAAAATTGTATTTGTAAAGGATCGGGTTCATAAAACTCTACCCAATTTTCTTTGATATTATTTGATAAACTTGTTAAGAACTTCCTATCATTACTATATAAATTGAGTTTATACATTTCAACTCGCACTAAGTAATCTACATCATTCCTTACTAAATGTCTGTAAATTGTTATTGCATCATAATAATGTTTTGTATCAATAGATTCTTTAAATCTACTGCCAACAGGTAATGTTATTTGAGGTTTTCTAAAATTATGATATCTATTACATTCATCTAACTTGCCTTTTGCATAACTTAGTGTGCCTTCTTTTTGAAACTCAGTACGGAAAAAAGTAGCACATTGATTACGTATACAAAGTTTGTAAAGATACTTGTTATAATGTAACTTTTTACTTTCATACAGTTTCATTTTCTTCTACCAAACAATCTAATTTGATTTCATCTTCTCTGAAATCGATTGTAACACTTCCGCCATTTTTTAGTTCACCAAAAAGTATTTTTTTACTTAGAGGACGTTTAATCTGTGCATCTATTACACGCTGTAACGGTCTTGCACCCATTTTAGGATTGAATCCTTTGTCAACTAAGAAGTCAAGAGCTTCGTCGGTAATGTCAATAGCAATATCTTTTTCTTGTACTTGTTGTTTTAGCTCTAGTAAAAACTTACCTACAATTTTCATCATTACTGGCTTGTCAAGTTTACCAAATGTAATAACACCATCTAGCCTGTTTCTAAACTCAGGTGGAAAATATTTTTTAAAGTCAGTATCTTCGTAGTCTTTATCGCTATCTTCACCAAAACCAATTGCATTTTTCTCAGCATCTTGTGACCCTAAGTTAGTAGTTAGTATAAGTGTAGCATTACGTGCATCTGCTTCTTTACCGTTACTGCCTGTTACTCTACCATTGTCCATAATTTGTAACAAAATAGTGCTTATGTCTGGATGTGCTTTTTCTATCTCGTCTAAAAGTAATACACAGTTTGGATTTTCTTGCAGTTTAGTAATAAGTTGACCTGCATCTTCTTCAAAACCTACATAACCTGGAGGCGAGCCAATTAGTTTACTAATACTGTGCTTTTCTTGAAATTCACTCATATCAAAACGCACAAGTTTTACACCCAAATGATGTGCTAGTTGCTTGCTTAGTTCTGTTTTACCAACACCTGTTGGACCCATAAACACAAAACTACCAATTGGTTTGTTTTCACTTTTTAGTCCTGCTTGTGCTACTAAGATTTTATCAACAATATCTTCAATAGCATTGTCTTGTCCATACACAACTGTTTTTAGATTATCTTCTAAGTTTGCTAAGTTTTCGCTTTCACGTTCTTTCACCTGTTCTTCAGGCAAGTTAATCATTTTTGCTAATTCAAACTGTATACTTTCTTCAGTTACAACTTTATTTTCAACTTGATCATTTACTTTGAATCTACTACAAGCAACATCAATCAAATCTATTGCTTTATCAGGCAATTTTTTATCAGTTTGATATTTCACGCTAAGTTTTACGGCTGCGTTTATTGCTTCTTCTGTAATAGTAGTATTATGATAACTTTCATAATATTGTTTAATACCTTTAAGTATTCTTACAGTGTTTTCTTGTGAAGGTTCGTCAACATTTACCCTTTGAAATCTTCTCATCAACGCACGATCTTTTTCAAAGAACTTACGATACTCTTCCCAAGTTGTACTTGCAACAACTTTCAAGTTACCTTTAGTCAAAGCAGGCTTTAACATATTTGCCATATCATTTGCACTGTTACTACCGCTTGCACCAGCACCGCTTATCATATGTGCTTCGTCAATAAACATAATAGTTTTGCCTTTTTTCTGCAATGCAGAAATAACCAACTTGAAACGCTCTTCAAAGTCTCCTCTATACTTTGATCCTGCTAACATACTGCCAATATCCAATGTATAAACATTGTATTCTTTCAAAAACTCTGGCACACTTCCGTGAACAATATTGTATGCAAGTCCTTCAGCAATAGCAGTCTTGCCTACACCTGGTTCCCCAACCATTAGCACGTTACTTTTGCTTCTTCTACCAAGTGCAAGTGCTACTTGCTCTAGTTCTTCACTACGTCCAATAATAGGATCAATTTTATTATTTTTAACAAGACTGTTTAAGTCGCTTGTAAACTCTTTTAGTGCTTTATTAGCAATACCCATATTTTCTTGTGGGTTGTCATCGTCACTTCTATCAAATTCTGTGCTAATATAGTCTGCAAATTGTTGTTTATTTACACCAGCCTGCTGTGTAATAAAATATGCATAACTTTTCTTTTCACTTAGTATACTTAAAAATACATCTGATATTTCAATCATATTACGCATACTAAACAATACTTGTGTAAACGCTCTATTCAATACACGTTCTACTGTTTGTGTCTTAGCAGGTTTATATTCTTTACCTTTCTCAACTAAAATATTATCAAGTTTAGTTCTGAGATAATTTTCCAAATTCTTTTTAATATATTCAACGTCTGTGCCAAATCCTGTGACAAGTTCACTGAAATTATTTTCACACAACATTGCATATAGTAAATGTTCTAATGTCACATACTCGTGACGTAGTTTTACTGCGTCTTTGACTACTTTATCAAATACAAGTTGTAATTCTTTAGACGGTTCTACCATTTACTTTCCTTTTATATTTTTTATGTCTTTTCTTTTCTGCTAAGTTTAATTTTAATTTAGACACTCTATTGATGAATTGCACACCTTGTAAATGATCATACTCGTGCAAGAATATTCTTGCATCAATATCATCAAATTTTGTTTCTACGTGTATTACGCTTTTACCATCTGGTGTAATAGTATCAAATTCTACCATACAACTCATAGGACGTCTTACTTTCAAAAACAAGTCAGGATGACTCAAACAACCTTCAACACCTAGTTCAAGTTCTTTACTCAAACCTTTAATCATTGGATTAATTACTGTAGTTATGTCGCCATATTGTTTATTCAGCATAGTTCTCATAACAAAAATTTGTCCGTCAAATCCTACCTGATTTGCACTGAGTCCTAAACCGTGATGCTTACGCATTACGTCCATCATATCAAATGCAATTGGCGCTGGATGTATATTTGTAACATCAAACGGTCGTACAGAATTTTCTAACATCACATCAGGTGCGAGAATTAAGTTCATCATTTAACTGTCTTATCCTATCTAAATCTTCATACCTATCTAATTTAGGCGTAGTTCCTTTTACTTCAACATACACGTTGCCTGTACGTTGTGTTTTATAATCTTTGATTCCGTAACCTGGAATACTTAATATTGTGCCTGGATGTGTGCCTGGAGGAATCTTAATAGCAATTGTGCCTCCTCCTAATTTGTCTATAGTTGTTTCTGTGCCTAAAATAAGTTCTAATACATTTATACTACAAAATGTTCTCAAATGCAACCTATCTCTTACATATTTTGGATGACTTTTAACATTTATTTTAGCAAGTAAGTTTCCTCTTGGTAGTTGTTTAAAATAGTTGTCACCTAAGCCCATAAGTTGTAATATTTGTCCGCTTTCAATGCCTGCTGGCACGTGAATATTTGCAACTACTTCTTCACCAGAACGTAACTGATATCTACCGATAATATTTTTGCCTTGTATAATGTCTTCTAAATTAACATTTACATTAATAGTAACATCTTGATTTCGCCTTTGTACTCTTCTGCCTTGTTGAAAAAACGCTCCAAAAATATCATTCATATTTTGACTGTTGAAATTCATTTCTGGTCTAGGAGGAGCATCATAATGAGCCTTTTTATCAGGATCTTTTAGCGTGTCATATGCTTCATTTATTTCTTGAAACATTTTTTGGTCACCACCTTTGTCTGGGTGATGCTTCATTGCTAATTTTTTATATGCTCGTTTGAGTTCTTCAGGAGATGCCGATTTATCAACACCTAACCGCTTGTAATAGTCCATACTATTACTTATTTAGACCCTAGCGTTTTTTGCTTGAACTTGATTGTTTACCTGCGTATGCTTGTCCACCAAAGAATGCTGCAACTATTGCTGCAACTGAAACAAAGTAAGTTGCTGCCATTGAGCCTAGTATATCTCCGGCTGTTTCTAAGTTTGCAAATACAGCCAATACTACTGCAAAAGGATATAGTAACATTCCAAACAAAGCAAACCAAGCCATTTTACGTTGTGCGTCACGCATTGCATCAGCATCTTCAAGTGCTTTGCGTCTAAATTCTAACTCCATTGCTTTTTCTTCAGCATCAACCCATCCATCTCCATTTATATCAGCAGGATGATAAGTTTGCTGAACAGGCGCAGGTGCTGCTACTGGTGCCGCTGCTGGCGCTGCTGCCGGTGTTGGTGTAGGAGCCGGTGCTGGTGCAGGAGTTGCTGCTTTTGGTGCAGGTGCTGCTCCACCGCTCTTAAGTTCCTCAGGTTTTTTTCTTGGCATTTTTACCCTCCAATTTGTTTAGTCTTGCCTCGATTGAATCTATTTTAGCTGTAATTTTTGGATACTTTTTACGCCAAGCATCTTCAGGTTGTTCCAGCCAAGTTAAGCCCCAACGTTCAACTAAGTAGTTAACCATAAGATCAAATTTTGCATAACCCCAAAGTCCTACTCTTGTTGTGCTTAAATATGCCAAAACCATTGCACCTGCAATACTACCGGCAATACTAGTATAGATCCAAGTTCTATCGCTAGCCATATTTTGTATCATTTCCCACATAAACAGCCCTCCTATTATGTGTATTTACCATAAATCAGTATTACACCAGTATTGTTCTGCACCAGGCTGAAGTGAATCACAGCCACGTATTAGTAATTCGATCATTTCTGTAAGGTCTTGTGAAATACCTGTAATTATTGCAAGCAAAATAAACAAGAAAAATAGTATAAATGGACTTGAAAGGATCAACCACCAATAAGTTCTAAATATTCCGTATCCGTGTGCTTTACGATATTCTCTTTTACGTTGGAACCAATGCACGATTCCTTTTATAATTTTTTTGATTCCTTCAACAAACCATTCGCCTATAAAGTGTCTAATTACTCTAACAACAATAAGGATAGGACTTGCAATAACTTCCCAAATTAAAAGTAATGCATCTACAATAAGATCAACTACGTGATCTACTGTCCACCATTCCTTAAAACGTTGCCAACGACTTTTCATTTTTCAGCCCTATACCTTCTTATACTTATACTTCTATGCGGATTATATCTTTCATACCTAACTTTATTGTCTTGATTGCCGCCTAAAATTACCCAGTATTCTTTGCCGTTGTAAATTTGTGTTTCTACATAAAATCCAACGTGTCCTTTCCACCCTTCATCACCTCTTGGAAAAATAACAATATCACCACGGCGTATATCGTGGCGTTGTACAGTATCTCCCCAATTCAAAAAACTTCTTGCTAATAATGGATTATCACTTACAGATTCACTGCCTGGAATATTGTCCTGTGCTAATACTGCATTTACAAACGCTGCACACCATTCTGTATACAGCGGATCAACACCTACTAATTCTTTTATTTGCTTTCTATGTTGACGTTCTTCTAGTCCAACATACGGTTGAGCTGTGCCTATACTATCATCTGTAGTGACTTGACAACCTAATAATATAAAACTTAAAAGTAGAATTATATTATTCTTGAACCACAGCATTATCCATTGCTTCTTCTGCTTGTTCGTAGTAACCTTCATACGCTGCTATTATTGCTTGTTGCTGTTGCACTAATGCACGTATATCTGAAAAGTTCAAACCTAAATTTCCGTACCCATCTCCTGTAAGTGCATATAATGCAAAGGCTTGTCCTTCTGTTTCAAGTTTATTAATTACTGCGTCTACATTACCTTCGTTAATTACTATCCATTCTACTTTACGCATATTAAGTTCGTCAACTGGAGGCAACTGTAGTGTTGGTTTTTCAATTGGTTTAGAGCTTACTTCAATCTGCTGTGGCTTCGTCGAGCAGGCCGCGAGACTTATAAGTATCGTAAAGCCAAGGACACTCTTTGTTAAAAGCGATGTCATTTTTTGCTGTCCTTTCTTTTTCATTGAGTTCTGCCCCCGACAATAATTCAAAGCATCTACCAGCATTTTCTGTGCCTCTATTTACTGCACGTTCTATACCATCTGCATTTGCTATGGCTGCTGCTGTCAAATCGATTTCTTGTAATTTATCTGCTAATTTTTGATTTTGTCTACGTATAGCAGTATAAGCATTATTTAAACTAGATATTTCGTTTTGAGCACTTGCATAGTCTGCTTGTAAACTTTCAAGTGCTTGCTCGTTTGTTTCAACTGCTATTTCTAATTTTGCGTTGTTTTCATTTAGTATTGCAATACGGGCTTGTGTGTCATTATAATACCAATAACCTATGCCGCCCATAGCACACATAACTAAAAACATTACTGCTGCTAGTTTCAAGCCCATACCTTTACCACCTACCCTAATAACTTTCCCAGTGTATTTGGTCCTACAATACCGTCTGCAACAAGACCATTTGCACTTTGCCACTCTTTAACAATACGTGCAGTACCAGGTCCAAAAATACCATCAGCAGGTGAAATATCAAGTCTTTCTTGTACTTCTGCTACTAATGGACCACGTGAACCTTGACGTATTGTTTGGTTAGTGTTAAGTTCTTTTTCTTCTTCTGGTTCTATTTCCATATCACCGCCTAAAACATCTAATGCGTGTGCCCAATGTTTTTTACGATCTTCTAGTCCAATAGTACCTCCGTTGATACGTTTGGTCATTTTTATAATGTCCATATTATCACAGTGTTTGTTAATATTGTTTTCATCCCAGAACCAGCAAGCACTATCTAATGCACCTTTTTTGGTACGCACATAATCTACTGCTTCTTCTGGTGTCATTTCTACATCTTCTGCGAATTCTGTGTAGTTGTATCTACCGGTGAGTTGAAGAATGCCGCCACCACGGAATGTCCACCCGTCACCGGAATCTGTATCACCGTTGTCCATTCTGTTTGCGTAAATGACGTTAGCAATTTTTTCAGGTTGTCTATGATATTCGTTAGCATCTCTACCTGCCTTTCTAAAATATTTTGGAAATATAACATTTAGTGCTTTTGCACTGTAATTCAAGTTTTCACTTAGCACTCTGAAACCACCTGATTCGTGTCCACATTGTGCAATAAATCCTGCAACTCTTGGTATTGTATTGACATCCCACAACGGCAGTATTTCAAGCATTGCTTCATACCAATCTTCCCAATCACTTCTATGGATTAGTTCTTCTGCCATCCACGGTTCAAAATCAAAATCAAAATCTTCTTTAGCCATTTTTAGTTTCCTTTACTTCCGGGGTGCAGGCTTCACAACTGCAAGATTCACATAATTTTATTATTGTATTTGGTGAAGCATAATTAGGTACACCACAATGTCCAGGGTGTCCGCAGTTTTTACAATATGTTCCGTTATAGTCTTTCGACCACGAGTGTATGTCCATTGTTTTCCAGTGTTAACGTTTTGTCACCGTATTTGGTAACATTGTAGTCTCCAAGGTATTTAGTTAAAAACAATATTTCAGGATATGCTTCTATGTTTATTTTTTCATTGATTTGCACATCTTCTGTTTTATTAAAATCTTTGATAGTAAATGCTATTGGATCAGCATATACCTTTTTTATAATAATATTTTCGCCTATAAAGTCTACTTGCCCTGCTAAACTTGAAAAGAATGTTTCTGCATTTTCCATTACAGTTAAACTATATGTTCTTGCATCAATTGGTACTATTTCTTGCAAATTATCGATAGTTGCATCATAACTGCTGAAGTTTTTGTAGTATCTAAATTTAAAAGATTCTGTAGCTGAAAGTTCACCAATACCATACAGCATTGATACAATGTTTTCATTTACACTTGTGTTTCTTTCCATTTCTACAAAAACTTTGTAAGTGCCATTATCTAGTTCACTTACAGTAGAGTCTGCGTCTAAAACAAAATCGTATGATTTTTCAATAAATTCTACTAAATCTTTTGCTGCGGCAGCTTCGCTTACACTAAAACTTACTACAACAACATCTTCGTCATCACCCATTTTACTTTTAAAATTATCTATTTCAAAAACCGGATTTAATAGATCACGCAAGTCTCCATTTCTCAAACCCATTATACTGCTCCTGGTACTTCTTCTTGTGTAGGAGCAGGTTGCACTGTTTCTGCACTCGGTTGCTCTTCTTTATCATACAAATCTTTATCGCCACTGTAGATATCTAATATCAAACTTTTTGGCATTTTGATTTCTACTACCCAAACTGGCACTTTGTCTAGTTTACCTTTTTTTGTACCTGGACGTATGTCTCCTGGCTTGCGTATTTGTCGTGCTTTTATAATATGTGTTTTTTCAAAATTAATTTTACAACCATAATCAAGCAAAATTTTACCACCTGCTGGATCTGGCATATCTTTGCGTGGCCACATAAATGAACAAGTTACCCAATGTCTTTCAATTTTTGGACCTGCTGCTAGTTCGCCTTCGCTCCAATTTTCAAAAACATATAAACCTAAACTATCTATTACTCTTTCGAAATCTTTTAAAATTGTAAAAGCTTTATCGTTTTCGTGAATAGTTTGTAAATTTTGTATTACGTCTAAAGTATCTAAAACAGCCATAGTAGTCCTCGCTTTAGTATATTTATCATAATACTAATCTAACCTGTTTAGAATTCAACACGCACTTAATGATTTGGTGATCAATGTAAATACAATTGCAGGGGGACCTGCGTGGTCTCATCTGCTTCCATAAAAAGGAGACATTATATGGGTGCAAAAGCTAAAGCCAAAAGGCAAGCAAGCAACAATGTTGTAAAATTTAACAACTATCTTCCAAAAAAGAACAAAAGTATTGACATTATCCCCCGTAACAGAAACCAAGAAAATTATGTGCTATCACTGATGAATGATGAAAAAAGCATTGTATTCGGCATTGGTCCTGCGGGTACAGGTAAAACACTACTAGCGTGTCAAGCCGCAGTAAAAAGTTTTCTACAAAATGATGTTGATAAAATTATTGTTACAAGACCAGCAGTAAGTGCTGATGAGGATCTAGGATTCTTACCAGGCACACTGGAAGAAAAAATGGCACCGTGGACAAGACCTATTTTTGATGTATTTAGAGAGTATTTCTATGCAGGCGAAATTGAAGGTATGATAAGAGAAGGTGTAATAGAAATTTCACCTCTTGCATATATGCGTGGACGAACATTTAAAAACGCATATATTATTGCTGATGAAATGCAAAATGCTACTCCAAATCAAATGAAAATGTTACTTACAAGAATTGGCTCAGAAAGCAAAATGGTAGTAACCGGTGATCTAGCGCAAGCAGATAGGTTGAAAGACAATGGGCTAATAGATTTTGTCGAACAGTTACAACAAAAAGACACCAAACACATTGACGTATGTAGTTTCAAACAAGGAGATATTGAAAGACACGAAGCTGTAAAAGAAGTATTAGAAATTTACGGCGATATAGCATAACAAAAGTTGCTATGTTTTTAGCATAGCAACAATGCCTTCTGCATCCGTATAAATTGTTTTATTTCTAACTTTTAGCGGAGGCCAGTCGTAATATTGTATGTATTCATAATAATGTACTAACCAAAGTATATCGCCATTCTTGGCAAACTTTGGTAATAAAGCGTATCGTTTACGCCAACGATCGTTATACAGATATTTTACCAATAGTGAGGTGGCCAAGGCCTAGGATATTTTGGTTTCCATTCACCTTGAACTTCCGGTTTATCTTGACGTAACAAATACATTAGATATTCATTTTCTGTATACAGTAATTTCCAGGATTGTCCTTTTATTGGCGGTCTACCCATAGCGTCAAAAAATATTTCGCCACACCAAAACTTTTTTAACCAAATACGTTTTTTACTAAACGTACTACGCACAGGCCACCAGGCAAAACGTTCTGTAAAGTGAATATCAGTTTCAATGGTCGGCGGCATCAATATTTTTAGCTAATGGAAAGATTTCTGCAATAACTTCTGCACACGCTTTTGCTATTTCCATATGTTCCTTTTGTGTGCCATTTGCACTACGTAGTTCAATATAATGGACCCAACTACGTATTGTACCATTCATATATAATCTAGTTTTAGTTAAACCTTCTGGTAATACTTTTCTTGCAACTTCTTTTGCAATGCCATTGTTAATAGCCCATTCATATGCACGACCAGCAGCAAAACAAACATCTTGTTGCATTTCTTCCCATTTTACAACAAGTTCAGCATTGCCTTCTTCACCTAAATCTAGTTCAATACTATTTTGTCTATTTTTATTGTCTTGTAGACGTGCTTCACTTGTTACAAATACTTCGCCCATTTCTCCAGGTTGTGCATAACGCTGACTAAATTCTTGAAATGCAAAACTTCTATGTCTTACAATTTGATGTGCAATATCACGAGTAGTGTCTATTTCTAAAACAGCATTTGCCATTTCTAATGGAGACCAATGTTGATGCTTGATTAGATATTTTATCAAACGTTCACTGGTTTCTTTGTTGATTTGTGCAGCAGGATTAGAAACTTTAGCACAAAATGCAATTAAGTCCTGTACGTTTTCCAGTCCTTCTTCTTTCCACTCATCTGTGGGCTGTGTGTAACTTACTAAGCGAACGGCCATTCAGCTAATTCTCCTTTTAAATTTGATAGTCTTTGACTTAGGAATCCTATTGTAGTATGAATATGTCCTGTATCGTGAGGTTGTAGTAAACTTTTGTAATATTCTATTTCTTCTTCTAGAACATTAATTCTTACTAAATCATTTATCAGACTCTTGTGTTCGCTCATTTAATATACTCCGCATAACGTTGGTTGCTGTTTTAGTAAAGTATCTAGGTGCTACACTGTGTATAATAACCACAGGTACTAGTAACTGTAATTTAAGTGCAACTAAGAGTGCTTTACCCATATGTTGTAGGCCAGTTTCGCCTACCTCTTCTAAATGTAATCTACATTTTTTACTTAGCATCTTGTCTCCTTTTTGCAGTATAAAATCCTGCAACAAAACTACCGCCAACAACAGCAGTCATAAGCACTCCGTGCCAAATATAAAATTCTAACATTAAAATTGTTTCCATTACTAATCTCCTTTTCCTGGTTCTTCACTAAAATATTGTATTTTGTTTTCTACGCCGTGCCATTCCTTTGCATCTTCTGGAACATCTTCTGGACGCATTTCAGTAATAACAGGCCATATGTCTGCATACTTTTGATTAAATTCAACCCACTGTTCCATACCCGGCGCTGTATCAGGACGAATTGCATCTGCAGGACATTCAGGTTCACATACACCGCAATCAATACATTCAATTGGATTAATCACAAGCATATTTTCCCCTTCATAGAAACAATCTACGGGGCACACTTCTACACAATCCATATGTTTGCACTTGATACATTGATCATTTACTACATATGTCATAAGGCTCCTAGTCTAATTAATGTAGCCGCTAAGTTTATTTCTGGATCTACTACCAATGTATGATCTACCAAACCTTGCTTAATAATTAGCACTGCTTGATCTTGTTGTTCATCTGTTCCGAACAATTCAATATTATCATACAGCCAGCGATATATTTCCTCCATTTCTTCTGCTCTCACAGTACCACACAACAATTTACGTGCATCGTGTATTTTACCTGCTTTGAACAGTTCCACCATATCCAGTTTCCAATCACTTTCGCCAGTGTCCCCTTCTTGTGGTGAAACTAATTTCCCCTCGACTGAATTCATCTGTACCATATTTATGCATTTACGTAAATCTGGATACGTTGCTTTTACATATGTGTCTAGCACATCTAAGTCTGGAGTTACGCCTTCTGTAATTAGTATTTCTGCAACTCTAGCAGTAAACTCTGTTTGATCAATTTTTGCAATATGAAAGCCTTGACATCTACTGTGTATCGCTGGAATAATTCTGTTTGGATAGTTACAAGTCAAAATAAATCTTGCTGTGCTGTGATATTCTTCCATAACACCACGTAGTGCTGCCTGTGCGTTTGGCGACAAATAATCAGCCTCATCTAGCAATACAACTTTGAAGTCACCAAACGGAATCATCTGCACAAATGCAACAATCTTATCACGCACATCATCTACTGAATTTGTACGACTTGCATTTATTTCTAATATATCTAATGGGTTTGTATCTAATTCATTAAATAACAATTTTGCAAGTGTTGTTTTACCAATACCTGCATTGCCGCTGAATAGTAAATGTGGAATAGTTTTATCTTTTATCCAAGTTTTTACTTGATTGCGTTGTGCATCATCTCTAAATACATAACCATCCACTGTCTTTGGACGATATTTTTCTACCCATAGTTCTTTCATTTTATTAGTGTACTCCACATTTTTAATTTTTCGACTTTATAGTCTGCACGTTCTTGTAGTTCAATCCAGTCTGTAATACCGTGTTCAACCATAAGTTCCATCATACAAAATACATCACCCATTTCTTCAACTAGTTTAACACGTTGTTCATCAGTTATCAAGTCTAAAGTTTCAAACTTACGCATAATTTTACTACATCTCTGGGTAAGTTCGCCACACTCTTCCATTGTGATTGTCATCAACTGTTGGAGTGTGTTTATTGGGCTATCTTGCATTATCTCATCACAAGAGGCTTAGAATTAGATGTATCGTGATAATCGCCTGACTTGTAATAATCGCGACTTGCTTCTTCTTTTACCATTTGACCATCTTTAACACGATATGTGATAATTTCTCTACGTACTACGCCTTCTGTGTCATCATTAAAGGCTGCTTTGAATGGACCGTCTGTCATACTTTTACTCCTATGTTTTCTAGCATTTCTTTTGCTAAGGTTACGTTTTTAGTTTCTTCTTCGCCTATTTCGTGCATAAGCATTTCGTGTAATGTTAGCGCCATTTGGTATTCGGCTTCTGTAAGAGTAGAAAAGAAATCAAATAATTCCTCAACAGTTTCTGCTTCCCACATACGATCCAGTATTTTACACTGAGCATCTGTCAAGCCTTCAATCCTCATTTTCATAAACCTAATTCCTTGTATACCATTTGCACACCTTTTGCTTGAAAGTATGCATCTGCTAATGCATTATGCAAATCACTTTGCATTGCTTTACGTGGGTCTACTTTTGCCATTGCAAATAATGTGCGGCTATCACGCACTTGCCAAAATTGCCACGGAATAGGGTTAGCATAATTTCGCAACATATCCTCTATGATTGTAATATCAAAACCATATCCGTGTCCCCAAAGTACGTCAACACCTACCATCCATTTAGGCAAGTGTTCTAAAAAAACTTGAGGATGTGTTCTGTCATTTTCACTAAATGCTTCTTCTTGTACTTTTTTATCTTGTGTACTCCACCAAGCAATTGTGCTGTCATTGACAACACGGCTACTTTGTGCATCTATGTCTAATTTGAAATAAAATTCGTCATATGGTTCCATAAAAGTATTAGGATCGAATTTTACGCCGCCCACTGTCAATACACTTGCCTGTGGTGTCACATCAAGTGTTTCAAGGTCAATCATTGCGTGAATAGCCAAAAGAAAACTCCTATTAATTATATTGTTATAATAACTTACAAGTTGCTAGGAGTCAAGAATTATTTTTTCTAAAGCCTTCGTAAAACTTCCAGCCTTCCCACATAGCAGCCAATAAAATAGCAGATATAAAACCACCACCTAAAAATATTGATAATAGGAGTGTGCTCATTATATTAGCAAAAAATAGTATGACTGCAAAGTCATACCATTCAAAATTTTCAAATAAATTGTCCAAGTTCTGGCGCTTTCCAACCCTCTGGTTTTAAAACTTTGCCATCTTCACGTTTGCGAACTTTTCCTGTATCTTTATCGATCTTAGCAAAGTTTGTCGCCATAACTTCACGCCAAGCACCTTCTCCGTCAAATCCGCCTGCTCTAATAGCACCCATAGTAACAACTAAAATATCAACTAATGCATCTAATTGTTCTACCTTATCATTGGCTGCAACTGCTTCTACCAGCTCACCAACTTCTTCGTCAATAAGTGTAAGATACATTTTATAGTTTGCTTCTGATGGCTCTTGATCACACGCTGAGCCAAAACGTTCAATATCAAAAAAAGGATTTGTCATTAATCATCCATATCTTTCAAACGTTCCCAAACGCCTTCGCCATATTGTTCTTCAATACCTAACGCCCAAGAACCCATTTCCATATTCATTAGTTGCATTTCCTGTAGAAATATAACACCTAGCATAGCTAGAATGAGTATTACTTCAATACCAATGATTACTTGTATATAATTTTTTAATGTTTGCATTATTCCATACCTATGCTTGCGTCTTCTGGTTTTTCTTTGCTCCAGCCCATAATGCTTTCTGCTTCAACCATTCTCAACGTGTTTTCACCATTACCTTCGTCGACATCAATACCACGTGTCCAACGTCCGTGTTCAACTAAAATCCAATCGCCTACAGCATAGTCATCTTTGTTTTCAGGACCAACTGCGTGTACACGACACCAACGTGGATAAATTCCACGTGATGTACCATCATCACCTGTAAGTATCAAGCCACCTGTAGTAACTTGTTCTCCAAAGTGCATATCACTTACGATTACTCTGTTTTTTATAGGGCTGAGTGTACCCTTTACTTTTGGTGTAATTTTAAATCCACCACCCATACCGTCTGAGCTCATTAGTCACCTTTCTTTACAAAATTTCCTTCTTCGTCTTCGATCCAATCATCTTCGACTGTAACTTCTTCAATTGCTTCTTCAAGATCTTTTGGTACTGCCTTTTTTTGGACAGGCTTTGGCGCCGGCTTTGGTGCTGGTTTAGGCGGTACAGGTTCGTCATCAAATTCAGCAATTTGTGCTGCTTCTGCTGACGATAAAGATTCTGTTGATTTAGTGGGTACTTCGTCAGCAACTGGTCTGTTACCGTCATAGTAATCTCTAACAACTTCTTCTCTTTTACGAATAATTTTTCCACCTGGGCCTAATTCATCACCTCTTGCATTTACTTTTGCATTTCCTACAGCAGGCGTTAATTCATTTCTTTTGATAAGTTTATCAATATCAACAATTTTACCTTGCATTGATCTGTAAACTTTTTTTGTCTTTGGTTTCATAGCCATAGGGTTCTCCTAATATCAATATATTTAGTCACGCAAAAATTCACGCCAGTCTAAATTGTATGCAATACTATCAATTCTGTGTACGCCAATCAAGTATAAAATATAACTTGCAACACTTGATCCACGTCCTACACCCCATACAATGTCATTTCCACGCATAAAGTCTACTAGATAACACATATATCTTAACAGTGGCAGCATACCTCTTTTGTTGTATTCTGCATATTCTTCAAAATAACGTGTAAGCTCTTCTTTTGTATCACATTTATTTTGTAAGTATCCTGCAATGTCCATATTTTTATATTCATCTGGCATAAACCATTCACCTTGACATACACCGTCAAAAGTTTTTTGATCTACATCTAATGGAATATATTTTTGCAGTTTATTCAAACCTTGTTCTTCCATTGCAATATTAAACTTATCTATATCATCTGATTCATCACATAGCACAACGTGACACTTATCAGCGTGGCCGCTATAAATCATATCGACTAAATCGCGATTAGTAAATCGAGGAATACCTAAATCATCTGTTTTCATAAGCATATATGTATATTACGATACATTGATTAAATTGTCAAGATCATTATCTGGTTTTTGACTTTTTTTCTTGTCTCTATCACGTTTTTCAAGTTCCCATTGATATGTATCTATTAACAAAGTTATTTGTGACTGCACATCAGGATTCATAGTTGAAAAATATCTTTTCTTTAGTGTTACAACTTTTTCTTGAAGCTGCGAATCTGTAAACTCATCTAAATCGTCAATAAGAGGATGCATATTATACTGTTGTTACAAATTGGCCTTGATATTCAATGTATACATCATCACCGTTGTTGTGTGTCCACGCACGTACTTTGATACTTTGATCAGCACTTGCTGGTACATTGATACTTCTGTTAGTCCAAGCACCACCATTGTCAACGTAAATATTTGTAGAACCAGGACTTGCAAATGTTACAGCTTGTGTTCCACTACCATTACCATTAAAGTGAACAACCATTTCTGCATAGTTGCTTGTTTCCGGCCAATCATCAAAATTTATTGTAACTGGATTGTTTACATTTGTAAGTCTAAAATAATGTCCTGAATTAAAACTCAGTGTCAAGTTTGTTTCACCTACTACATTAGTTTCAATACTTTCTCTCTGGCCAGCTTTTACATTTACATTTTCAATTGTGTTATTGTTGTATGAAGTTGTAACATTGGTTTTTGCTGTATTGGCCTGTAAGTCAGTAATTTCAGTATTTGCAACTGCTAGTCCAGCTTTGATAATTGTAAAATTGTCACGAAATCCTTGTGTATCGTTGTCGATACCTGCAACTGGATACGTTCCGTCTATTGTGTCTGATACTATATTACTTGCCATATTTGTTTTCCTTCAAAAGTATTTATCTTTATTTATAAAGCATTGTTAAAAGTGTGACGTGGAAACAAAATATAAGTTTCTTGATTGTTATCTGCTGTTTTATCTACAATGTATCTATCAATTTGATAGCTTATTTGTTTAAAATCAAATCCTGCATTTTCAATATTTTCTTTAATTGTTTTTGCTCCACCTGGAACAGTGTAACACAATGGTAATGCAGTAACATAATCTAGTTCTGACAAGCTACCATCTTGTGCTGTACGCATCCATAGAGGCAAAAATTCTCTTTCGTTTGCACCTATTTCTGCTATACGTTTACGCATAGTTCCTATGTTATTGATATATCTATATTGATCCTTAGATTGGCTTGTAATTACACTAGTTTGATCAGCTGTAATAACATCACCTTTTGGTCTGAAACGGAACGGATCACCACTTGCATCGTTTGTTAAACTTGTGGTTGGTACACTTACAGTTCCATTTCTTCCTATGATTGCAATACCACCATTAGTAGGAAGAATTAAGTTTCCAGCTCTTGTGACTAATGTTAATCCATTCTGATCTGGTACTTTAACAATTACTCCAGATCTTGTTGATATACTAAAAAATCCTTGTCCTTGTGTTTTGGCACTTTCGTCATCTCTTGCTTCTACCTTTACTTGGTTAACATTCAGTTCTGTGCCAGTGCGTATTTTGGCTCTTAGTTTTGTTTCACCTTCTTTGGGCTTGCCAGGATCTATTACGTCAACATATACTACTTCATACACAATATCATTTGTTCCTGGCTGTTTTGCCACAGCAGTTTTAAGTTCACCAAATGCAAAACTTTTTTTGCCGTGATTTAATCTGACAGCAGCAGCAAAATTTTCAATATTCTTTTGTTCAATGCCAGCATACGCAAGTGTGCGTAAATCTTTTTGTACACCAAAATTACTATCATAAGGACGATATATTAAACTTGCATCAAATATAGTGTAGTCATTTATGAAATTATCGTATACTTCTCTTTGTTGTGTAACCAAGAAAGGTTGCATAAAGACATTACTATAAAGTCTTGTATCAAGGTCTAAAATTGTAATACTAAAGGTTCTTGATAAAGCACTGTATCCAAATCTATCTCTTGCTAATACTTTAAATGAGAATTTTCTATCAAATGTAGTTGTTTTTCCATCAAAAGTAATTTCTCTATTATCAAGAGTTGTAAGTCCTGGATCTGTTGGTGTACCAAACTGTTTTACTGTGCCAACAATTTCTCCATTTCTTTTTATTTCTAAACCAACTGGTACCTTACCACTTAATAAATCATATCTTAAGTTTGCACCTTCTAATGTAGTTTCTGCAACAACTTTTAAATAACTAATTCTGTTAGCACCAAGAGTAGGTAATTCAGCTGGAGTAATCCATTTTATTGTACTATCTATATTACCTAAAACTTTTAATGTAAATGTTTTGCTTGTACTTGTAAATTCACTTTGTGTTTCTAAAATTCTTTTTGTAATTCTTTTATTTTTTAAAGCGCCTAATGCAAATTGTGTATCTTTTGCTACATTTACAGCCCAGCTATTGTTGAATGTAATTTTTACTGTATCATCATCTACAACACTATACACTGGAGAACTATCTTCAGTATCAAATACACTTTCTAATAAGTTCCTGTTGTTGCTCAATGCTGTTTGTGGAATGTTGACTGCAATGCTAGTCAAATCAGTAACGTCAACAATAATCAAATCTTGGTCTATATTTGTTACAGCAGCTAGTGCTCTTTTAATGCTTGTTTGAATAGGCTCACCCGGAATAATACTTATTCCTGCTGATGTAAAGTTCACGCCCATAGATTGATTGCTTTCTCCTACAAATCTATAATTACGAACAAAGTCAATTTCTTTTACAAAATTATATGTGCCACCATAATTTATATTACGTCCTACCCATTGTGATATTTCTGTTTCTGTAAGATTATTTCTATATGCTAATGCAATTGAATCGCCTATTACAATGTTTTTACTTAATGTTAGTGGTCTTAAAAACGGACTCGGCAGTAATGGATAACCAAACTGTAAAACATCATATTGCGGATTATCGTCATTTATATCAACAATCAAATAATCATTGTTTTCAATAGTAACTTGTGTATCTTTAAGTGCTTCAATATCATCAATGCCATCTTCTAAACTTCTTGATATTTTATTAACTTTTAAATTCATCATACCTGCAAGAGTATCTTCGTAAATGTTTGTGTTTACTTCGAACACCTCTTCGTCAGCTTCACTTCTTGTTGCTTCAATTGTAAATTTATAATCTTTTTCAACAGCAGGTTGATATGGAATTATACCAGCAAGTTCACCTGTGTTGGTATCAAAATCCAAACCTTCTGGAATAATACTTCTAGTTCCGTCATCATTGTATTCACGTATTAAATAGTTTACGTTTCCTAATAAGTAGTTTGGATCGTACACATCAATAAAAATTGTTTGATAATTATCTGCTCTAATGCTACCGAGGTTACCTCTTGTGATCCATATTGGTTTACGTAAATATGTATTATCAGCTGTAAACAATCCTGTAGCAGCTCGCATAATAGTATTGTCTGCTCTTAAAAAATCATCACTTACAACATATAAAGAAAAACGTCTTTTGCTGTCACTAACTTCATCTGCTACTGTAATAAAAAATTCGTATTCTCTATTTAATTTTCTTGGATTACGACTAGGTAAACCATAACCATAAAACTGTATATCATATGGATCGCTGTCAAACCCATCTGTGTCTGTTACACCTTGTTGTTTTCTAGTGCTATCACCGTATGGATCATAATTATCTGCATCTAAAGCTAGTATAGGATCAACGATACCACTTATCACACCATCAGTTGAAAGTGTTAAGCCTGGGGGTAATTCTCCATCACCATCAGCAATGTAATATTGTAAAGTTTCACCTGCAGATAAATCAGCGTCAATAACTTCTAATGGAAATTCAACTTTACTGTTATCTATAACAAAGAAAGCATTACTTGCTCTTTCTGGTGGTACAGGACTTGCTGTATATGGTAAATCGTCCCATTGCAATTCGTCTCTGTCATAATATTTAAATAATAATTTTGTATCGTTATCAAAATACTGTATCCATACATCTTTGTCTTCTGGATCAATTGGTGCAGTTTTTGATAGTTTATATAGTTGTGGCTTCCATCTAAACAAACTGCTGTCAAATCTGCTAATTCGTAAATCTAATCCATTGTTTGCTGGATTGATATTGAACCAAAAATCAACATTCAAAGGATTAGGTCTCGTTTCACTAACTTCTAATCTTGTGTCATTACCGTACACACCTCTTAAATTATCTTGATTAAATAATTTCCACAAGCCATCATACTTGAAGTAAAATACATTGTTTACCGTATCGTAAAGATAATCTCCGTCAGAACCAGTAGTATTACTAGGAATACCTTCATTATATGTAACTGGTTGTTTAGTATAAGAGGTACTTCCTATTGCAGTGTAAATACCAAAGTCTGTGTTTGTTTGATCAAACCAAAAACTTTGTGTAAATGTAGAACCAATATTTAATGGACCTGCGGGTGTTACCCACTCTGGTGCATCTTCGCCTTCAATCGTTATTTCAAATGTTCTGTCTGCAATAACATTATTCAGTGTTGCTCGCAATACAAATTTAAAACTTTTTAGTCTTTTGACTTCAAATGCAGCACCCTTAATTTTATAACCTTCTAGTCTAAGTCCTGCTGGCAACTCTCCGGCAATAAGTTTTATAGTTGGCGAGTTAACCGGATCAATAGGCAAATCAATATCTAGTTGTTTTCTTTCTAAAAACCTACCAACATCATACGGACTTGGTACATTCCATACACTGTAATCTGGATCTGCTAATAATCTAATACTAAGTTCTCTATCTACGTATCCATCATTGTCGTGTAACCTAATAGTAAATGTACTTGTACTCGTTTCATTTTGACTTACTGGGCTACCAACTATTGTATTGTCTACTAATGTAAGTCCTGGTGGTAAACTACCTGCAACTATTTCTGTCCATATGTATCTAAAAGCCTGTCCACCTGCAAAATTAAATTGTTGTACATAAGTTGGACTATCATCTATCAAAATAGTCGTTGTATTTCCATAAGGTGCTTTATCAAAATTTGTTGCATATAAAATATCTGCATATGGGTAACCCATATTATTTAAGTTTGTGTTGGCCCACGTTGCTTTTTCATTATTGCCATTTAAATAGCCTGTATCTGTTGTAAGTAAAGTATAGTTTGTAAATTTACTTAATAAATCATCTGCTTGTGGTAGTTTTTCTAAATCTGCAAAAAAACCTGGCATTGCTGCTGCTATTGTGCTGGTTTTCACATCTCTAGGTTGTCCTATATCTCTAGCATTTGTCAAACCAAATAAAGCAGCAAGACCCTTATTGAAATTTACTAAGGTATTATCCATATCAATATATACAGTAGTATTAGAACTGAGATTATCTGCCAACCAATCTGTAATATTGTTTGTGCTATTTTCTGTAATAATTGGAAGAGGTATTTTAACAGGACTTGGATCGCTGCTGTCAATTGTTGAAATTAGTGCGCCATTTGCTACATTGAACATTGCTCTTCCTTAGCTAACAATTAGACCTTCGTCAAGTGTAATACCCACAGGAGAAGTAACAGTTCCAAAGTCTACATCTGTAGTAAAATTTAAGTAATCAATAATACTTGTTATGGAACTATCTATTCCGCCAAAGTCTAATGCTGCTACTGATGCTATATCGTCTATACTAATACCATTAATTGTACCACAGTTTGAGATATTATTTTGTTGCATATTCAAAGTTGCACTTACTGCTGGCGAAGCTTCTCTAACTAATTGACTATCAATTGAAACTGTTTTGGTATTATTATTTACAGTTACTTCTGTACCAGTGTTTACAGCACCTTGGAAAATAATTGGTTGGCTAACGTTGCTTGTTATTGTATTTACACCGTCTGTGAAAACTAATGTGGCTTGTGTGCTTTTTAAGAATAATGTATCACCGTCATCACTAACTCTAAATTCTACTGTACCTGGTGCAGTTGGATCCGGTTGTAATGCTCTAAAATTTAGTGTGTTACCACTCTTTTCTTTAAATATTGTAAAGCCGCCTATGCCTACATTTGCACCTTCTACATTTGAAGCTCTTAGATCTAGTTCATCAAAGTTTTGATTTACTTTTATAAATGCTTCTCTAAGATCGTCACCTGTGCCGTCATTAGCAAGGTTGCCCACATTGATCACTTGGATTGCCATTATTTTTCTCCGTTTTTTATATTTATCACTTACGGAAGACTATTATGAACCAATAGTTGCCCAACCTGTTTGAGTACGGAATTGTATTTCGTTGTCTGTTACGTTAAGAATAATTTCTCCAGGTCTTGGACTAGGAATAGCGTTTCTTTGTGTAGTTGTAAAGTAAGGAAGTTGTAAGCCTCTTACACCATTTGCTGCAGGTAGCTGTAACCATCCTGCAGTTCCTGTTCCATCAGCATTAGATGAATAGTATTCCATATAATCATTTGTTACGTGTATATCTCCAGTTTGTGGTGAACTAGGACGAGATGCATCAGGCACAACACGCAAATAATTATCTACAGTAACTCTATTACCATCACCTGCGTTGATAGATATGTTGCCGGAGTTTTTAACTTCAGGCGTATTGATTCGTACTGTGGTATCTATTTCGTTAGCTGTTAGTGTGCCACCAGCTGTAATATTTCCATTTGTTGCAGCAATATTTCCGTTTGTTGTTGTGAAGTTTCCGTTTGTACTTGCTATACTTGTAACTATTGTTAAATTTGTTATTTCTGCTGTTGCTAAAGAACTAGTTCCTGCACCGTTAGCAGTAATAGTTCCGAAAGTAGCACTTTGCGTTGTAATTGCACCTGCTGTTAATACAGCGTCTAAATCTACATTAAGCAATACTTGTGCAAGTGTTACATAGTTTGTGTTAGTATTATCAAAAGTAATAACACCAGTGCTACTATTATATGCAATTGGATCGCCTGCACTAATACCTGATCTTGTAATGTAACCTTGATTGTTAACTTCTGTAAGTGTAATAAAATTACTATCATTTACTAGCTGGCTTGTTGATGTTGGTACTAATGCTGGTGTAAATGTAAATTCACCTGTAGTATTATTATATGTTAAACTACCATTTCCGCTTGCAGGATTTGAAGTAACTTCAAAATCGGTAAGAGATACTCCTCCTCCACCACCTGTGTCATCAACACCTTGCCAACTGAATCCGTCCCATTTCAATATTTTTCCAACTACACTTCCATCTGAAGGATAGTTAGCAAAAACATCTGGAATATCAGTAAGTCTATCTATACCACCAATTACTGGCTTGTTGTTAATAAAACTTGGATCATTTGGATCTGTTTCATTCCAATTAGGCTGTACTTGTATGCTACTTAATGGGTTGCCACTTACTGTATAATTGCTGGCATCAACCACGCCACTAAACGTTGCACCGTTGCCTGAAGTTGCACCCGACACAGTCAAGTCACCTCCTATTGTTGCATTGTTTGTAACTGCTGCACTATCAGAAGTCATTGATCCGCTCAACAAAATCGATGAAGCATTTAATTGTGCTGATAAAGATAAGTTGTTTAGGTTAGCAATACCGCTTCCTGTCATATCTAAAAAGTCGCCATCTGGCATTTCTTTGATATTTGAATCTGTTGCATCTACTACTAGTGGAAATCTATTTGCCATTCTATATGTCCTTTTTTATATTTATCCTGTTGGTGCTGAACTCTTATATGGGTGACTTACAGGTAAACTGCCTGTTAATCCCCATTTGTGAGCAAGATAACCTTCTGCTTGTTCTATGTAAGTTTTATCACCACTGCCTGTGCCAGGTTGTCCCTGTGACACCATAAATTCAAACAGTTTACCACCATAGGTTTGACTGCCTCTGTTTCTGAATATGTTCATTACTGCTGTGCTTTTAATACTGTTGTCGTAATCTGTTTCTGGTGTGAAGGCGTTGCTCCCGTTTATCCTTACACCAATTTCACTGTCAGTCTTGTCAAAGTAACATACTATTATAAATGGAGTATCTTCCGCGAGAGGACTGCCACTTGTGAATGCTATCAAGTTTCCTGCGTTACTGCTGATCCTGTTTGAACTCAAACCATCAAGATCCAGTTCACCATCAAAGTTACTAGGATCACCTGAACTGATGGCATAGTCTCGCTTGGGTGTTTCTGCGGTCTCAAAACTCCATATACTATCTTTAGTGTTGTTCGGCTCTTGTATGGTGCCTGCGAATATGGCCCAATGGTTACCACTGTTGGCAATACCAATACTACCTGTACTGTTGAGATATTCATTTGAAGCTTGATCAAAATTAATAATTTCTTTGCTGTCTTCTGTGTCCTTACTTGGAGTGCCGTTGATGTCGATTATATGGGGTTGACCTGCTGTGGTTGCCCCTGATGCATCAGAGATGTTTGTTAATTGGTTAGTGCCAGACGCAAAAGTAGTTGTTGAGGTATCGCTTGGATTGAGCCACATTCTTAAATTGACACCTAAGAATGTAGGTGTCCAAGCAGTACCAAAAGCACTTGCTCTACGTCCTGCAAAAAAACTACCTGTTGTTGTTGATAATAAAGGCATTATGTGAAGTCTACCATCTGTCCAAGCACAACGTAAGTTCCACCATCATTTAATATCGTAAATGAGAATGAATCAATTCCGTTTGCGTTTCCTGTAGGAGCCGAGCCACCTTGCCAATTAATGGTCTGAGCCGCACCGGCTATTTGCACTGCGGTAACTTCATAAGGTGTAGCACCCTGATTAATAATTACTGTTAAGTTCGTTGCGTATTCGGCCGTTAAGCCTAAGTTCGTAAAGTTTGCTGTGATATCACCTGACGCACCTGTTAGATAATGAACGTGTCCATTTGCACAATCCATTGCTGTGACGCCGGTACTACCTGTTAGTGTAGCAAACTTTTCTTCAGCACCTTTGAAAAATCTTGCTCGTTCTTCAATGAACACTTCACCTTGAATACTAATCTGTGTACCATTGGACTCGTTACCTATAAGAACATTGCCTAAACCACTTGCTGTACCAATTTCAATTTGTCCATCGTTATCACTGTTTATTTGAACATAGTTGTCTGCTGATATGGCCAAATTGCCACTTGAAGTTTGTATGGTGTTAGTGTCTAAACTACTACCAGTTAGAGCACCACCTGATGCAAGTGCATCTGTAATTCCATATCCTGCTAGTGTTGTAGCAGCACTTGCTAAAGGAATCCACGCACCACCGTGAGCAAAATATGCAAGCCCTGTTGCGTGAACGTGTGCAAACATACCGTGGTATGTGCTTGCTGATGGTAGATCAACTAAATTACTGTACACATTGGCAAATAAAACTTTATTACCACCCATATCTAAATCAGCTGCTGTTACAGCAGATACAGCGTTAGTGTTTGCATCTGTAATTCCATAACCTGCTATAGTAGTTGGTTTGCTTGTTAAATCTGCAAACGCACCTGAAAACAAAGCCGTATCACCTGCAAGAGCAGTTGTGGCACTCGTACCTAATTGTAATCCGTCTGTGATTCCATAACCTGAAAGTGTAGTTGGTTTACCTGTTAAACTTGCGAATGTAAAATCCTGTGCAACGCCTGTAATAGTTATGTTGCCTTCTGCATCACTGGCTGTTGTAATACCTGTGCCACCAAGTATTAGGAAACTTTCGCCTTCGCCGATACTTTTAATAGCAGAGTCATCTGCACCTACACCAATGTTGGTAAAGGCACTGCCTCCACCACCACCTCCTCCTGAGGTAGCATCTACATAGGCTTTGGTTGCGGCATCTTGTGCCGCAGTTGGATTTGTAAGTCCTGTAATCCTGCCTGTGACGGCAATACCATCTGTGGTTGTTTCAAACTTTTTATTACCGTTATAGTATAAATCTACACTACCGCCGGTAGTGAATATAGCTAAGTCTTCGGTTGTTGCGGCATTTAATAATCTAATAGTATTGCCTCTTAATTGTAGTTGACCTGTGGCATTTTGTATAATACTGTTAGATGCGTTGTGCCAAATCTGTAAGTCATCACCAGTACCAAATATCGCTTTCTCATCGTCGTTAAATTTAATTGGTTTAGTAAGTGCTGATGAGTTTATTGTGCCATTTACACCATCTACAAGTAATGTTGAATCATCTGCATACACACTACCTTTCATATCGCCAACAAGATTATTTGCTGTTGCTGTAATTCCTGTTAAAGCACTTCCGTCTATTGCTGGTAGAGCACCAGTTAATGCTGCTGCGTTAATGGTGCTGTTGACTCCATCAATAAGAACTGTAGAATCGTCTCCTACAACTGTTCCTTGTAAATCTCGAGGTGCATCTAGTAAAGTATCTACTTCTGGTTTTGTATAAACTTGTATTTTTGTATATGCATCTGTAATACCAAAGCCTGCTATTGTATCTGGAGGATTAGCTAAATCTGAAAAACTTATTAAGTCAGTAGGAACAGTGCCTGATAATGCATTTGCATTTAGACTACTATTTGGTCCATCAACTAGAACTGTGCTATCTGCACCTATAATTGTTTGTGCTTGCTCTCCACCAGTTCGTCTGTATAGTTCTGTAAAATTTTCATTTATTTTTATCATTGCAGAACGTAACGGATCACCGCCACCGCTGTTTGCACTAGATCCTACGTTGATTACTTGAATAGCCATTATACTCTCCCCACTACTAGTTCAACGACACCGTGTCCGTCGTCATCTTTTGTACCTACTGCTTTACCAAGCACTTGTCCTATGCCTGGGGAGTTATTAACTATTGCATATCCTGGCACGGCACTTGTAACCAGCATATCCCCTTTCTTAACAGTCCCAATTACTTTACACGGCACTCTACCTTGTAATGCTATTCCTACAACATTATCGCCACCTAATGCACTGTTCATTAAATGCGCTGGATTGGTAGTTACAACACCTGCCACTGTAGTTTGACCTTTTTCATTACACAACGTAACTTCAGCTTCTCCGCCAAACACAACAACTGTTCCTGGTTCATAATCTGCATCACCTAAATAGTTTTCAGCCAAGTCAGCATATAGTGCTTCAGTAGCTTGTCCGTTGAATACAGTAGCCCAAATTGTGTTATATCTATTTGTGTTAGCACCAATGTTTACACCATTGTCTGCTCCACTGTTTGCTGGACCAGTGATATTACCAGTATGATTAATTGTAGTAAGTCCTGTGAGTGCTGTAATGGTACCACCTAAGGAAACATCAGTACTACCAATTGTAATACCGTCATTTGCAAGTTCGCCATTACTAATTTCACCAGCTTGTAGTGTAACACTTTTGCCACTAAAATCAAGTGTGCCTGCCATTTCTGTAGCACTAACACCTCCGTCTTTTATACCTACCCAACCATCTGTAACTTCAAAATTTGCACTATCAAAACTTGCTAAGCCACTTGCTGCTTGCTTATCTTCTGCTGTACCTGTTGGTGCAGCCGCTAAGGCTGAAGTTAATTGCATTGCCAATTTGCTTTGAACTATTCCTGCATCGTCATTGATATCAGTGTTAATAATTACACCTGGTGTAATGCTTGCTGTAAGTTCATTTGCTGCTGTTCTTGTAAATCCTATATCACCAACTACATCAGCGTTTTCACTACCTTGTGCAGAACCATTAAATATTAATAGTTGTCCAGATAGTCCACCACCTGTACCAGTGATTGTAACATCACCAATATCATTTAGTTCATCAGTTTTACTATCTACGTAAGTTTTGTTTGCACCATCGCTGCCTGTAATAGGAAGTGCTAGATTTGTTAATCTATTACTACCCATATTAAGAACATCTTGCATTGGTGTTTCACTGAATCCAGCACCACCTAATGATAAAAAGCCTGGTCCAATTTTTGGAGTGTATGGTTGCCCATTTCTATCCAAACCTAAACGTGCATTTATATATCCTTCAACTGCTGTCTGTGTAGGTACTGCATCACCTTTTGCATCTGTGAATGTATCGTCTGCACTGAATTCGTTTACTCTCACACCACGCTTAAATCCAATACCGTCAATGTTTGTAAGAACAAGTGCGGCATTAAATGTAACACTACCTGTACCTTGGTCAACTGTAAAGAATCTACCAACACGGAAGAAACCATCTTGGTCTGTAAGAACAGCAAACACACGCCCTTTATTACGTTCTTGGACCTGTGCTTTACTTTTGTTACCTGTACTATCAATTGCATCGTTTGTGCTAACAACACTTGTACCAAATGGTTGCCCAAAAATACGATCTGGATAGTTACTTGTGTTATATCCTCCAGTACCGATATCAAGCATATCGTGTCCTGTAGCTCTTGTTGTACTAATGTTAACTGTAATTTCAGCATCTTCACCAGCAACTAAACCACCTTTTAGTGTTATACCTGCACTGTTTGTTAAACTTGTACCTAATCCTGCTGCACTTGCTGGATAATTAATATCGGTGTTGGCTTTATCACTTATTCCGATCATTGCAATACTAACAACACCTGTACCAGGGTTGAATGTATATTCACTATACTCATCTACAACGTGTACTTTACCACCCCAAGCAAATATCATTTCACCGCTGTTTATTCTTGCTTGGTTTGTTGCATCAAGTGGATTGATTATAATAAATCTATCTCCAGCTTTACTACCAAATGTTTTTGCTGCATCCGGTGTTACAGCACCCAGAATATCTGTGTAGTTTGGATCTACTGTAAACGTACCGTTGGTTTCTGCTGTAGCAATGTAGTCATTGTTTGCAGTCAAATCAATGTATCTAAAGTTACTGTCAAAAGTAACAACACGTTCTGTAGGCGCTGTATTATATCCTGCAAGTATTGTTGATCCAAATGCAATAGTACGATAAGTTAAATCTGTATCATCTGTAAATTGGAATGCAGTACTTGGTCTAGTTGATGGATTTACCACAGGAAAATTACTTAAAACAAAGTTTTGTTTGTGCCTAATAATACATTGAGTATTATGTGGTGTAATTTCTTGTAAACCATTACTTGCTGTACCTTCAATACCTGTACCTAAGTTAAGTCTATAAACTCTATTATCACGCACTGGCGTACTATCGTCTTTAACACTTGTACCTGTAATTGATACACCTGTAATCAATCCTGAATTTACAGTATCAACAGTAATAGTAGCATCGTTTGCAGGTGTTGCACCACCTAATAAATTACCAGCTACCTGAAAAGTTTCTGATGCAGCATAGCCAGCTCCGCCTGTCAAAATATCAACTTGGTAACCATTCAAATGGCTTTTGGTAATTTTGAAAGTTGCTTTTGATGTTTGCGGGCTACTACCAGTATATGCGGCAGCTATTACATCATTGACTTTATCATACTGTCCAAATTTAAAATCAAGTTGTTGTGCGTTTGTAACTTCATATGGTTGATACAATCCACTTGGGTGTAAAATTTCTACCTCACTGACATTTAGAGGAAAGCCTGTACAGTCATATACATATACAAATAGTTTTTCTGCATCCGCACTTACATTTTCTAAAACAACAGCAGCTGGTTCTTGTAATATTGTTGCACTGTCATCTGTAGTAACATCGTCAACAGCGTTGAATTCACCAATAATATCTGTAATGTATATACGTTTACCTTGTTCACCTAATGCAGATACTGTTGCACTTGCACCTGTGACTTGTTGCTCAATTGTATCACCAACTGTTACACCACCAGGCACTGCACTGTTAAATTCTAAATATCCTTCAATATTAATTACTTTGGCAGAGAATACCATATCGTCTCTGAGATTAACGGCTGTAGGAATCTCATCTGGGTCAGCACCTTGTGATACTAGACCAAAAAATCCATAACTGTTGTTACCACCTAAACTTCTAATCTGTGAACCTGTGCTTGCAATATAACCTGTGTGACAGTAGTAAGTAAACATACTAACAGCTTCAGTAAGAGCATTGTTTGTGGCAACAATACCGTAACCCAAGTCGTTGACTTGTGTGAAGTCATTTGATAACATACTTCTGTTACCACCTGATTGTATAAAAATATCTACGCCAGTACTGCCTGTATATCCATTACCATTATTACTTGTTTCGTCAATTATTAAATCAACTGTACCAGCAGTTTTATCATAGCTTTCAATAGCGTTGACTTGGTATCTAGCACCAGCTAACACAAACGGAAATGGTGTAGGTGGTGGACGAACAAACAAACCTTGTCCTGCTGGAGATGAAACTGTAATTTTAAATGGATTAGTTACATTTGAAATTTGTGCTGGCATATTTGCAGCATAACCATCAATGTATTGTCCACCGTTGAACGCACGTTTTGTACCAAATGATTGTGCAAAACTTGTACCTGTTTGACAATACGGTGATCTTGTTAAAATTTGACCTTCAGGGTCAAGCACCATCATAAATCCGCCGTGTCTTTGTACAGTGATGTTTCTAACAATAGTAGCATCGTTACATAAGAACACATCCATTTCTTTGTTTTCTTTTGGTGGATTATAAGCATTGTCGAACGCAAACGCTACACAGTCAATCAAGTTATTTGCATTTACAGCAGAGTCAGTTTCAGATGTGTAATCATTATCAAAAACTTGTGATACAGATCCTGAGCCTGCATATGGATCACTAGGATCGTTTTGTAATACATTTGCAAGTATTAATTTAATATTTAAAATTGCCGCTTCAGTTTGTGCTTCTTGTCCTTCTACTGCACCTGCAAAATAAGCACCTTGATTTACCAGTGTTGCATCTCTACCGCCTGCTTTTAAGTCTTTTACCAAACCTTCTAATATGAATTGTGTATCTCTACGACACTTTGCTTCGCTGTATACCAATGAAGGATACGTAGCATTGACATATTGAATAGTTTCTTCTACAATGTATGCAATGTTTAATTCAATCAAGTTTGAAGCTTGAGGAAAGTTGCCTGGATTTGTTGCGCCGTTTGTACCAATATTTTTTGTAGCGCCACTATTTACTAGATAATGATAACCATACTTTCCTTGTATTGCAGCTTGTGGGTGAGTAAAGTGATATCCACCGCCTGTTGTTGCAACATTAAAAGTTAATGCTGCACCGCCACCGCTGCCCAAATCATCGTCATCAATAGTAACTTTTTCACCTATGATAAAACCATTACCGCCATTGCCTACACTTACACTAGCAGCACCAGTACCATCGACAACAATAGTAAATGTAGCATCTTGACCAATACCGCTGGTAAGATAATCGTTTGCTGCGATTTGATAAGTGCCTGCCTGCCTACTTGCATCAGCACCACTTTGGTTTGTTATTGTTGCAAGTGGAGAATCCGCTGCTGGCAATCCATCAAACACAATATCTCTATAAAAATATGTATCAGCATACTTACTTAATGAGGTACCTTCAGCTGGACGGATAACTGTACGTCTAAATTCGTCACCTTTTATACTTACGTTTTCTGGAAGTTTGATAGGTAATTGTTCGTTGTAAATACCACTTTCTACAAATACTGTAACTTGGTTATTTCTAACAATACTACCAAACTCTAATTGTTCACCTACAGCAAAATCAAAAGGCTCTAAAAGTTGTACTGTAACACTGTCTGTTGTGCCTGTTGCAGCTCTATTGTATGCTGTAATAATACCTTTAGCGCCACTTTGTACACCAACCATAAGTTTACCAGCACGTATATCTGGGTTACCTGCAACACCTTGATCAACTGCTGCTTGTCCGCCATTTGTAAAAGCAAATGTGTAGCTGTTGCCATAAACTGTGTTTACATCTAAATCTTCTTGATTTTGTATTAATGAAACAATCTCATCAAATCTATCACCATAATAACCACGTACTGTGCTTGTAATTGTTCCAGCGGCTACAAATTCATCATCTAGCAACTGTTGTGCTTTTCTAATACCTGCAATTGTTTCTGTAAGTTGTATAGTTTGTGCTATAATACCACTTGGGTTAGCATTATATCTAAAGCCTGCCCAACGTGTTAAGTAGTTTGCATTTGCACCTGCTTCTACATCTAGTGCAATACTTTGTAAAATTAGTTTGGTGTCTCGTCTACAAATTACTTCATCGTATTCTAAATCTGGAAAGTTAGTGTTAATGTAATCTGTAGTATCATAACTTATTTGTGTTAGTTTATCTAAAACAATATTTCTTGCTTGTGGTGCTGTACCTGGAGGACTGCTTACGCCTGTAATATTATCTACAACACTTTTGAATTTATTATTTGTATGTGTAATTCTTTGCACATACGGACCAGGTTCAAAAGGTGTACTCTCAATAATTCTTTCTGCTCTTTGCATTGCAGCATTAATAGTTTTATAAGAATAGTTTAAACTTCTACCTTCTTGTCCTGCTGGTGTAAATTTTTGTGAATCATCACCTTTTGTGCTTACAAATAAATTTGTTGGCGATGCATAACCTTGTGTGTCAACATATAGTTTTGTTACAAACTGTAAATCATCATCACCGTTTGGTGTCCCTGCACCTTGCAATGGTTTAGGATGGTCTGTTGCAAAAAGATCTTGCAACATTGTTCTATTTTCAAGACTACCATTTCTAGCAATCACATCTTCCATAGCAGGTATTTCTCTACCTGAAGCAGGACCTACACCTGTATCGTAACTTAGTAAACCTGTTAATTCGTCTCCGTCTGCATTGAGGTATGTGTCGTCAGCGTAACCTTTACTGATTAAAATATTATCGCTATCTATTGCTGGTAGGTTATCGTGGATTGTGTTCCATTGATCAACCATTGTAGTAATACTATCGCCAACACCTGATACGTTTCTAAGTATTGTGTTTTGTGCATTGCTATAGGCAGCTGGTGCTTCTACTGATAAAGGATTGAGTATACGAGGATCTGGATCACGTTCAATATGTGGATCATTAATTATAATTTTTACGGTACCACTATCATTAGGTGTAGTAGGATCAGCATCTACAAAACTAAAGAACACACTGTTTGTAAGGTTACTTGGATTGCTTACAGAATTACTGTTTGCTCCGCTGTCACTTACAAATCTATAAAATCCTATGCCTGTGGCTTCTGTGTTTACTAGTGGAACACTGCTTTCATTACCTGTATATACAGCTGGTGTATCATCCAGAGCCTTAAAACTAATGGTGCCGCCTAAACCAAATACAGCAAATAGTTCACTAAAGTTTTCGTTTACCTTCTTAAAACTTTCACGTATACTATCACCAGTACCGTCATTACCCTCTACACCAATATCAATCTCTTGTTTTGCCATTTTTTATCCTATCTTTAAAAATGTGGTATCTTATCCATATCAAAGTTTACACTTACGCCACAACCACAGCTACTATGAGCATTAGGATTGCGGATTTCAAAGTTTGATCCTACTAAACTTTTTACGTAATCAACTTCTGTTCCAATTAGGAACATTAAACTATGTGAACCTACTACAAAAGCACAGCCATTTGCAGTTTTTACTACTGTATCGCCCTCTTCTAGTTCGTTTGGCGCACCTATTGTACCCCAATCATACTCAAAACCCGCACAACCACCGCCCTTTATGTTTAGTGTAATGCCATAGCATTCGTTCTCTTCACTTAAAAGATCTATCTGTTTCTCTGCTGCTGGGGTTAAAGTAAGTATGCTCATCGTGTTCCTTTCTAATATTTATCGCTTCTTTTTATAATCTTAATGTAAATATAGTTATGTATATTAAAGAATATTTGATTGATACTTGGCATATGCGCCGTAGTAAACTAGGTAAACAACACACATACAACCGTAAAAAAACAATGGTTGTATTTAGATGCGATAATTGTGAAAAAGAATTTACGAGAGAAAGGGGCAAAATGGATCCTAAAAGATTAAGTAATAATTATTTTCACGTATGTGAAAACTGTGATGCTAAACGTTTTGCACAAAAACAAGGCGTAAACAGAAAGAAAGTTTGGAATCTAACTGCCAGTAGTGATATGCCTATATGGAAAATGTGAATCGTACATTTGTTCTACACTTGCAAAATCCATTCCTTTCATAATTTTTTTATGAAATTTTTCACACTTCGTACGTAGCAAGTCGCTTATTTCGGCGCCTATGTTTTCTGCAACAACTTCTGCTATATCTAAATGAGCAGGAATATCTGGATGTTCATCTAAAAATGGTTTATTGATCCACGGAGCATATTTGAATCTATATTTGCCTGGATACTTTCTATGTAGATCTGCAAAGTCAACAAAGTCTTCTAAATGCACCATTGACATATGATAGTGTTTTATACCTATAGAATCACAAATTGCTTTTGCACTGTGTATATAATTCTCAGATTTATCGTACTCGTAATCTTCGTTATACCATTCTTTAATTTTTTTCCAAATGTGTTTGTTTTCTTCACTGAATGCTATATTGCCATCATTGAAAGTCCATCCGTCTTTGGTAAGGTAATCAAATCTACCTGGCGATGTCCATTGAAGTACAACTGCATCATACAAATGCAACTGTTCTGTTTTATATAAATGACATAATGTATAGAATATACGTTCGTTGCCTATGCCCGACAAACCGTATCTATCAGCTTGCAGTATATCTGCGTATGTTGGCCAAACGTAGTTAGTAAAACTACAACCAATGGCAGCTATCTTCATCCCTGTCTATAGATTGTCCAAGCACCGTAAGCGATTGCACCATAAGCAATTAATTTTGTTAGTGGTGAAAAAATAATGATTGCGGCTCCTGCTGCCACCATTAGTACTCCATCGAGTGTTGATTTTTCTTCTAATCTTTTCTTAATCCAATTTTTAACCATTTGATAGTCTCCTAATTTGTTTTTCTAAAACTGCAATACGTGAGTCTTGTGTTCTTAATTTTTCTTCAAGAGCTTGTACATATGCTTGTGTTGGTATTTCTTTTTCAATACCATCTTCGCCTAACATACTAAAACTGTTTACACCTTGACCTTTTAGTCCACCAAGCACCCTATTAGGATTTTTTTCTTGTGTTGGTGATTGCATTTTTGTTCTTGCATACATAGAGGATATAAAATTACTTTTCATAACGTATTTATGCTTCCATTAAATCACTGTTGTCTTTTACAAACGATGTAAAATCCATCATTTCTTTAGACTCTTCAGTCATACTGTAAAGTTGTCCGCTTGCCAAGTTTTTCATCTTAGCTTCTACCATAATGTCTGCCCATTCCCAATGCGACAATGCCCATTCGTTGCAAGCATCATTCCAACAGTAATCACTGTGTGCTCTTAGTTTTTGTTTTTTGTGTCCTGATTCAAGTAACGTGTCCAAGTCCGGTCGTACACTTGCCGAAGCATTCTGTAGGTTATCCTCACGGCATAAAGAATAGTGAATGACAGGACGCTCACCACGCCAACTATCGATAATAATTCCAATACGGTCGTCATCTGGTTCAATGTATTCTCCTGTTTTCACCCAGTGGTGATGTATGTCTAGCACCAAAGCGAGATCGTCTGCAAGCTCAAGGCTGGCTTCGAGTCCCCAGCTGACTTCGTCGTTCTCGATTGTAATAGTGTTTCTTGCCTCCTGCGAGAGGCGCGGAAGGACGGCTTTGATACCGGCTGGACCTTGTCTGCCGGAGATGTGGACGTTGTTTTTGAAGTCCTGGAACTTCTTACCGTATCCCATCCACCGTATGAGAGTGGCGTGATATTCAAATTCTTCTATGCTCCTTTCGACGATTTCTGGATTGTCACTTGCAAGGACCGTAAACTGTCCTGGGTGCATTGAGAGCCTAACATCCAAGCGTCTGGCTGCGTCTCCCACTTTTGCGTATGCTTTCTCCCCGTATGCCACCACATCTGGCAAAGACCAAAAATAGCGCCAGCTAGGCTCGGTAGCACAAGGAAGCTGATTGCTACCCAGTCGGACCATACGAAGTTCTGGAGGAAGGCTTCCCACATACTCTACTAACCTTTTTGCGGCTGCCGCATTGTGTTCCATTATGTCCCACAGTCTTTGTTCGGCAACATCCTTACTTTGTCTATTTAGCCAAGCAACGGTTGTACATTTCTCTGTAAGTGGACGCTGTATTTCCTCTAATATTTTAGGTTTTTGATTCTGATTGAAATGTAGATACTTACAAGCAAAGCCTATACGCTTTTGCTGAGATCGTAAGAAGTCCTCTACATTTGTAAAAATTAAGTCTTGCATAATACTAATATACTTTCTATGTGTCTGTTTGTCAAGAGAGTTTCGGTTTCTTGCGAACTGTGCCGCTTTTTGTGTAGTATGCTTCACGCAAACTTTTTAATGCTCCCTCAACCCTACTAGGGTACTTACCTAAAAAAGTACCTGCTTCTAAGTCGCCCTTTGTAATAAATTCTTTATGAAAGTGTTCAATGTCGTCCCAACAGGCTAACATAGTTTTACCCATATCATCAAAAAAGCCATCTGAAAAGATAGCATCGTCTTGTTCATAATAGGCATATGATGCCATGAGATACCACGGCACCATCATATTAATATTTTTCGCAAAAAGTTTTGCGGCGTGTTCGTCAAGCATCTTTTTTAATTTCGTACAGCATTTGCTGATTTTCTCTTTCTATTTCCCACTTTGCATCTTTCCAAGATTCATAGAAAAACCAACCAAACAGTGGTACCATAAGAAAAAGTATAATAACACCAACTGCAAACCAAACACTTGGTGATGCAAGAAACAACAATAAGACAAATGCAACATAAGCCATAATTACAAATGGCGGTGCTATTTTCGCTAAAAATTTACGTTGTAGTCTAGTCATTACATTACTCCTTCTCTAAGACTGTCTAAATTGACAGGCGTATAGTTTATTTGTTCTACGCTCACACATTTGTAAGGACCTTCTGGTGAAGGATTACTATGTATGTGTCCGTGAACATTCAACACAGGTTTATCACCAAACCTATGTGTTTCAGCAAGTGTGCTTGGATGTACAGGTGTGTGGCTAAGCAATAACCCTAATTCACTGTAGTCCTTCCACAACATTATCTGTTTAAAGAACATAGCCATAAACTTTGGGTTATCGTGATTACCAAGCACCAAATACTTTTTACCAGGCAACTTTTTGAAGTTATTTTGCATCCACTCAAGTTTATCGTGTCCAAACAAAACATCACCTAAATGATATATTGTATCTTCAGGCTTAACAGTTTCATTCCACATATCCATCATATGCTGATCCATATGATCAACATTGTCAAACCCTTCTCTTGGAGGCTTGCCAGCATAGTCCTTGAACGTAAGGATTGCTTCGTGTCTGAAATGTGTGTCACTGATGACCCAAGTATTTGGCATCACTTGATTCCTTGTTCCTTTGCTGCCGCCATAACGATTGGCGTAAATGCTTGTTCAACAACTTCGTTGACTCTATCCCAATTAGCTCGCATAATTATCTCGCCACCTCTGTATTCTTCTAGTGCAAGATCATATTTCATAAGCCCTAAAACTTTTAAAGACTTACCTCTGTTACCAAGACCATTGTTAAAAATATCGTAAACAACATTTTGTGCTTTACGAAACTTTTCTAAATGTTTGTTTTTTACAGGATTAGTAACCATACCTTCTAATGGTATTAGTTCATCTAATTTTTCAACGATTGGCTTAGTAGTAGGTGTTTGGCCCCATTCAATAGTGTTTGTCATATTACCCTCTTTGTGTTACGTTATATAAGTAATATAACACAAACAAATGTGCTTGTCAACCCCAATTATTCCTTACCCAAGTATCATTTGCATCTAATGGGTTTGGTTCACCGTGAAATACAGCAACACTGCAATCATCTAGTATTTTAGGCGGTGAATCTACAATAAAGTTTCTTTTGCCTTTGTGTATTGCTAGATCTCTCCTATCACGCATTTCCCATTTATAACTTTGTATCCATTCATCTGGCCAGTAACTGAAGTTTCTTATGTTTTTGTACATCCAGTCTTGATCACCTCTATTCTTTTGCATATGTAATTTAGGATCATTTTCAAACTGTTTCCATATAGGATCAAACATTCCTGTTTCTAAACGAAACACACTGCTGTTTATTCTATCAAAGCCAGGCCTAATACTTCTATTGAAATCTCTAATGATACAAAACTGTTTTGGTTTGTATTCAAACAACTTATCTATATTTCTAAATACGATTACATCTAAATCAAAATATAACATTGTACCTTGTATTGGCAAATCTTTACTAAAGAACCAAGGTTTGAACCACCAACCATCTAAATTTATAGTGGGTAAATTTATTGTTTTGATTTCTTTGTCTATGTCTTTTCTGCTTTCAGTAAAACAAATAAATTGGTGCGGTACTTTACAATGCCTTTGCGTCATTGCATAAAGTTTGTTTACGTATTCAGCAGAATATTTCTTTCCCCATTTTAGACATATAATGTAATTCATTTTCTTTTTTCAAGTGTACCTTCTCTGCGCATTCTACGTCTAATTTTGGTTGCACTTATTTCGTGTATCTCTTCACCTAAATCCTGTTCTGTAAATGTGTAACCAACTTTACGACCATAACTTATGTCTACAATGTTTGGTACTAACATAACGTGATATTCAATACCGTTTGTATAACCTTCTGCTTCTAAGGCACGATCTATTTGTCCACGCACTTCACGCATATGAAAAGGATTGTCTTTATTGCCCATTCCAGCATCAGCACCATTTACATCACGCACCATTATAACAACTTGGCCTGTTTGTTCTAGTGCTTTTTTAAAAAGAGCAGTATGTCCTTCGTGCCAAGGTTGCCATCTGCCTAACAACTGTACAGTAGGTTTTTTAAAATCAAACACCATTTCTTTCCATCCATCTTTTGATGACAGGTTCTAATGCTTCGTGTGTGTTACTGAACCATTCACCTACGTGATAATCTACTTTTTCAGGTGGTTCAAATAAAATATTAGTGTCATTATATTCACAACCATCAACAGTATCCATCCAAACTGTAAAGTCAGGATTAAACTCTAATCTAGTTATGTAAGTAGGACATACAAAGTCTGCTATGGCAGTTTTGCCTGCCATAACTACACCATCTGCTAAAAGACGCATACGTTGTGCTTGCTTTACACGCCCTGCTTTACTAAAGTCCCAATCATTATATTTGGTTCGTACTGCGTCAGCGTTTAAATGTACTCCACCTATCAACTCAGCAAATGATTTTGCCAATGTTGTTTTGCCGCTTCCTGGTAGGCCAAATATTAATATCTTCATACTTTGTATATCGCCGAATTTGCACCGTGTTCAGCACATTCTACTTCAACGCATTTACAACGTCCGTCAGTCATTTCGTCAACAAGTTTATTTGCAAACACCCAAGCGTGATATGCAAAACGTTCAACGCCTACACCATCAAACTTTGTAAGTTCACATAGTCCTGCTGCCGCAAGATTATCAAAATGCTCCATAAAAGGATCTTCAACGTCTAGTATAACTTTGTGATCAAACTTTTCTTCAAGCCACGCTTTCAACGGCTTCAAGCCACCAAAGTCAACTACCCAATTACGCTCATCAAGATTAATTGCTGAAAACGTAAATTTAAATTGCAAACTATATCCGTGTAAAAATTTGCAATGTGAATGTGCATTAGGTTGTCTAAAGCAGGCACTCAATCCAATGTTGTGCCCATATGTTTTTGTACTGTAATAACTCATATTATACTCCTTGTCAATACGGAGTGTGCGGAATATTTATAGAGGGTCGAACACATAGTCCTCTTAGTTTAATAATACTACTTAGTAGATTGGTTGTCAACCTGTATCTCATTACGAATACTTTTTAGGTCTTTTGATGCTTCGAGCATATCTTCCTGTATCTTCTGCATCAATGCTACAAGGTATGCTATACCTCGCATTGTCCACCACCACCAGATTACTGCGGTAGCGAAATACAGCCCACAGGCTGTTAAAAATAATTGGTCGGGCGGACATATAGAAGCATACCACAGTAACACCAAAAATGTAGTAACAAAGATTGGTGCCACCACTGCCGCTTTATTCCACCACAATAGTTGTTTTTTAAGTTTTTCTAATGTCAAATTTATGTATCCCCTGCCTTTTGATATAGGAGGCTCGTGGCGAACTCCTTAGCAATATATTTATTTTACACATTTGAGAATAATAGTATCACTATTTAATCTGCCATTTAATTTGATATCAGTGGTTTTAATATCATCCATAAATTTTCTTAGTTGCACTTTGCCGGCATTCTTAAATTCTTTAAGTGTTTCTGCAGGTTTACGCAATGTTTTTTGTTTACTTTGCAATTCGTTGAAATGCAATAGTGTTGTACCTTTAACTTGCAAAGTTGCGTGATCTTCTGCAATATACTTTCCAAGTTTACGTGTCTTAACATTGTATACCCAAACTTCTTTGCTATCCAAAATATCTAATGGATTTACACTGACAAGTTGTAGTTTGTCATCACGCAACATATACTTCAACTTAGCAACTAGTTTTTCTTTACTTGGTGCTTTCTTAGCACGTGGCTTACGATTTGCTTTAGCGGCGTCTATAACAACGTCACAAGCGCCGTGTAGTAGCTCTAATGCAGTCAAGTATGCTTTTGCATCCTTTTTTGTTAGATGACTGTAGCCTTCGCGTAATTGCTGTAATTGATCTGCTTCACGTTCATTCTTGCATTTTTTAATTTGTCCTGGTGTTGGCAAATCTTGTATTAGATATGCTTCTTCTAATTCACCTTGATACAAACCTTTAATTTTTCTTGCGTGTGCTTGAGTAACTTTATATTTTGCGAAGTGTTTTACAAAATCAAATCCTTTAGGATCAAACGTTTTATTATCTGTAATAAAACCATCCATCCATTCTTCTATGGCTTCACAGGCAAGAAATGCTTGATCACGAATACGTTCTTGTATGCTAGGAACATATACATTCTTTTTTGCTTTTTCTTCTTTCTTCTTTTCTTCTACTACTTTTGCACCTTCTTCTGCAAGTTTTAGAATCCATTCATTTAGTTTGCCTACATAACCTTCGTGTATTTTATCTGGCCAATGTTCTTCAAAGTGTGCCGCTGTTGCCCAATGACTTTTACCACCAATTTTCCAATCAGGGAGTTTGTTGATTGAAGTTACAACTTTTTTATCATATCTCTTTTTTATAAACTCTTTTATCTTAACAAGCCATTGCTTACTATCAATTTCGTAATGGATATAATAGCCTGCTTTTTGCCAACCCCAGTCTTCACGTATAACATCCCAATCATTTAGATTACGTTTTGCTCTGGGTTTTTTGCGTTTCACTACACTTTTAGCCAATGAACTGCTCCTCTACTGATTTTATATGTTTACATTTCTTAAACGCTGGACAATCACAAGTAAAACCTTTATCTTGCATTTCTATTTTGTAAACACCTTTACTGCCTTCTCTATTCCAAACTACACCAACTGCCCAATGATTTTTTGTGTTTATCAAATCACTAGCGTAAACTCTTGGACCATATTTAGACATCAATTTCTCCTCACTGTTTTGTACTTATAACACAGTTATCAAAAGTAGTCAAGTTTTTTACACTCTTTTTCTAAATATTCACTCCAAGCAATGTGTGCATCTAGTTTCAAATGCCAACATTCTGTCTTTTCATACCCGTTTTTCAATCCCCAATACAAAAAATTAGCATCTTTTGTAGTAGGATTAAGGTAAGTTATTGTATCAAACAAATTAATAATACTTGAATTATTTTGCGTAATTTTTATTTCTTCGCAAGTATTATACATCAAAAATTTTACTTTGTTTTTTTGTAGCATACGCTGTGTGGCTAGTGCATAACTTGCCCACATATCATATTCCTTAGTTTCTTCAAACATAATAGGCAATATGCTGTGTATATTTTTGAACTGTTTTGTTTGTGCAATCTCTGGTTCCTGTCCTATGCTAACAGGAAAGTATTTCATATCTATTTTGCTTAGAGCAGCGTGTTCAACATCTGAATCCTCTGGATATCTAAGTTCCATTCTAAACGGACTGGTCCAACCAATTAACACGATATAATCTTCGTCACGTTTTCTATGTCTTGTTAACCAATCAACTGTTTGTCTATGAATAAATTCATTACTACCACCTGGCTGACTTAAATGTGCTATTTTAAAATTGTTTCTTTTTGCAAGCAAGGCAGCAAAGTTATTATTAATATTGAATAGACTACTGCTTTGAATACCATCAAGCCTTGTGCCATATGTATGACTGCAACCAATTGCAACTATAGTTGTCATTTGCTATCCAATTTATCTTTTAGTAAACCAGCAATACATTTTTGACCTTCGTCTGTGGCAAAATTATATCCTAGTTTCTTTACATACTTTTTTATATTAGCCTTAGGATTTTCTACACCTATGTATTTTGATCTATCTATAAATTTTATCATATGCATTGTATTTGCATTCCAGTCAATAGCATTTTCAACATTGTACATTACATAATCTATTTTGTAACTTTTTAAGAATTCTTGTAAACTAACAACAATATTACACCAACGTATATTGACCAAGTGTTCATCAAACAAAACATCTTTGAATCTATCAAGTCTACGGTTTTCTAATTTTAAGTTTTTGCCATTAGCACTGTAGTTCCAATAGTTTGGATCGTGGAAGCCTGTGTATTCTAAACGACTGTATATTGTTCTAAGTTGTAAACTTGCTGTATTGCTCCAACCTATGATAGGAAGGAAGTCTTCGTGTTCACTTGCATACTTTGTAACTATTCTAAATATACTTTGTGGACTTGTAGTTTCTGTAGTGCAATCTATATAATTACAATCTAATTTTTTTGATAAAAAATATGCTGCATTTTTATTTCCAACCAAGTCTTTGCAGCCAAATGCAACAATGTACATTACATATATTCCTCCATCCAAGGAATATAATCTATGATGTTTACTTTTCTAAACCTATCACTTGCTCTAGTATTATTAATGTACTTTTGCCAATCACCTTCGTTGGGTTGTTCGTTTAATTGATTTTTCAATCCTAGTATTGCATCTACTGCCCACTGTTCCCAATCTGGCAAGCCAGCATTTTGAAACTTTGCGTGTTGCTGTTCTAACATATTGTTCATAAGTTTTTTACGCTCTTCTGGCAAGTTTCTTATGTGTTGGTTGCGTGGATATTCTACAATATTGAAATGCGGTAAGCAATTTTGATATCCGTGATTACCCCAATCCCAAGTGTAGTGCCAAGTATCATAGTTTTCTTTACACCAATTCAAAACATTAGGCAAGTCGTGCAAGTTCATTACACTTAGAGTTACGTGCGTATGAACAATTACTCCTGTGCGAGTTTTACTGAATTGTTTTAATTTTTCTATATTGCGTTTTATTATTTTCCACTTGCTTGGATATCTAACATAGTATGCTAAATCTTCTGTAGCATCAATACTTAAACTTAGAACTACACCTCTAAACTTATCCCAAATATCTAGCAACCTATCTGGTATAGTTGTGCCATTTGTGTTGTAGTGTAACTCAATGTTTTGGCTCCAGCCCATTTCTATTATGTGTTCTAACCAAGTATAGTGTTCATTGACAACCAAAGGTTCGCCACCAATAAAATTTATTATTTTTACATTTGGTAAAACGTCATCAAAAAAGTCTTCTGCAAACGCTTTGATAAACCAAGGATCTGTACTGCTTAGTTTACCAATTTTGTATGCTGTGTCATCCCAATCTGTGTGTGGCACAGTAGGACCTTCTTCAATCCATCTATGACTAGCCCAAGGATTACAACTTCTACATTTTAAATTACAAACATTGCCTAAACTAATGTCCAAGTATGTAATTGCTTTTGGATCTAAAAAGCCATCTTCACTTACGTTCTTTAGACTTTTATCTATATGTTCTTCATATATTTCATTTGAAGTTTGCCTAAAACTACGTATACCATCTTTTTCTAACTTGAAACATTCAGCACAACCTTTTGGTTGTTCTCCTTTCAACAAGCCTTCTCTAATTTTCATTATCTCAGGATCATTGATAAATTCGCTGATGTTTTGAGCTGCATTTACTTTATCATTGTATTCTGGAGTATCTTGGAAGTTTATACCAGGCATAAACTTTCTTGTTTCCTGTCTACTAAAACAACAAGGCCTGCTACGTCCGTGAGGATGAGTGCTAAAACTTTGCATAGCGTGGTAGCAAAATGTATCAGGCGATGAGGTTGACATTTTCAGGCCTCGCTTTACTTATGTTGAAATCGGCTGCACAGTGACAATGTGTTTTAGGACAAACAATTGCTTCGTTTAATTTTATATCAAACTTACCTTGTACAATATTTCCAACTATTGGTCCAACACCGCAACTTGCTTGTTGTATCCTACCGTTAGGATGTATGTGTAAACTTTCGTGTATGTTACAAGTCCAACCTTTAAAAAAGTTTTTACCTTCTGTAATGATTGCATTTGTATCAATATCTGTAACAGTATCATCTGTGTGCATTACTTTTGCCCAAGCATAGTTTGGTTCTTTGTGTATTGGTATAACTTGCTGTCTTGCACTACTGCGTGTTTTGAAGAAATCCATTTGCCACTGTTCTTCATAAAAATATGGATCAGTGCTAGGACGTAGTTCATCATACACTGGCGCATATTCAATCATATAATTATCGCAAGTGTCTTTAATTTTATCTCCAAAATCCACACACTGCTGAAAGTATTTGTGATGCATCATAATTCTACTGCAAAGATAATTTTTCTTGTCTTGTAAAAACTTATAAGTTTGTAAATACTTTTCTTCTTTTGTCCATTCTGCGTGATAACTTGCAACTACATCTTCAAACAAATGATGATGCTTTTCCCACCAAGATATAGGCCTACTGAAGTTTGTGTTTATACCTACACAACTACCAGGCCATTCTGCTATTTCTCTAAACTTTTCTACAACAGGAATAATTGCTTTCCAAAAAGTAGGCTCACCACCACTGAGATAAAGTTTAAAATATTTGTATCCTTTGTCTTTGTAGTGTAGCATAATGCGTTCTAATGTTGTAACAATCAGATCAATGTCATCTTCGTTTTTGTTACGTCCAGCCCAATTCCATTCACTACAATACGTACAACGGAAGTTACACCAGTCGTTGACTTGCCATACCAAACTGACCCATTTATCTTTTGCAGGTATTATAGCCTTTATGTCTCGCATACATCTTCCAATATATAATTTAGTAACGGAAACACATCTGCAAACTTGTATTTCCTATATCTGTCGTTGATTGAAATGAATTGTTTCATCCTGTTTATATTCTCAGCAGAATATTTATTAGTGTTTTGTGTGTAGTTTATGATTCTTTGAACAGGATCTCTATGCATTGTTGTTTGCAATGTAAATAATTTACCTATAATTTTGTGCTGTATTTCTCTTGGCCATACGCAACTGTGTAGTTGATCTGGATGTTCTAAGAATATAGGCACAAAGTCTACACGTCTTGTTTGTCGTTCTTCTAGCCAACGTATTAGCCTATCTACATCAAATACATTCCACGCTTGATATACAAAGTAAATTTTTAGTTGTACTTTTTCAGGCAATGTCATTGCTTTTGTAAAATTTTCTTCTACTTTTTTCCAATCAGTTGGATAGCGTATGTACATATTGTGATCGCCATAACCATCTATGCTCATCTGCACTTCGCTGCTGTCAAAAAAATCTAGTTTGTCATAAAATCCTTCAGGCCACGTTGTCATATTTGTTGTCCAAGCAACGTGACATTTTGTATTACCTGCTTCTACAAGTTTGTCAAGCACATACTGATTAGCATCAATCATAGTTGGCTCACCACCTGTCATATACAAACGTTCTAATGTTGGTGCAACTTGGTCTACAAAGTCACGAAACTCTTGTGTTTCATACCACTGCCAATCAAAAGATTCTACACTTTTTATTTCGTGTTGCCATTGATCATCTAACCATTTCGGCACAGTTTCGTTTGCTAATATTTTTTTACGTTCTTTGTATATTTGACTACTACTTACACTCCAGCAACTGTTGCACTTTAAATTACATTTGTTGCCGAGCCGAAGTTCCAGGTGAGTAGGGTTGCTATGCAATAATGGTTGTTTATAATTTTCATTTGCCCATTGCCTACTGCTTTGTAAACCTTTCTCTTCGTGCTCGTAACATCTATTGCACTCTTTTACTTTCTTTCCTGAAAGTAAGTTTGCACGTACATCTAGCATATACTTGCTGTTCCAAATATTGTTCCAATTTGTTTTGCCAAGCACAGCATCTTTGCCATCTACTTTTATATAATCTTCGCCATAAACGTGACAACATAATTTACATCTGCCGTCAGTGTTTGTATGCACATTTATGAATGGATATACGCAATAAGTATCAGACATTCCAATGTCCTTTGCCTTGCCAAGCATACTTGAAACTCAAATCAGTATCCCTAAATCTAAAAAACTCTTTTTGGTGCTGTCTAAATACATCGTTGTCAAAAGCATTGTAAGGGTCTTTGCCTTTTTTGTCTGGGTCACCTTTCCACGCAAGTTTTCTAGCACGTATTACTGCGTTTCCATTATCCCTAGTAAAGTCCATAATTGCCCACACAGGGCTCCACGGATCTACACTCATTTTTTCTCTGCCATCTTCAATCCAATATTTGTCATCCCAAGTATCATATGGATCTTGTTGATAATCCCACCAAAAGTCAGCAGTCCAATTTCCTTCATCATCTATTTCAAAATCATATTGTGCATCCAACGGAGCAGCATTTCTGTTTCCCCATTCTTCGTATTCCCATTCTTTGCGGAACTTCAAACAAAGTTTGTATCCACCTTTTGTTCTCCAAAGTATACGTAAGAAAGGCCATATCTCATTTACAAGACTATCTGCAAAGTTGCCTAGTCCTGGCGTAATAATATTATAATTGAATTCTTCAAAATCATACTCAAGAGTATTCAATCTATTTGGATCATTGAATTCAATCTTATAATGTTTTTCACGTAAACTGTGTCTTGTAGGCAAACTACAAATTTTATCTGTTTGTAAGAAGTCTGTAAAAATACTAAAACTTTTCATTTTAATTAGTTTATGTACAATGCTTGCTGTAAGATCTTTTCTTATCCAGTGGTCGTAATAATAAAAAGGCATTAGCTCAAACTTTTCAAAGTTTTGTCCTACAATAGTATCAACACCAACGCTGAAGCCTGTGCCTTGACTAACTGCTATCAATCCTTGGTTACGTATACGCCATAAAAATGTAAGTGTTTCTTCTAGTTCTTTTGGACCTTCGTTTGGAAAACCTACAATCCAATTAGTCATAGCATCAACACCAGCAGCAAAGCCATCACGGAAGTTTGCTTCCATTTCTTCTACTTTTACTTTTTTATCCATTGCGTCTAACACAACTTGACTGCCTGATTCAATACCATAATTAAGAACTTCGCAACCACCTGCTTTCAAATCTCTAAAATATTCAGCATCCATACGTCCATCACAACGTGCATAGCCTGTCCAATGTATGTCCAAACCTTTTTCTGCTACACCTTTAACAAAGCCACGTAGCTCATTGAGATTACCATTTACAAGACTATCAATAAACCAAAACACATTTGTTCCGTGTTCATAGTACATATGTTCAATTTCATTCAACGTGCTAAATGCATTTCTTTGTCTGTATTTCCAAAAATGTGTCTCTTCACAAAAAGTACATTTAGCAATGCAACCTCTTGATATTTCACACAAAGCACCATTAGGAAATTTATACTTGCTGAAGTCAAAGTCACTGTAATCAGGCAATGGCAGTGTGCTTAGATTGTAACGCTGATTCTCAGGTTGTCTAACAATTTTACTTACAGCATCTTCATTGTATTCGATAGTCTTTTTTGCTTCAATACTGGCAAGCATTAGTAGTAATGGTTGTTCGCCTTCACCGTTAACAACATAATCATATATTTCTTCGCCTTTGTAATAACTTGCGTGTGTAGCAGGACCTCCTACTATTATTTTTACATTTGGCATACGTTTTTTTATTTCTGTTGCCATCCACTTACAAGGTTCTTCATTACAATAGTATAAACTAAAGCCTACAACATCTGGTTGAAATTTTTCCATTTCATCAATGTATTCAAGCAATATAGGTTTCAAATGATGATGTATATCTTTGTAGTATTCATCCTTGTACCAATGCCAGTCACGTAGTGGATTCCAAGGATCAAATGGAATATTCCATTTCTCATTTAAAAATCTGCTGTAACTATCGACGTTTATATCAAAACTTTTACAAGCATAGCCAGCACGTTTTATTGCACTTGCTAACTTTGCTACATTGTAAGGAGGAAAACTAGGATCCCATTCTGGAAGTAAACACAAACATACTTTTGTTTTTCTATTTACATCATACTCAATGGTAAGCTCTTGCAAGCCTTTTTGCACAGGTCTGCTGTATTGCTGTATAACCTGCATTGTCGCAACGTGTTTATCTTCGCTAAACGTAGGTTTGTCTGGCTTTTCTCTATCCGGATCTTTGTACTCAAAAAATCCCATTATGCGATACCTTCTAATTCAGGAAATATCTTAAACACATTTTCTTGTCTAAGTTTGTCTACTTTGAATGTTTTAAACAAAAACATTTTAACTTCTTGAGTCCTATCGTCATTGATAAAATTTAAAATACTTTCATAATCATTCTTTACGTGATTTATATTCTTAAATTGTTTCAAATAATCTAAATGTTCTGCGTAACGTTTCCTAATTCTATCTTTCTTTTCCTCTGGTAATATACTTAATCTCATATAAGTTGGATCAAGCAATATATTGATTCTTATGTTACCTGGTTCTAATAGTCCTTCTTCAATCCATTCTTTGTGGAAATCTGGTAGGTTTAACACGTTATAAACGCTTACTGTGGGGGTTATCTCAAAGTATACGTGTGGACACTGCTCTAGCATAGTGCGTCTGTTTTGTACAACTATATCCCAAATCATATTCTTACGTAAATATTCTCCACGTGCGTGGTTAGCATCTAAACTACCTGCTACTCTTACGTGTTCAAACTTATTCCAATATTCAAATGCTGTTTTCTTTTTGTAATACATTTGTGTAAAGTTTGTTGTGTAATCCATATTGACATCTGTCTTGCCCATATCAATCCATTTATCAAGTATATGATAATGCTCTTTTGTAATTAGTGGCTCGCCACCTGCCCAATAAACACGTTCAACACTTTCTAATAACGGATCAAGTTCGTCCATAAAACTAGTCATATCTTTACGCACTTGTAATATTTTAGGATGATTAAGTTCTCCATACATTTGTTTGTGATCTTCAAACCAGCTACTGCTGAACTGTGGGCCACAACTACGACATTTCAAATTACATAAATTACTGAAACGTATATCCATATATGCCATATTTACATCACCAGCACTGCCATCTTCAGCTGTGTTCATAACTTTCTGCCAGTGTTTTTCTGAAAAGTTATTGATACTGCTGTTACGCAATGTTTGCATACCGTTTTCTTCTAGTTCATAACAACGTCTACATTCTTGACTTGGTTGTCCTGACAACATATTCAAACGTATTTTACGCATTTTATCGCCGTTCCAAACGTCTTGTAAAGTTTGTGTTTGTGTGTTGCCTATAGGATAATCTGGATCACTCATACAGCAAGGATATGTAAAGCCAGCAGGCCACAGATGCATATGTACCCAAGGCATCATACAAAAATGTTTGTTTTCCTTTACACTAGACATACAAATCCTTTAGTTCAGGAAAAACCTTTAAAAAGTTTTCGCCACGCTTCATATCCATTTTTTGCATCTGTACTCTAAATTCAGGTATCAAATGTGTATCATCACTATTATACATAAAGTTTACAATGTTGTCGAGTCCATTATGCAAAAATTCTCTTCTTTGAGGATACATTTTTCTTTTATCAATATCTTGCTTGAGTAATTCAATATTTTCTTTTGCTTTTGCTTTAATTTGTTCTGGCAATATTGTACAACTCATCCATTCTGGACCAACCAACAAATTACTTAAATTAATATCATAGTCAGTAGGAATGTTGTGTTCAAACAGATAATTTACAATATGACGCAAGTCAACAACATTCAACGCACTGATAGTTGGGTTTGGTTGTATAACCACACCTTTATCATAACTGTGTTCAAAATTATCACGTATCCAACACAAGTTTGTAAACACTGTATCCCAAGTTTGTCCTGCTCTTGTGTATTCTGCTTTGCGTTCTACTTGGTCTAAACTTACACAATAAAAAATATTATCAAAGTGCTGCCAATAATCTTTTATGTGTTTGCCTTTAAGACTTAGGCGTGTGGCGTTGCTGTTATATGTCAGTCTCGGTTTGAGTCCACGCTCTATAAGCATATCTAGCAATCTATAATGCTGTGGCATAAACAAACTTTCGCCGCCTGTAAAGTATACTTCTTCGATGCTAGGTAAAACATCTTCTATTTCTTCCCACATATCTTGGTGGTTAATTTGTACTATTTCTGGCTTGCCTATTAAATCTTCAGACCATTTACTACTGAAATGCGGTCCACAACTTCTACATTTCATATTGCACAAGTTGCTAAATCTAATATCAAAGTAGGCCAAATTCATTTGATCTACTGTGCCATCTTCCTGTGTTGTTTTGACTAAATTGTAGTGATGATCATACTCAGTGTTGAACTTATGTCTATAACTAATAATACCTTGCTTGTCATAGTTTGTGCATTTAGCACAACCTTCGCTTGGCTCATTGGAAAGCATACGTAAACGAAGTTCACGCATTTTTTTACTGTTCCACGCACCTTTTAGTCCACTGCGATTGATATTATCAACAGGCATATCCCAATGATATATACAACACGGATACGCATCTCCTGTTTGCCAAACGCTCATATGTGTCCAAGGCGCCATACAAAAGTTTTCTTTAAACTCTGACATTTACCTCGTGGCTCTTAACAATCTTTTTTCTATGTCCAACCAGCTAATGAGTCTATTGTAAAAGTTGTCATAGTTACTATATAATTTATCTACTGTTTCCTTATTTAATTTATTTCTATATTCACTAATATCAGTGTATTTAATGTTACTTAACAACGCACTTGCTTGATCAAAGTTTTCTACTGCTTCTATGCCAAAGAAATCCTCAAATGTATGATAACCGTTTTCTCTTAGTAGCCAATGATGTTGTTTGTTGCCTATTACATAAAATGGATGGCAGTGTACAATTGCTTTGAATGTTTTTTCTGTGAGAAAAGTATGTCTAAAACTACTTTCAGTAACAACACTAAACAGACTATCGTTGTAATAATCATATATTGTTGAATTATAATTAATAGGATCAGAACTTAATTTATCTAAGACTGCGCCTTCGTATGTATGATTCAAAAAATGTTGATATTCTGGATGTAAACTGCTGGGAATATATTTCATTACAAAACTACTTCTGGCCATCCTATTGTATTCTTGTATATCTAGTATAGGTAAATGATAACTTGAATGACTTTGCTTGTGCATTTTCATTCTATATAAATTAAAATAAAACCAAATCCTGTGTGCTTTTTGATTTCTATTCAAACACAAAAACTTTTTTTGTGCATCTAAATTAATTGCACGTCTGTCTGTTGCATTAGGTAAAAAACGTTGATGATATCTTGTAAAACTTTCCCAATAATCTATATAAACAAATTTTAAGCCAAACTGGTTTTCTAAATGCGAATAACAACTTGTTACTATGATAACTTTTTCTTTGTTAATACGCTGTTTAGAAAGTTCTTTTAGTATTTTAGCATAATCCATTTCACCTTCAAGTATGCTTATCATAACTAAGAAAGTGTTAGTGTCATTGTTTATTTTTTGTATTGTGTCAAAACTTAATTTTATTTTATATGTCACAGGCATATTTACAGACAGCATAATAAAATTTGTATCGCACTTAATTTTATCTATTCTGTTTAAATTATAAAAGTTTCTAAATGTAAAGTCATCAAAATGCCCAAACATATTTTCTAAACTGAATCCTTGATCTATAAATTCAGTGCCTAATGCTGTTTGTCCGAAGGGGTAAGATTTGATGTTTGCTAGAAAAAAGCCGTGAGTCATAATGTATTATATAACAACTACTTCTTTTTTGCAAGTAGTTTTTCTCTATGTGGTTCTAAGTACTTTGCAACCATATCAAAGAATGTTATGTTTTCACCTGGTACATCAATAATAGTATCAGCAGGAACACCAGCAGCATCAGCAAACTCCTCTGGACTATTGTCTAATACTGCTTTACGCAATGCTGTTGCACTGCTTAATCTTGGTGTAGGTTTTGTTTCTATATCTTTGAAATTGTAGGTTCCGTGTGGACCTTCTTGACCATTGTATTGTGCAATTGTTTTTGGCACCCAAGCTTCGTCTGTAAATAGAACAAGAGTTGCATTAGGATGCTTTGAATATAACTCACTTGCAAGTGTGAGCCAACTTTGACTGAAAACAATGTGTTCTGATACTTCAGGCATAATTGTTTCCATTGCAAGAACTTTTACTTGTGATGGCAGCGGATCTTTAGGACCAACTGTTCCTGCATTAGTACCTACATACCAATGTGTTTCTTTTGCTGCCATTTCCCAAGCTGCCTTGTGACCTTTATGTGGCGGATTAAATCTTCCAAATATAAGACCTACTGTTTCGCCTGGCGCTTCGAAAAGTTCTCTTAGTTTCATTCTTTAGGTTCTCCTGCATAATAGCAAGCCAATTCAATTTTGTAAAACTGATTTTCTTGATACTTTGCCCATTTGTCAGGACTAATTAATTCACTGCATTCAGCAAGTGTCATTGGTTCTTGGTTTACATATTGATTGCCAATGTATACCCATTCGCCTAATTCTGTTTGTCCCCACATACTAATTACTAATACTACCATATCTGTTATATTCATCTGCTTCTAGACCTTTCCTGCATTATTTGTAAAACATCCGTCGCATAATTTCTAGCTCGCTGGTTACGAGGACCTGCTGGACCTCCATTGTAAGTGGCTGCTACATCAAAAAATGTTTTTGCTCCATATTTGTCTCTTGCGGCTGCAAGATATCCAACACCAACTTCTGCTATTGCTTGTGGATTAAACTCCATTAAGTCATCTTCAGTATAGTCAGTACCGTATATACTATTTACTTCATCCATTGCTGGCTTACGTACTTGCATTATGCCATATGCTTTATGTTCAAGATTCTTATCACCTATTGCCATAGGATCCATATTACTTTCTTTTTGTGCAATTGACATAACAAAATCTTTGTTTAATCTATATTTTTGTGCATAGTGTCCAAGTAAATTTACAACATCTGTTGCTTTCCACGCACTTATTTTAGCACGTTTTTTGATATCAGGGTCAACACCTCTTTGAATTTTTGTTGGTAATGGTTCAACGCCTGTATCAATTTTTACTATCATAGTAATAGTTTCTCTACCAGCATCGCCGTCTACTTTTAGTCCAGCATCGCTTTGAAAGTTTCTTACTGCTTGAGTGGTTTCTGGACCATAAATGCCATCTACTTTGCCTGAATCATATCCGTTATCATTCAACCACGTTTGTAGTTCTTTAGTTGCCTCTTTGTCTCCGCGACTGTACAATCCTCTAGACATATTAGGATCCAAGTGCTGAAACTTATTTGTCAACTCAAGCAATTGCATTGTTATTCCTCAGCATAATACGGATTTTCAGGATCCGCATCTCCTGCTTCATCAGGCCACCAATCTAATGTATATTTCATACCACGCTCAAACTTGTCTTTCATACCAAGTATACGCTTTTCGTATTCTTCTTTTTCTGGTTCTGCTCTGCCTGCTACTACATCCATAACAAAATTAAGTGTTGTTGCATTTGCTGTAAGGCTACCACAACGTGCGCCTACTTCATTCTTCAAATGGTCAATAAGTATACTACCTGAGCACTTTGCTAGTTCGTCTGATAAACTTTCTGGCACTTCCATATCAACATAGCTGTATACAAAATCATAATGCGGTGCTGGTGATCCGTGTAAGATATATTCATCTCTACATACTACACGTTTGAATCCATCAATGTTATGCCAAACTGTTTGTTCGTCAGTCATTTCATCAGGAGCACCAAATGTTTGTTCCAAAAATTTGCTGTAATCAACTGCTTCCTTATGGTCCCAATTATTATAGCTTGCTTCTTTTATAATTTCTCTATATCTCAAGACGGTGTCCACCTTTTCCTTGGTACTAATTTAACATTACCAAATTGTTTATCCATTCCCCCGTAACGTACTCTTCCTTCTCCATTAGTGTCCCAAATGTCTCCTTGTTCGCCTTCTACTTGATCAATAATTTGATCTTTCATACGTTGTATCATTTTCACAAGTTCGAATATAGCACCTATTGCTTTTGTACGTTGGTTTAGTTCGCCTATTTTGGCCTGTTTTGGTGCGCTTACTTTACTGCTTTCTAACCATTGGAAGAAATGCTGTTCACTTAGGCTGTCTAATTGTTTTGCTTTTGCTGTTTGATTTACATATGTGTAAATTATATTTTTTAGATCACTTAGGCCAGGTACACTAGCCAAAAATTCATCTATTTTAGGTCCGTGTGTTTTGACAAACGATTCTACTTTATCTATTGCTGATGTGTTTACTTTTACTGGCTTTGTATTGTAAACTGGTCCTAAAACAATAACATTTGGATTGGCATTAAACGCACTAAAATCTTGCATAGGTTCCTGTGTTGCATCTGCTGCACCAAACTCTGGAAAATAAGCGTGTCCAACAACCATTATATTTGCTTGTGAAATCTGTCTTCCTAAATCGCTGTCTGCTTTGACGTGATAGCAAGTTTCACTTTTTGGATTTGGACAAAAAGTATATACACCATTCTCTTGTGTAGGTTGATCCAAAAATAAACCATCTGCATATACATAACCTACAAAGTCACTTGGTGTTGCTTTATCAAAGTCGTCATATAAACTTGCAAATTTATTGCCAAATTCTCTACGAGCAGCAACTTCTTCTGATGTTTTAGGATTACCTGATTTGTTTATAATAAAGTCTGCAACTTCTTCTGCACTTGTAGCGGCAGCACCTTTGCTCCAAGCATTATGTCCTGCCAATACAAGCGGACCGCCTTTTTCTGCTCTACCCCAATATATCTGCGGATTGCCATCCCACTTCATACGAATGCTGTTGCTGCCTTCTTGTGTTGCAAAGTCTTTCAAATGTTCTAGAGCTTCAATTGTTCCAGCACTGCCATAGAAAAATACTAGATCTTCTAAATGGTTAAATGCTCTACCAAGTTGTTTGGCTTCAATTAGCTCTGCATATCTCATAGCATTCTCACACTGTTCAAACTTAATCCTGCTAGTTGTTTAATTCTATTCAACTCTAATGATTCTGTTTTCCAGTTACGATCTTGTTCTAGTTCTGCCATTAATGCATCTGCTTCTTGTGGTGGCAACTTTGCCATTATTGTTTCTAAACTACCAAGATCGTTAGCATTGGCAGCATCTCCTAACAATGCTTTTGCAATATCATTTAGATCGTTAGAAATAAATTCGCCTGCTTTATTTTGTTCTGTGCGGTAAAATAAACCTTTCCAAGCACTCCACAACATACCTTTGGCTTTTGCAAGTTTTGCGATAGCAAGTTGCTTGTGTATACCTTTATACTTAGAACCTTGTGGAATATCGTGTTTATGGAATTTACTTACAACGGCTGCATCATCAACCACCATTATATCTAATTGATGACTTTCGCCGCCAAGTGGCATTTGTACGTGTACATTTGTACCTATAACTTTTGTATTGAAACCTCTTTGGGTAATATAATCACTCAATGCTTGTTTTGCTTCTTTTACATTTGTGCTTTTAAAATAGCTTATCACAGCATTAGCATCAACAATAACATCTAAATCACCAGAACGTTTACCTGGTGTAGGTGTTGCGGCACTGCCCACAGGAATACATTCAATTCCTGTGCCTTTGAGAATCTTATTATTGACTAGATCCAAAAGTTCTTCTATAGCATTGTGATCAAAATCACTAGTACCATCAAATACTCTGCCGCCCATCATTTTCTCCTATTATAGAGTATTTATCGCATTAAAAAATATAACATAAAGAACTTATTATGTCAATCTTTTTCTATTTCACAACCACCCTTGTGTCCACAATGCGGACAATGAAAAGTATATCTATCAATACACATTCTTTCCATAGTTGCATAGGTGAACCAGTTTTTACATTTACCACAAGTTAGATGCCAAATAGTTTCTTTAACGGCTTTGAACATTACTTTCTCTTTATTCTGAAACAGCCCTCAGGCGAATGTATAGCAGAAATAAGTTCATCCCACATTTGTGGATTCATTTCTAAAATAAACTCCACATCTAGTTCTTCATCATCTTGGGTTATATAGACTGCGTCTTCGTATGCCCGCACTTTAATATCACCGTGGGTACCGGTGTCGTCCATAACAGTTATGCAAACCTCATCGTGTTCAAACTCTACTGTATACATAAAGATATTTATACATCAGTGCTGGAGTGGGTGACTGGACTCGAACCAGCATAACACGGATTTGCAATCCGGTCCGTAACCAATTCCGGACACACCCACTTAATGGAGCGGAATACCGGATTCGAACCGATTCCATCAGCTTGGAAGGCTGAGTCCTCTCCCAGGAGAAATTCCGCATTTGGCACAGGTGGCGAGATTCGAACTCGCTCAGCTTACGCACTGGTTTTGGAGACCAGCATACCTCTCCAACTGTATCGCACCTGCATTGTGGTAGCCCGTAGGAGAATCGAACTCCTCTTTCAAGGTTGAAAACCTTGCGTCCTAACCGATAGACGAACGGGCCACATATGGCGGACGGACAGGGATTCGAACCCTGGGAACGCTTTACACGTTCAACTCCTTAGCAGGGAGCCGCTTTCGACCACTCAGCCACCCATCCACAACCTATTTAGTCAAGCGTAAAATTCAAGTCTTCTAAGTCTTCTCGTAAAACAAAATCATCCGGTAAGTTTACGCCATTGCCTTCACGAATATGATCAACTATTTGTTTCACGTCACTAATGCTAAAATTTGTATGCTTCTTGATTACATTTCTTGCTTCTACAAAGTTTGCATTTGGTTTATATCCAATTACCATCATTTTGTTTTTACTCCAATATCATCCAGCATCTTTGATGCTAACGAAGTAGTACGCAACTGTGTTTCAAGAAACTCCATTTCGTCACATATTGCATTCGTTTGAATTGCTTCCCAAAGTGTGCCGTGTGTTTTGTATGGCTGTGTAAATGTGCCTTCAACACTGTAAAATTTCATAAAGTCCATATTGCTTACTCCTACATAAACAATTTACATTACTTTACAATGCAAGTCAACCTTATTTAGAATGATTGTCCTAACTTTTTTTCTATATATTTAGGAAGAAACTCTTTCTTTAAAGGATTATACCAACCTACAATTCTACCTTGAGGTGCATCAAATAATTCTTTAAGAGGTTTGTTTGTTACAACTTGACCAGGATTCAACCACGCACTAGTTTTCATTCCGCTTGCTATGTTTGAGTGATGAAATCTGGCTGCAAAATTATTTGCCTGTACATAGGTCATATGTTTGTTTTTCCAAACTACGTGTGGATAAGCATCTTGTCCTGTACCCATTGCAATGTTATTACCAACTAGTTGAAGTTTTTCGTGCGGAGAAGGTAATCCTGTGTCTTCATAACCATATTTTGTTAGATTGTTATCAATATGACTTATTTTTACTGAATCCTGTTGGGGAGCAATATGATATGCGTTAACATAGACATTTTGAGGCATCCAATTTTTTAATATCCATTGCTTTGTTTCGTATAAAGTTTGTAATGTTTCGTGTGGTAAACCTGCTATTAAGCTAACAGTACCTCTATATAATTTACCTTTATAAAAATCTAGAACATCAAGCAACCCCTGTTTTATTTTATCAGGATGCATACCTTTTTTTACTGCTTTTCTTGTATCGTGATTAAAACTTTCTATGCCATAGAATTGTCCTACAAAGTTCATTGCTTCCAAAAATTCTCTATCTTGTGGTCTAGCAATCCACAAATCAAGTCTTATGTATCCAACAAAGTACGGTGTAAAATCTAGCTTTTGCACTACCTCAGCATATTTTTGTATTTTTGCTGTTGCATCGTTGAATGTTTCATCACTACACAAATATTTGTGTACACCAAAGTTATCATAATTATATTTCAGATATTCTTCAACACTTTTAACATCTCTAGTGTAATCACCTTTTACTCCCAAATTAGGTAAGTCGCAAAACGCACAAGCAAATTTACAACCACGTGCAAATTCCATACCTACCATTTCCCAGGGCATTAAATAATCTCTTTTTTGATATCTTATGAAAGGATCACGCATAGGTGCCGCCCCGCCATCACTGTGGCAATTAATTATATTGCCGTTAACTAATTCAATAGGATTACCGTTACTAAATTTCCATTTTAGAAACTTTTCTAGTTGCCATTCTGAATATCCTGCAAAGTTATAATCAACCAACGGCTGGCTCTGTTTTGTATAGAAGTTTTGTGCGCCACTTATTATCATTATGTCTGGGTGATTATTTTTAACCCAAGACATAATTTCTTTAAATTCTTTACGCCACCATAAGAATATGTGGCTAAAGCCTATAAATTTTGTTTGTTTATTGATACGTTGTCTTAGAAACTCTAATATAGTTTCTTTATCAAGGATTTGACAATAGTCAAGGACTTCGCAATCCCAACCTAAATATCTTAAATGGCTTGCAATTCTATGTCCACCGTGAGAGCGTTGAACAGCATTGCTCAAAATTAAGCAATGCATTAGCCATCAACCCATTCCACTTCATCAACGTCCCAAATGTCATTAAATGAAACAACAAATTGTTCTGACGAGGACAAATCCTGAAGTTTAACTAATTTTTGATCTACATCACGTAGTAAAATTAGTCCAAACTTTTCTTCTTTGTCCTCGCCTAACTTATATTTGCAGGCATAAGTTTCGCCTGGGGTTATGTCTAAAATATCAATCATTCTTATCAAACTCTACTACGTTATCTGTACGAACAATACTTAGCTTTGGTTTCTTAACATCTTCGAAAACACGATCAAATGTTTCGTCAATATCATCAGGTAAGTTATCTAAATCAAAGTCTAGCTTTTCTTCAATTCGTTCAAGTCTGTCTATAATATCATATAGTAGTGTAAAAATTTCTTGACTAGCCATTACTTTGCTCTTAGTGATACTTCTACTGGTATTTGATCGCCAATACGATAATCGTTGAAGGTATATGCTTTACCTCTATGTCCTTGCCATTCAAAATGAATAACAAAATCTTTTACAACTGTAACTTGCTGTCTTGCCATTACTTCTGTACATTGACGTTCTGTACGATAACCAGTTACAACTTTTTTAGATTTTTTATTGTCGGCTGCAACTACGCCGCCTAAAATTGCACCTATTGCCGCACCTTTGTCGTCACCTGCTACACCTTTACCTAGCAAGCCACCTAAAATCATACCGCCTAATACATCTCCACCACTAGCACCGCTGCCTTGTGTTTGTCCGTAAATAGGAACTTGTACGTCTTGACATTGTGTGGTTGGTGTGTTTTGTATACGTGTTTCGTATCTTGGTTCAACACCTGTAATACGTGCGTATACTGTGTCAGCAACTGCGCTCGTTGCTGTAGTTGCTAAAATTGCTGTTGTAATTAATAGTTTTTTCATATTAGCCTCTCTCTGTGTGCTTATATTTATTTAACACGATAAACTGATATACTGTCATCAGGATTACGCCGAGTGGCAAACTGTCCACCATTTCTACGTTGCCAGCTATAAACAGCACTTAAAATTGCACTGCCTCCACTGTTGTTGCGTTTTGCGGCAGGATCATTGCCGGGAACATTAAATGCCTGTCCTACTTTCATATCAGGAAAAGGATATTTACACTTAACGTGATTACGTGCCGCTGGCACTGTTGCTTTATATAGTTTATACATTTCAAGCCTTTCTTAATTGCCTATGCTTTTTTATAGCAAATTAACAAATAATTGTCAACCTATATTTTCCAAAATCCTGAAATTTGTAGCGTATATTTAGGCTTCAATCCTGCATTTGCACTTAGGTGTAAATGATCACTATCCCAAATAAATCCTTCACCGGCGTGCCAATGTGTGCTTGATTGCCATTCTTTATATGTGTCTTGATAATGTATTATATGTCCTGGCTGCCAATCTTCTAAATAGATGTTTGCACGTACTTTTTTCCTAGTATCATCTGGATACATATTTTTTATTTTAAAAAATGTATCTCTATGCATTGTAATTGTGTTACCTGGTGGTTGCAAAATACTGCTTACAGTGACTATATCTATATTTAATTTTTCGCCTAAACTAGCATAATCAACATCACCGTCATCAAACCATAGTTGCTGTATCTTAGTATTGTCTTCACTGTAGCTATCTGGAAAGCCGCCAAAAGTTTTGTGAATATCTTCTTGTTCACGCACCTGATAACTGATACAACTACCTTTGTGTTGTTCATAATCTGCGTTTAAGAAGGTGCTAAGATCAAAATTTAATTTGGTTGTAAGTATCAATAGTTTGCTGTGTCCTCTGTTCCGTTACCATAGTACTTATCAATTTCAACTGCTGTAACTCTATCATAACGGAAGCTACGCCAAGCACTAGGCTCAATATCTATAGCCCATACAACAATGGTTTTTTCTTCTAAGTTACGTATTTTAGTTTGGCTTAGTTTATCGTCACGTTGTGCAGGTGGTAACATACTAGGAATAAGTGTGCATTTCATTTTACGTTCATCACCACTTAGCTTCTTAAATGTTACATCAACTATTTCTTTACCCAATGTTTCTACTAATTCTTCTCTAGTAGGAATACCTTTGAGTGCCGCTACTGTATCAGCGACTTTCGATGACTTTGTCTGCGAGTCCATTTTCTACTGCCTCTTCTGCACTTAAAAAAGTATCAAATTTCATTGTTTCAAATAATTCTTCATATGTCTTTTCAGCCGTATTATGACGCACATATAATTCAGTAAGACGTTTGTTTAATCGTTTGCTTTCTTCAAAATGTCTACGTGCATCTTCAAACTCAAGCTCTTGTACGTGTACACTACCGCTCGTGCCTCTTGTGCCTGAACTTACCCTATGAATCATTGTGCGTGATTCTGGTAAGACATAACGATGTCCTGGTTCACCTGCTTGTGCTAAGAAACTACCCATACTTGCGGCTTGACCCATTACCATTGTATGCACAGGTGTCTTTACAAATTGCATTGTGTCATAAATTGCAAGTCCTGATGTAACGCTGCCACCTGGGCTGTTTACATACAACTTGATTGCTTTATTTTGATTTTGACTTTCTAAAAATAGCATTTGTGCTACAATAAGATTTGCCATTGTGTCCTCAACAACACCTTGCATCATAATAATTCGGTCTTTCAGCAGTCTACTATAAATGTCATAACTGCGTTCACCTTTAGATTCACTTTCTACAACAATAGGTACTAGTGGCATTTGCTCTCCTTTTTTATTATTTTACATTATTTTTTGATTTTTGTCAAATATTTCTGCTTTACTGATGTGAGATATTCTACCATTGGATGATACAGAAAATTTTTATAGGATTGATTTCTTGACATATCAAAAATTTCAGTTTCTCTATACAATTTCATAGCACCTTCTTTTGTAAAAGGCTGATCCATAGCAAGTTTTATAAATTTCAACACAGAATCTTTTTGTTCTCTCCATCCCCAGTCTTGTGCTTCAATTTCGTCATACACTGGTTTGAGTATTTTTGTAGGTAGGTGCCCAATATGTATACCTCTATAAACTGGATAGACATCGCTCCACGCTAATCTAAATTCAGTATCAAAACTGTGTATCCATTTCACCCAATCTACAATGTTATGTAAATTGTGTGCTGAAATAACATAGTTAAAATCTAAAACTTCTACATTATCTAATGTTAGATATTTTCTAATGTTGTTATCTAATACTTGAAAGTCTGCGTTGTGTCTAATGTACTCATAAGTCTTACCAGTGCCGTCAACACTGAAAGTATGTGCATTGCTTTTGAACTTTGATATTACATTAATTACTCTATCATCTATAACAGTTCCGTTTGTATGAAATTCTAAACTTGTGCTAGGTGCGTTGCCCTTTTGTATATACAAATTCAGTAGGTTCATAACGTGTTTGTCATAAAAAGGTTCACCGCCGCTGGCTCTGATAGTTGTAATTTCGCTTGTGTTTTTTTGTAACCATCTAAACTGTCTTGATAGATGTTGGTTTCTACGGGGGTATTTGTGTGTAAAGCCGGATGTAATATTTTGTATTTCTTCTTTTGTGCCTTGTTCTACAAACTTATCATAATCTTTGTTTAATTGGTTACTACTGGATACATCACACATTCTGCAAGCCAAATTACATACATTGCTTAATGTAAGATCTATTGTTCTAACTTTTGGATTTTTTAATTCTTCTACAGACACTTCTGGACTGAACATTCTGTAACTAGGCTGTCCTCTATCCTCCATATCCCAACAAACTTTGCAAGCAGGATTTCTAATTCCTTGTAATGCATCTTTGCGTAAACGCTTCCAAGGCTTGCTATCAAAAATCCAATCTGGTCTATGTGATGCTAATCTATATAATGGAATACCTGTATGATCAAAGTTCAACATCATACAACACGGACTAGTTGATTTAAGTTTGCCCTCTTCGTTCCAAAGTTTCAAGGTCATTTCCTTGAATGGGTAGCCGCAAAATGTGTTATCTTTCTCTGGCTGCTTTTTCAAGTGATTGGATCCTAGCTTTCAAAACAAGACTTTCAACAAGGATTTTAGTCATACTCGCCATCATAATTGTTTCTCTGTATTGTTCTGGTGTTTCGTACATTTGTGTCAGTACGTTATTTGCAACCATATCGTAAGCATCATCTTCAGACATATTCAAAAAACTATAGTCCAGTGTGTCTTTGACATCGATGTCTTTTGCAAGTGCTGTAATCTTTCCTATTGCTTCAGTTTTTGTTAATGTATCTGTCATTGGTCTGTATACCTCGGCCATTTTGTTCTAAAGTTATCTGCGTCTGATTTGTTTTCAAAATTATATGTATCTTCGTACACATTGGTGTAGTCAGTAACGTCCCATTGGTGTTTTTCTAATGTTTGTTTACACCATTCTTTGCCATAAGATCTTAAATCACTGTGTAATCTCACAGTGTGACCAGGCTTCCAGTTTAGTTTATACTCAAAAATTTCAATTGGTGTCAATGTAAATATCCATAATTACGATCATCGTTAACATCAACACCCCACTTCTCTTTGAGTAATTGTACTATAGGTTCTGGAACATCTTCATCTTCGTGTCCTGCAGGCACCCAAATGCCTTTTAGATTACCTTGTTGGTCTAAAATAAAACCATAATCATCGTCATCTAATGTTTTATCAAAACCTAAATAATCGTGACTCATAAGTCCACACTCCCTAATGCAAAGTATCTGTTCTATTTTTATTTTCGTATTCTTTGATGCAAATAATATCCTCAGCATTTCCATCATAGGTATTTAAAGCATCATCTAAATCCATTGCGTAAATGTGATATTCAATATCACTTGTTTCTACAATAAAAGTTTTAATCATCTGCCTTTTCCCAATGCTTTAAAATTTCCATTTTATCGCCTACACCTTTTGTTCTTAAATATCCTTCCAAAACCAAACTATCAATAGTAGCTTCAACTACATCTTTCATATCTTTTCTGGCTTGAAAATGTCGTCCAACAAAAGTAAAAATTAGAGCAGTTCCTAGTAACCAGTAGGTTACCTCATTATAAAATATATCAATCATACTGTATTTACACCTTTAGCTTCCGTAACTTTACATAGTTTAACCTTGTCATAGGCAAACCACTGTCTCGTTCTTTATCTATACCTTTTACACGACCAACAATTTCATATGTTTCGCCGATTGCATACATTTCTTTTTTGGTAAAACAAACTAGGTCTTTGCCTATTGCACCAAAATGCAAAAAGGCACTATCACCAAAATCATAGTTGTTCAACGGAATAATTTTCAATATTTCAACATCCACTGGATCTGTAATATTTTCTGTAAGACAAACACTGTTTGCAAACTCTGTTTTCAATCTTTGTTTGTACACTTTATCTTTAACTTGACGTTCAATAAACGCTGGCAAATAAGCAACAAGACCAATACGTCCTATTGGTAATTCATCACTGCTGTAGGCAGCAAACAAGTCTGCTTCGAATTGTGGCAGTTCACCCATAGCCAAAAGTGTATATCGACGCATATGTTTTGCACCAGATTCGGCTGCATCTTTATCAGCTTTGACAACTTTCAAAGGAGTAAAGTCTTCTGGAATAAAAGGACTTTGTTCGTTCTGTGAACTTGCAGTGTATGCAATTAGTTCTTTGTTACTATACGTAGGCGGTGATTCGCTATGTCTTTTAGTTAGTTTTTCATAGCCTTTGTTTACTCTATAAGCCGCATAAGCAAGCTCTATCAAGTATTCTGTTTTATAAGTTGTCATATCTTTTATCTTTGCCTTTACTTTTGCCATATAGTGATCATATATTTTTATAGCAGGACTATCATCCATTGTCAACCATTTCTTGTAAGAAACTAATCTCAGGATCTTTGTGACTCCAAGCAAAACCCTGTGATTTAAACAAACCTAAACCAGGGTCTATATCGTACACTTTACTCCACTCGCTGTTGCCCATATTTTCTGTGCTAGTTGCCAATATAGTTTTGTCTGTTTCTAAATAAAAATTCCACCATTCATCGCATTCCATTAGCGGGCCTTCAAGCATAGTAGTATAAGTTTGGATACGGTCAACTAAGTGACTGCGATTGATACCCATACGACTTACTCTTTTAAAATTGTGTTCTTTAAAAACCTGTAGTGCATTTTCGGTAATACCAATTACTCTCCACGCATTAGGATTGACAGCAAACAGCTCTCCTAGCATACGATAACGCTTGCTAGTAGGTGCTCTCATTTTTCTAATTAACAAAAAATCGTGATAAAAGTCTTGTGGTTGCATCATAGTTCCTCAAACAAAGTTTTATCTAGTGTTGCAAATTGTTTGCTCATCTTTTGATACATCTTTGGATCTTGTTCAATCAATATTGCATTTCTATTGCATTCTTTACAAGCAAGTCCTGTGCTGCCGCTTCCTGCAAATGTATCTAATATTGTATCACCTTCGTTGCTTAATAATTCAATAAAGTATTGTAATAATTCCACTGGCTTTTGCGTTGGATGTATTTTGTTAACAATGCCTCCACTGAATGTAATTGTATTTGGTATAATTGCTTGTATTTTGCCATTTTCAACTTTGCGTTTTGCAATCATTTGTTCTGCTTCAAATAGTGCGTCAGTAAAAATTTCATCCATACTTTTGTTGTTTATATTGTTTTTTACCATTTTATAAACAATACTACTAACTTTATCAGCAACTGCATATCTATCTACAATGTTGCCCCAGTCAGTAGCACTATTGAATGTTCTTGGTCCTTTAGGCTTTATACCCCACAAAATATATTCGCAACCACTCACAGGATTTACTTTCCTATTGAACGGAACTGCTGATGGCTTTTTCCAAGTAAAAACACGCTTGGGCTCAAAGCCATTTGCCTCCATAATTTTATATAGGTAAGATACATATTGATCACTTATGAATACTGCAAAGGCAGCACCTTTACGCATTTTTGTAAACCAAAGTTTGCTCCATTCATCAAGTTGTAATAAAAATTGTTCGTGTGTTACACTATCCCAATCTTCTTCAAAACCTTCACCAAACTTTTGATTGTGTATTGTGTTTTTGTTTTCACCAGTTTCTTTATCAACCCATTCAGGCTTTGCACCCTTGTCGCTTATATTATATGGCGGATCAGTAAGTAATAAATCTATGCTATCATCTGCAACATTATCAAGTTGTTCTTGCATAGCACCTTGATAAGTTGTAATCATTATAGACCTTTCAGTGGCTCAACGCCCATCCAATTGTGCCACGCTTTTGTAGCACGACTCCAATAAACTGTTTTCCAATTAGCAACATCGCTAAAGTTAGTTTCTTTAATTATACATTGATTGTTTTCAATGTCAAGTACAACAAACATTGGTTCATTTAGAAACTGTGTAACAATTGTACTTATTTCTTTGGTAGCAGTTTCACCCCACAAGCGACTTACCAAAGTATTGATTGTAAAATCAATAGGATCTAAACTGCCTTCGTTCCATAATGCTTCAGGACGTCCACCTGCATCAGGCATACCTAAGCCTTTGTGTTCTGGTGTTTTTTGGATATAATCATAAAACTCTTTGTATGATGTTTCAGCAACAAACTTTGCTAATGCATCTCTATCTGTACCGCCTATCCAATCAGTAATTGCTTCTACTTCAGGACAAAGTTCAGAGGCGTATTTTACAAAGTCATTCCTATTGTGTGTTGCAATACTGTGTAAAAATTTTCCTGTTGTAGTGTATGTGTCAATAAATTCTGCAAATGCACTTAAATTTACTTTACCACCAGTACCTCTGCCTTTTGCACTTACGCCTTGTCCATCTACATAAAAGTCTGCAATTTTGTGATTGCTGCCTTCTGGAAAGTATACAGTATGTCCTTTTAACACAAAAGAATATGCACAAAGAACTTCACCGTAATCGCTTGTAATTCTATTTACATCAGCTTCACGTATAGCTTCTAAACCTTCAATTGGCCATTCTGTTTCTACATTGTATAACAAACTTAGTAAGAAATCGCCAAACTCACTGCTTCTAATACCATCTCTAACTGCTGTTGCAAACTCTTGCTTGTTATCAAATGTTTTACCATTTAATCCGAGTGCATCAGGTGTAAATTGTTTACGTGACATATTACCATCTTTTGGCACATTGAACTGCACACCGACTTTTTCACCTTGAAAGTCTACAACTAATCCTTGATCTCCATAATCAGGACTTCTACTGAAATGTTTATAAGGCACTGACTTGTAGGTAAGTCCTACTTTGTCCAAACTTTCTTGCAACTGCTCAAATGTTTTCAGTCCACAATTACTTTTGAAACGCAAATGCACAGGTGTTTCACCGTTGTGTCTAGTTACACGCTCTTTATTCAATGGTAACTTTTCAACCAAAAAATTTCTAAGTTGTGTTTCTGGATACTTCATACCTGTGTCCACTTCCTACTTGCTAGTTTGTTTGCTTCAGCCCACTTGATAAACAAGCCTGTTTCACGTCCGTGTGCTTCTATTTCACTTGGTCTATCCCAATATTCAATATCACTTTCGTTGTTCTGTGTAAGCTCACCTAGCTCGTATTGCTTTACGTGTACAATTTCGTGTGCTATTGTAGTCAATAAATCACGCAATCGCAAACTACGTTTTATATCAATTTCATACTCGCCTTTGTCTACTTGTACACATCCGCCAAGGCTGTGTTCATTTGTAAGCCTGCGAAAGTAAACTTCAATGTCAGGATTGATATTGAACTTATTGCATACAAACTCTATAATGCTGTATGCATACCTACGTTGTTGTTTTGTGCCGCCTTGTACGTAAATCATAGTTGCTCCGGTGATACGCCTGTTAAGAAATACATTTTCTTTATTATATCATCCACATCACTTTCTGTCAACCAGCCTTTGACTGTGTCGTGTTCTGCTGTGATACCTGGTAAGTTAATCATAGTGTTGCCATTGAACACTCCGATCTCATAAAGACCTTTGTTGCCACCATAACTTCCACTATGTCTTACAATGCTGAGTTCATAGTCACCAAAAAATAAGATGACTTGCGTACCATCTAAAACTTGCTTAGGTTCAAAACTTTTGTATTCTAAAATCGCCATAGTGCCCTCCTGTGTACTAATTTTATAGCACACCTTAGATTGGTTGTCAACCTATAATCTTCGGGTAATACGGCCTTTTTCTAAATCATAAGGCGTCATTTCTATTTTTACTCTGTCGCCTGCAACTAGTCTTATCTTAAACTGGCGCATCTTTCCGCCTGTGTAACATATGACTACGTGTTTATTGTCTAGTTCTACCTTAAACATTTGATTAGGCAATACATCTATTATGTTGCCTTCTACTTCTATTATATCACTATTTTTAGCCATCTTTGGATTTTGTAATGGAGATGTTTCCTTCCTTATCTTGTGTAATCTTCAACACATCTCCAGGCTTCCAGCCCATTTTTTCACTAATTTCGTCTGGAATTTTCATTAGAACATTATCAGGATTATTTGGATCGTCTTCAAATATTTCTTCTACTTTATATTCTATCATATGCTATTTATGCTTTCCAAACTGCACCATAGTAGCCCTTGCCATTAGTATCACCGCCTTGGTTGTCAATTTCAACACCGTTGTATTCTACACTAGTGATAGTATCTTCGCCGTTCATATATTCCATTGTATATATTTTCAGTTTGTTTATGTCAAAGTCACCAACAGTTTCTATAACGCCATCAAAGAATTGACCTTTTTCACTGCTGTACATTTGTGCAATATATTCAGTGCCGTCTGGTGCTTCACTACATACATCCATTTCAACTTCAATATCAAGTTCTTCATTATCGATACTATCGCATATGTTTACATTTTCTATAACATCTGCAACCCATTTTGCACTGTAGTCATCTGATGCTACTTCATCAACAGTTATATTTGCACTGTTGTATTCAACACCCCAACTGTGTTCAAACTCTGTAGGTGCTTCGTACCAAGGACTACGCCATACTTCTCCATCAGCATCTGCGCTTTTCAAAAAGTCTGCGCTGTCAGGTACTTGTTCGATATCTTCAAACTCAAAATCGCCATCTTCAGCATTAACCATATAGTTTGTTAAATCACTATCGCCATTTTCTTCTGTAATAGGATTCCAAAATTCAAATGCTTCTTTGTTAATACTCATATAAGCTGACTCACCGCCATACCCACTAATTGTAACGTGGTAGAATCGCGGACCTTTTAGTTCTTCAACTAATTCTTGTTTTTCTTCACTGGTTGCCATTGTCTTTCCATTCTATATTCAGTCACGCATAGTGTAACATAAATATTCACGGAGGTCAACCTTTTTATGAATACAACATTAGTTTGTGTAGTTTGTGACAGAGATTTATGGAACTTTGAATTACTTGTAAGATCAATACATAAGTTTTTGCAACCTTGTAGATTAATATTCATTTACAACGAAGATGCAGAAAGATACCCGCATTTTAGAAAATGGTATAAAGATACCTGTGAGCCATTGTTGCAAAAGTTTGATGTAAAACTTTATCACAAGGAATTGTTTTTTAACGATTATGATTTGAACGATATGGAACATAGGTTACATACTGAGCCAATTTATAATCAACAAATGCTAAAACTATTTGTTGCAGATGTTGTGGTTACAGAAAATTATACAGTGTTTGATTGTAAAAATTTCTTTGTTGAACCTTGCAGAATTAATGATATAAAACAAACACACCCAGAAGATATATCTTATGCTGATCATTATTTAAGAACTTGGTGTATGGTTTGTTGTGCAAAACTTGATGTAAGATTTAGAGGTGTACAACATTTACAACTTAGTACAAATATTACACCGTTTATAATGAAGAAAAAATCAGTGCAAAAACTTATAAAACATTTCAAAGGTAAGAAAGAACTGCACAAATGGATGTTAAGTTGGTGCGGTGAATATTCTAATATGGCAGAATTTTATCTATACGAAATATTTTGTATTGCAAAAGATATACAAGATCCAGGAGAAGTACCAGGAAACACACTTACTATTTGGGAACATTGTTTTAAAGATCCACGAACACTAAAAGGACTTGACTTTTACGTCAAAAGTTTACAACACGCCGCTGAATGTATGGGCTACAAATATTTTGTAGCAGGATTACACACGCATACAAGAAAAATGTTAAGTCCAGATGATGTAAAATCATTCTTATCTTATTTTAATATGGACGACTGTTGGCCTGAGCGTGGCTGCCCCTTCAAAAAGGTTTTGTAATGCTAAATAGAAGTATAGCAGAGCGTGAGGGCGCACAAATATGGATTTTTTGACGTTAGTAGGTGATGTAGGATTTCCAATAGCTGGAGCACTAGCAGCAGGTGGATTTGTTTTTTTAACACTCAAATTCATTCTCGCTGGTGTTACAGGAAATGTAACTACATTAAAGAACATAATTGGTTCACTAGATAATAGGGTTCAAACTATGAATAACGATCTTGTTAAAATAGATGCATTACTAAGTTATGCACTTAATGTAAGACCAAACATAGATCGTATAGCAGCAAATGAAGGAAAAGAAGATGCCAGACGCGACTGATGATAAAGGTAAACTAGAAGTAAGTGTAAGAATACTAGGCAATGAACTAGTAGCACTAAGAATGGACGTAGACGATTTCAAAATGAAATGGTTAGTAATGGGAGTTGTAGCCATTGTAGCACTAGGTTGGGCTGCTGGTAATTTTGGACCAGAACTTATTAATATGTTCGGAGAATAAATGGAGTTTGATCTAGCAAAGGCAGTAAGCGAATATGGATTCCCTATCATTGCCGCTATGGGTATGGGCTACTTTATATATTTTATATGGAAATGGGTAACCACAGTAATAGATCCAGTGCTAGGTGAAACTATGGGGACACTGATCAAACTTGTTGATCGTGTGCGTATGCTAGATAATGATATGATACGATTAAACAGTAAACTCAGTATGGTGCTAGAAAACCGTGCAAAAATCGATAAAAATTTAGACGATGAGCAAAAAGAAGAGTTGAAAGAAATTGTAGGCAAGTATCAAAGCAGTAATGAACAATTTGATAGTACGGGTAACAAGCCTGAAAAGCAGCCATTAAAGAAAAGGACGGCTAGATGAGTGGTCCTGTTCGCAAGTGTAAAACGTGCGGACACGACTGCCATTGTGAGAAACCTGATTGTCCTGAATGTGTAAATGATGTATGTTTCAGATGTGATTGTGAAGACAAAATCGAACAATAAGTAATAGTATGAGATATTATATTGGACAATGCGAATATAAATGGTCGCACGTCAACAAGCCAATGGAAGTGTTATGGATAAGACGAGCAATTGGCGATGATATTTTCAAAACTGTAGAAGAAAATGACTGGCATTGGGTTTGGATACATTCAAATAGTCAAACTCTACCTGGCGATACATATTGCCGTTGTGACATCTACGTAGAAATACCTAATAGCACAAAGGGTACTTGGTTTATGTTAAAGTATCCGCAAGCACAACTAGTGGAGAAAGCATTATGATTTGGATGGACTATAGTATACACCAAGCAGGTCCTCATTTTAAAGTAGAAGGTGATTGGCCTGGTGAAGTAATGGGCGTTGCAGAAGATGGAACTAGGAAAGACAATTTCCTATACAAACCTGGTGATGTGTTCATAGTAGATGATTCAGGCTGGCTACGTAAAACTGATGAAGTTAATGCTCTATTGCTAAAGCACGAGAGTAACAAGTCTGAATAACATCGGCAACTCTGTCTGATACCATAGTTTCATAATGTGTATGCGGCAGTTCTATTTGCAACATATCAGTTCTTGCTTTCATACTTTCTATTGTAACAACACCATCATTCGGACCTCCGTGATATGGAACCATCCCACTTGTAGTAACAATCTGTGTCCAAGGAATACTTAAATCAATATTTAAACCAGTTTTAACAGGTACACTCCTACGTCCTATGTCTTTGAAAAGTGGATAACTAGGCACAATATACTTTGCCCAATCTGCTGTCCAGCTTCCTGCATAAGGAGTGCTTATACTTACACCTGCAACAATCCTATGTAACTGCGTTAGGTGTAGTGCATATAAGCCGCCCATACTGTGTCCTATTATAAAGTGTGGTCCTTTATTTTGTATTTGTTCGCTTATTTTATCTAAATTATAATCAAATTTATCTGCACTGCTGTAATTTACAAGTATTTCATTTTTGAAGTTTGTATGTTCACGTAAATAATTAAAACTTAAACTAGTTTGATTTGCTCCGTGTATCCAAATAACATTGAGATCATCCTCCGTTGTACGGATTTCTTCAGTTTGTTGTATGCCAAACCAATTTGCAAAATATTCTTTTAATGGTTGCATAACATTACTTACTTGTTGCTATGAATACACCATTCCAATCTTGAGGCAAATCTTGTGTTTTCATATACTCACAGCGTTCAATCCACATATCATAGTATTTTTCCATTCTATGATCAAAACTTGTGTAAACTGTTTTACACAAACGTATAGCTTCGTCAAAATCTTGTGCTTGGTATGCTATGTGCATTTGTTGATGTTTGCGTTGCGGTACTTTCCAAGCAGGCACAGTACGATCTAAAACTGTGTAAATGCCTAATCCTACTGATTTACCTTTAACTTGTAAGTCGTCTACTTTAAGGTAGAAGAAATCATCTTTGGTTGCTTCATATGTGTTTTCTCCAACAAGTAAGAGGCATCCATATTCTTTACATTTACTTTCGACTCTTGCCGCTGTGCTGACAGCATCTCCAAGGACGTCATAACTATGACGCTTAGTGCTACCCATTTCACCAATGTAGCCAAGACCAGTATTGATCCCAGCGCCCATACCAACTGCCGGCCGTCCCTCTGGTATAATAACATTTTTATTGAAGTCCTCTACTGCTCGCAACATATTTAGCCCTGTTTCTACGGCAGTATGTGCGTGTTTAACATCATCTATTGGCGCATTGTGTATGTGCATACTAGCATCGCCTATATACTTTATAATCATACCATCTGCATCTAGCACAGGTTTTGTTATTGCATCCATATAGCCATTCATTATTCTTGTTAGCCCTTGCACATCATCGCCAAATGATTCACCTAATGGTGTAAAGCCACGCAAGTCTGAAAAAACAATACTTACATCTTTCTTTATACCTTGTTTAACAAGCTCTGGAGACTCTTGTAATAGTTTAACGACAGTTGGTGATGCATATCCTTCAAATTGTTTTTTGATTGCTTGCTTTTGTAAAAACTCATCTATGAATTTAAGGACGTATCTTTGTAAGCCAACAAGTAATAGAAAAGCACTTATAGTAGCACCATCAATAAGAATATTTTGTGTATTGAAAACATAAATGCTAACTCCTGTAAACCCGCCCACGGACAATACAAAAAAGGCTATGCCTACATAAGTCCAACGGGCGAGTACGATTAACAATATACCTGCTGTGATAAGAGCTGCTAATTCAGCCCACTGTTCTGCATCAGGATGTCTGCTTATATTTGATTCATTAAAAACTGTACCAAGCATTGCTGCCTGTATTTGATGAGGAAACACACTGCCTGTTGCTGTTGCAAGCGGTTGTGTTACACCAGCGGCTGTAGGTCCTACAAAAACTATGCCGCCAGCAAAGTCATCTGGCAAATCTACTGCACTTACATTCTTAAATTTTTGACTCCAATCAACCCATACTTCGCCTGTGGGTGATGTTTGTATTGTGCCAAATTGTGGTATTCGTAATTTATCAACGCCTAGTGGTGATAGTTTTATTTGAAAACTAGGGTCTCCTGCTATGACACGCAGAACTTCCATAGTAACATTTGGATATAATGTGCCTCCACTTTCTACCACCAACGGTATGCGTCTAGTAACTCCGTCGATTTCCGGCCAGCTGTTCGTGATGCCTGATCCAACGGCGTTATTTTCGATATCCGGAACGTTTGCAATAATACCCGGAACACTAGGTATAAGATAAATGTAATCGCTGTTAACGATAGTAGCACCTGGATTAATTGGTTCATTTTTATTCTCCTCTGCACCTAACATTGTAATTATAACTGGTAGTTGCTGCATTGTCAATGCAAGTATTTCATCTTCTCCACTGCGATCTGTTTCGCTCATTAGGACATTAAAAACAACTAAACCTGCACCACGATTGTACAGGTCTATAATTAAGTCTCCGTAGTCGGCTCTTGGAAAAGGCCATTGTCCGTATTTGTCTATAGTAGCTTCGTCAATGTTTACTGCATATATATTATTTTCTACTGGTTCTTGGTTTACAATTAGCTGGTCAAAGTATCTTAATCTAATGCTTTCAATAAATGCTGGATTTAGATAAAACAAATACGATAGGACACCTAACACCAAAAGGCTCCATAACGGCGAAAACAATATTTTCCTCATAAACTACTCCTGTTGTGAGTATTTATTTGGATTCAACATCTTGTCCCAACTAGGTCCTATGCTTTGCCAATATTCCTCGCTACTTGGTTTGTACCACATTACAATACAAACCACAAGAAATATTACAAATAGCACTGCTAAACTATTTTTTAGCATCGCGGTTATCCCACGGACCGTTTTCGTAGCATCCTGCTGGTAATTTGTCTTTATAATTTACACCGACATACCAACTGCCATCTGAACTCGCACTTGCTGTTACACTTTCAAAAGGCATTTCTCTTGGCTTGCCCCAACATTTATTGTTGCTTTGCCCAGGTACTCTGTATCTTGGATTGTGTTTCAGGAAGTCACGCATTTCTGCAAGATCCACTGCTGATTTTTGTAGTCTTAGTTTACTGGCACAAGCCGCCGCTTTGCCCCAGTCAAAGGTATCAAAATTTTCTTGTGTGTAACCATATTTTGCAAGACATAACTTTGAGCCCTCGTTAACGTCTGCCATCGCTGGGAATGCCAGCACGACAAATAGTAAAAAATATTTCATAATAATAGCCCTCAATGGTATTTATCATTGAGATTATAAAACTACTAGTTAAATCGTAATTCTATGCCTAATACTACACCAATATTCGTTTCACCGTCAATTTGTTCACCAGATGGTGCTACAAACAAGCGAAAATCACCTAAATCATATGTTCCTCTTACATATGGTGTTACAGGATATTCCAATTCGTATCCTGTTACAGCAGCTAGTTCAATACCTATGCTACTACCCATTTCGAAACGTTTACCAGCGTATAAACTAATGTTATCAACGCTGTTGTGATATGCTCCTGCTATATATTCATCCTCTATAAATCTAACGTGCGGATGAATTTCATTATAGTCACCTGCCATACCTAAATGGCTGCTAAGTGCTAAAGCCCAAATAAAATCCATTGTTGCCCTCCAACGGTATTTATTGTTGTAATATAGAAACTGAACAACCTGCAGGGTTAGTGCAGATTTGCGTTAATGAATAAGATTTAGGAGTGTTGCTTTGTTGTGACACTGTAACATCGCTTGCGTATGATCCTGATGTTGTAATGTCTATATCGTGTCCTGTAGTTCCTGGATTGTATCCTTGATCTATATCAAACGTACTGTTGTCGTTGCTTACTGTTAAATCTACGTTATGATCTCCGTGTCCATTCTGGTATATGTCTACTGTTACATTGTCTGCGTCTATATCTACATTTGCAGTCTTATCATAGTCTGCTGTTTGTTTTACATCTATATCTGCGTTGTCACCAGCTATGTCTACTGTTACGTTATGTCCATCTGTAGCATTTACGTTGTTACGTTGAATTGTATTAACAATATTATCATCGCCAAGTAAAGTAATACTTGAATAATGATGACCGTATGCGTGAGTATCTGAATTACCATTATCTGTTCTATCTTGTGTGCAAACTGCTCTATTGTCATCGCCTACAATATCTCCAATACACTCATTGTTTGTAGTAGAACCATTACCTTGTAGTGCTTTTAAATAATTGTTATCTCCATCTACATTTGCTTTTGCAGAATGATCTTCTCCCCATTGTTTTACAATTACAGTATTTCCATCACCGTGAAAGGTACTATTAGCATCCTTAGGACCAACATAATTATCTGCTCCTTCTTGGATAATAGTCACAGTTGCATCGTTACCAACTTGCTCTAAGTATATTTCATTGGCTTTGCTGATTGATGGTAATAGTGCTGTAGCCGCCCATACCAACACGATAGCCAAACTCACTGAAGTAGTCTTGGTGCATATCAATAGTGTAACCCTCCCCGTCATCTAGCGTTAATCTAAAAAAGTGTAAGTCTTGTTCTCGTCTTTCAATAATAAATTTTGGAGGAAATTCTTCATAAACAATACCAGTGTCTGGATCCAAACCCATAGTTTTACTTACAAATATTTCAGTATCTTGTCTATTCAGTTCATTAATCCATTTTGCTAAGATTTCACGTAACTGTTCTTCCATTTCATCTGTCCATACTTCTTTCAAGTATGTCATATTATCCAAATCTGTTAGCCATATACGTTTAATGCTTTCAACAAGCGGATCATCATCTAACTCGTCAAACGCTAAGAAGTCAACTTCTAATATGTCTGTACGTGGTCGTACAGTTTCTAATATTTCGTCATAAGGTTGCTTTTTACGTACAATTAACATTGCACGAAGCAAGTGACCTGGTAAGTCTATAACAAGCGGATTTGCAGGCTTGCTGTAAGGATTTGCTACAACAGTTGTTTGAAATGCTTGATTCATAATAACCTGTCCCACTTCGCTTTCAACTGCAATCTCTCCTACTACACAAGCACCAGTGTTGTCACAACTTGGTAATAATGTAATCATAGAACCGCCTACTTCGTCTACAATCATCATAAAGTCTGTACCACGAACACTGATTGTTGCACTTGGAGTTCTTATGTTTACACGTTGTCTACTATTCTTTGCTATTTGCCCACTAGCGTAACGCACAGCACCTAGTGTAGCTTTCATACTCAATGCTCCTGTTTTTGTTTCAGGATCATATATAAATTCATCTATAACCATACGGCTATGTTCGGTTACATCTACACGAGTTTCATCTATAAACTCAAGTTGCCACGCACCGTTTTGAGTAGTAATGGTGTCCTGCATTTGGAGGTCAGTACCTACATTACCATCAAATTTCTCTGATTGTCTTTTGATTTGGCCTGGGCCAGTGCTTGCAGTAATTTCGCCTACACTGCCCCAAGCTGTATTCGCTGCCAACAAGGCAACTAACAATATCCTAAACATTAGTCGTTCTGTGATATGGATACATCTGCATCGTCACCGTCAAATGTAGCATTTATTTTGCTGTCATTTAATCCGGCTTGATCAATGTCAAAGTGTCCACCACCTCCGGTAATGTCTAATACTATGCTGTGTCCTGCAACACCGCCTTCTGTTTGGTCGATGTCAACATAGTTACCACCAGCTGTTGTTGCTAAACTTGTGTTTGAATCTGTATACTGCTCAGTACTATTAGTTGCAGTGTTATCAACTGTAACAGTGATATCACTTGCTCCACTGCCGCTTGCTACATCAACAACGTTGCCATCACCGTCGACTGTGAAAGCTGCCACCATATTGTCTACATCTTGTCCAGATGCTTCTCCCATATAGATTTGGAATACGTTATCGTCTGCGCCGCCAGTGGTATTAGCACCTACTGTAATGTTAACTGTTACAGTATCACAGTTGCCTGTGCTTGCGCTACTACATTTCAAATCAACAGTATTGTCGTCACCAGTAAATGCCCAAGTACCTGTGTACGTTGCGCCTTTAATGACTGCGTCAATTTTGTTGTTGTCACCTGTTTGCGTTATGCTGAAGGTCATATTTGCACCGTCCAAAGTTAGGTCGGTTGTTGAGTCACCTACTTCGTTGCCGCTTCCTGTTTGAGAAATGGTCAAGTCTAAATTGTCACCAACTTGATCTATATAGATTTCGTTAGCAACGCTCGCGGTTGCCCAAAGGAAAGCGACCAATGTTATGATCGATCTTTTCATTATTTGCCCTCATTTCATTTTATGACAACCCGTCGGTCGTCCAGGTATTTACCTTTTAGTTTTCTTCTTTATGGTTGTAATTCACCGTCTTTGAAGTTCCAAAGCCCTTTTCTTACACCTTCATACACTAATTCTACGATTGCTGCGTCAATAACTGCCCTTACAGCGTAATTAGTTGGCTCATTTGCACTGTAACCGGCTTCAAGTTCCAATGCCTTGGTGCCCATATCTAGGAATTGAAATGCATCTGCACTTTGCCTAAAACTAGCTATGGTTTTTTGTGTTGCTACGCTCATAAGCACACGACCTGTGCTAACGCTTACGAGACGCATTGCGACTGTGACTGTGTCTACACGGTACTCTGTACTTGTACCAATGTTCATATATCTTGCTCCAGCACCACCTGTGGTAATATTGCTGTCATATCCTACAATACCACCTTCTAATAATATTCCTGCAAACTTCATAGGTGCTAGATTTCTATCTACACCATTTTCATAGTTTTCTCTAGTGCTGCGAATTAGTTGGCGTTCTTTGATTACGTTGTCCATTCCTGTGCGTTCAACAACTTCAAACCATTCACCACCACCTGCTTCTAATAGTGCATCAATTACCCATACTTCTGCGCCTTGTGTAACTGCACTGCTCAAGCTTGCCATATTGTCTGCTGGTTTACGTTGTCCTGTTTTATCTGTAAAACCATAAACGCCTATGGTCATCTTAGGACCGTTTAGTGCTGGCAATTTATGCAAACTTCTTACTTCTGGATTCTCTTGTACTCTAGGAGGCGCTTTTATAGAATCTGGAACGTTTTTTGGTATCCAACTGCATCCTGCTAAAGTGGCTGCTAATAATATCGCTACTAAATGTTTCAAAAGTTAAATTCTCCTGGTCCTGGTATTGTTACTTCTGTATAGCCATCTGGCCCGTCAACTACAAGTGTTATGCTGCCTGTGGTTGTATCTTTTGTCCAAGCAATCTCTGCACCTTCTATTTCAGTTGTGCCACTTGTTGCACATTCAAGATCAGTGCCGTCACCGCAAGTTGCAAACATACTGTCCACTAGCTGTTTACTTAGTGTCGCATAGATACGTGACTCTAAGTTTCTGGTAAATTTTGCAAGCACTGTGTTATCTGCTTCACGTTCAAGTTCATCTGCAAGACGTTCTGCTTCTTTTTCCATTTCTTCTTTACGTTGTTTTTGTAGTTGCTCTAATGCTAAAACGTGAGCACTATAACCACCGCCGCCATTAAAGGCTGGATTTCTGAACTTGTGTACAAGATCAGCGTTTGCGATTGTTGGTAATAATATTAACCCTACTAGTAATAAATGTTTCATCCATTCTCCGTAGTATTATATCTTCGCCTTATTCAATGTTAGTTGTGCCCATTGTTCTCTGCCGGCACCAGCTTGCGTTGGTATAATACTTATTGATAGTCCGCCTGCGTGTCCGCCCTGTCTAAATGCTTGTAAATCTGCTGCATTTTTTAACATTGCGGTTTTTTGATTAGGTATACTCATTAACAACAATGCATCAAAGTCATCTCTGTTTTTATACCATTCAAAGTTTGCTTGTAAGTATGCAAGTTCAACTTGCATTGTATCTTCAGTAGTTGCAATTTTATCTGCAACAGGTCCTGCATAACCTTCCATATCCATTTCTAGTAAATCAATCATTAGTGCTTTTCTTACTTGTTGATTTTCTGGAACGTTTGTAGGAAGATCCTGATTTAAGTTTGCCATAAAAGGTCCTAGCCCAAGGCTACCACCTTTTGCTCCTATAGCACCTATTACTGAAGGTATTTTTTGTTCATACTTTTGTAGCACTGCACGTTTAGCTTTTTGACTGCCACCACCGTAGCCAATACGTCCGCCACTTGAACTCATTGCTGCTTTGAGTTCTACTTTACCAATACCATCTATTTCTAAGTCGCCTTCACCTGCTGCTAGTCTAATTTTGTTTGACAAACAGGCTAGTCCGTATTCTCCTGGACCTTTTTGTTTTTTACCCACGCCATATGCTGCTAATTTTCTAAATGCTGCACCTGAAGCTTCGTCACCAAATACTGCATTGAAAGTATTCATTGGCTTAGAAAGAGCTGCAATATCTACAATGCCTCCTGCTTCTAATCTTTTTAACAAGGCATCCATTGTTTTGTAGTCACTGTCAATGGTACTGAAAATTTTAGTCATATCTTGACGAATAATAAGTTTTTCTTTATCACCCATATTTTCGTCTTGTAACGGAATACCAAATGCTGTGTCAATATTCTGTGAAATAGTTCCACTGTTAAGTATTTTCCAAATCCTATCTAGCAAATTTGCTTCGTCTTGATTATCTGCAGATAAGCCAGATATAGTTGATATAATTTGTTCTTTTTCTTTACTTAGATCTGTATACTCTAATATATCTTTATAACGCATTTTGAACTCCTGATATAGTATTTAGTCGATATCAGGGAATAAACATTCTTGTACGAACACACGCACATCTTCTTCATCTAATCCTAAACTGGTCATTGTTTTAGGTGTATGTGGATTTTGTTTTTGATAATGTGCATAGCGATTTTGTGCTGCCTTAACTTCATCTGAATCTGCTTCGTTATTGTAATTTCCAATATCAGTAAGGTATGCATCTACACTATCTAAACTTAGCTCTAATAACTGATCTAGTTCTTCACGTTTGCTAACATTACCAGCCGCTACCATATGTGGTGAAAAAATTGCTTGCGCCCACTCAGGAAGTTCACGTTCTTTCCGCCATTCAAGTTTGCCTACTTCTTCTCCAAATGCACTTATCATTGCGTGGTTAGGTTCAATTGTTCTACTATAGTCGTGGAAAAATCCTGTAATCTTTCTTTTGCCAGCAATAACATCTAATCCAAATATAGGTCCATTGTTATCAAGTCTTGGAAAAACACAACAATGCATCATCCATAAGCCTTTTGACTCACGTGCGTCTACAACATCAATGTGTGCTCTACGATAACTATCACTTTGCCATACTCTGTTTATCCAACCAGGCTGATTGAATCTATCCATTCCAGGTTCTTGTATTTCTACTCCTGTTTCTTCAAATGCATCAATTAGTCTATCCTGTATTTCGATTAATGTTTCCCAAACTTCGCTCATAGTTTTAACTCCTTTGTTAATTTGTTTGCCCAATCAATATGAGCCTGCTCCCCAAAATGATTATGTTGGGATGATGTATGTGCCTTGCTAGTGCTATAGTCGTAAAAATTATCACCTAAATAATAATATCGCCTATCTATATGTGCAGATGTTGCTTTGCTGTTTTTTGTATATTCTAATGGCACACAAGTATTACACATTATATATGGAACTTTGTAGTGTAAAAATAAATTTTGTAAACTCATAATATACATTGCCCAATGATCAAACATCATTGACGTTTCGAATATATCAACTGCATAAGGTGTAACCTTGCCAAGAGGTAACTTTATATTGTCTTTTTGTCCTAAACTAAATGGCACATATTTTGGATCCATACCCGGAGGTGTAGGATCAAACTCTTGTGTGCTTCTGCCATCATAACGTAGTTCCATCCTAGATGGACTGGTCCAGCCTATAACAAAAAAATATTCGTTTATTTTGTAATGATTTTCTGTAACAAATTGTGTTGCGGCTCTGCAAATATATTGATTACTGCCGCCATTGAAACCTAAGTTTATAATATCACAATCTAAATGTTTTGCTATTTGTCCTGCATAACTGTTTTGGCGATTGTAATCACTGGTAAATTCTCCGTCTATTTCGGATCCAGCTGTGTGACTACAACCAATTGCAACAACAGTCTTAGGCATACACGTTATTGAGCTCTTCGAATAACTTTGCGGCATACTTAAAACAAATGTTTGCTTCGTCTGCCATATCTTCACCTACCATTGAACGGACTTTCGTTTTAAGATCTTCAACATTGTCAAAGTCATACATTGTGCCGCTGGTAAAGTCTAAACGTTTTTTAATCATTTGCCCGCCATACATATCGCCAAAGTGTCTTACATATATGTGTGCCATTAATTCATCGTTATCAAGTGTTGGCAAATAATTTATATAATCTAATGCACTAGGTTGTAACTGTTCTTTGGTACGTTTAAGTCCTTGTGTTTTTTCTAACTCTTTTAAGTCAATACCAATACGCTTTGTTCTACGTATATCTTCTATGCCTTCAAGATTAGTTAATGATTCAAGTGAACCATAAATCAAAAACTGATTATAAAGATATGTGTGATATTCTTCTGGTGTAATACCTCCCATTAATCTTCTAGCGAATGCAGTACGTTCTGCATTTTGGTGATTTTCCCAGGTAAGCTCTTTTAATTTACTCATTTTACATATCCCGTTGGCTGTTTTCTTATTTTTCTATATAGCATAGGAAGATACACTCCTACTGCTACTACTATCCAGAAAGCAAACACAAGCACTGCGTACACTTTCCAATTCTCAAAATCTAAATATACTCCTATCACAAGTAAAATTATCCAAGTCCAATCTGTAAGTCCGTGGATACGTTTTACTCTTTCTCTACCAAATTTTAGATGCAACAGGCTGCGTTTTTTTGCAAACCAAGGACTAACGTGACGCATAATCACGAATCCTTCATTAAAAAACATTATTAGGTAACCAATTATAAAAACTATCATTCTTCCTCTATTTTTACTTTAAGCTGAAAGCCGTTTTGTCTAGATAAATTTACTGTTTCGGTGGCTTTCTGTTCAGCTATTTCGTAACTATATATACCTGCTATTCCGCTGCCTTCTTCGTGGATCTGGACAGTCAATGCTGTTGCATTGTCCAATGAATGTTTGAATATTGTTTGTAGAATGTTTACTACAAAATCCATAGGAGTTGTATCGTCATTTAAGAAAATAACTTTACAATCTTTTGGCTCTCTGATTTCTATTTCAATTTTTTCGTCAATTACAACGTCTGTCTTACTCATTTCTTTTCCCTAAAAATGGGGGAGATATTTCACTCCCCCTAACTATTAGCCGTCGATAGTTCCAACTTCACGGATCTCAATCTTCTTTGGTTTTTGTGCTTCTGGCACATTTCTAACCAAATTGATATGGAGCATACCGTTTTCTAGTTCAGCTGAATCAACTTCAATATGTTCAGCTAATGTAAAGTCTCTACGGAAGTTACGGTTGCCAATACCCTTGTGTAGAAAGTTTCTATCTTCGGGAACGTCTGGCGAAGTGCCTTCAATTGTTAGGACATTTTTCTCCAATGTAATGTCTAGATCATCCATTGCAAAACCTGCAATAGCCAATGAGATTGTATACTCATCGTCATTCTCTTGTACTACATTGTATGGTGGATACCCTTGTGACTTACTATTTGCAAACTCTTGGTTTAGTTGATTAAACATTCTATCAAAGCCAATAGTTGCTCTGTGGAAGTCAGGTAGGTTTAGTGTTGTAAATCTTGTCATTTCATTTCTCCTTATTAAGCAAGATATGTTAAAGAGCCCTTTCGGCGCTCATAGTTATTTACCAATTGTCGATGATTCATACACCGGATTATGGGTTTGTGAACAACGAATAAACGTTGCACACTTACTTAGTTGCTTGAGTTTTAATGCGCCTGTGTAAGTACAAGCACTACGCACACCTCCTAAAATTTCCTGTACTGACATAGCCACAGGACCTTTATAAGGCACAAGCACTGTGCGTCCTTCTGATGAACGATAGTTTTTCAATCCACCAAAATGCTTATCATTTGCGCTTTCACTACTCATACCGTAGAACTGCACAAACTTTTTTTCTTTGAAATAAGGAACATATGTTCCTTCAGGTGTTTTATATGCTCCTCCTGTAGCAATATGTTCAGTAACAATATCACCACCACCTTCATTGTGTCCAGCAAGCATACCGCCAAGCATTACGAAGTCAGCACCGGCAGCAAAAGCTTTTGCCACATCACCAGGAGTAGTACAGCCCCCGTCAGCAATAATATGTCCGCCCAACCCGTGCGCCGCATCGGCACACTCAATAACCGCACTAAGTTGGGGATAGCCCACCCCAGTTTGTATGCGAGTCGTGCAAACCGACCCTGGTCCGATTCCGACTTTGACGATGTCTGCTCCTGCAAGTATCAACTCCTCTGTCATTTCTCTAGTAACAACATTTCCAGCAATGATAACCAAGTCTGGAAATTCTGCTCTAACTTTGCGAACGTGAGCGGCAAAATGGTCACTGTAACCATTTGCAATATCCATACAAACATATTTTAGTCTGTGTTCACATTCTTTTTTTACTTTGTATAATTTATTGTAATCACTGTCGCCAGTACCTATGCTCATAGCAACATTTTCTGTGCGTTCTAATCCAACATCATAATTGTAAAAATCTATAAGTTCTTCTGCTGTATAAGTTTTTACAAGACAGGTAAACATTTCACCTTCTGCTAACTTATCAGCCATTCGCATAGTACCAACACCATCCATATTACTTGCCATAATAGGAATACCAATATAATGATATTCGTCTGGCAAAGGTTCTGCAATGTCGTGATCGTAATTACGAAATTGAAATTTACGATTTAATCTAACTTGCTTACGACTTTGTAATGTGCTACGCTTAGGACGTATTAGCACATCTTTGTAATCAAGTTTTAAATCTTCTTCTAAACGCATTTAATAACCTAACTGTTCTTTTAGTTTTGCTTGATTTCTTTTGTAACGTCTAATGGCTGCTTTTTTAGCAAGTCTTTTGCGTGTGCCTTTGCTTTCAAAGTATTCACGCTTTCTTAGTTCTTGCATCAAACCATCTTCTGAAATTTTCTTTTTAAGTTTACGCATTGCCTTAGTAACATCGTTGTTAACAACATTTACTTGCAAGCCTGTTCTATTCCAATCGTCGTTATGTTTTCTTCTATTGTTTTTCATTTTGTCCTTCATCAGTTTCAATGAGCCATTTCAAGTCATAAACTCTATTAAGGCTAAGTTTATTATAAGGTGTAACATCGTCTTTTGTCAAGTAAAAAGTATTTGGCAAACTAATTAAATAACTTGCAAACTTTTTTTCTAGCGGTTGCATTTGATCTAAATCTAATATTACAGTTTCACATACTTTGGCCAAAGCCAACAACCAAGCAACATCTACATCTTCATCAGTTGGATCGTATAAATATACATTGATTGATTTGCCAACAACTTCTAAATACGTTTGAAATTCTTGTCGCAACTCAGTGCTTGGATATATTAATAAGATGCTTTGGTTTTGATTATGTAAAATATCCGGTGGAGTAATTACATTAATTTTTGTCATTTTTACCTATTTTTTGCCATATACTGTTTTCATCTTGTTCGTTGTTTTGAACGTAACCTGTAAACTGTTTGCCTTTTTCGTCTTTGGCAATATAAGATACGTCCCACGGTAGTTCGTGTATTCTACCAGATATATATGCCTGTTGATAATCCTTTACATTCTGATCTGGATTTTCATCTTTCCATTTACGTCTTGCTTCTATCCATACTGGATCGTCTGCGTGTTTTGCAACTTCAGTAACTCTTTCTTTAATCTCTTTTGATTTGAGATTATCTTCTCCGAACATTATACCTTGTTGTTGGTGTTGTTCCAAAACGACTGGGGCAGTGCTTCCTCTATCAGATCTGGTTCCAGTTTCTGCATACAAGCTGGCATAGGCGATATTTTTTTCTTCTGCGCTACTTTCACTGTCGCTTCCTCTGGTATCGGTACTTGTGGTTCCACTAGGTGGTGTGTCTTCGCTTCCGGATTGTGCATATTCATCATACTGATGATCATTGCTTGTATTGTCATTGTCTTTTCCCTCCGCGGCTAGCCGATGTCGCTCCTGTCTGCGCATCTCGAATGTGGCTTGGCTCGCAATGAGCAGGAGAACTGCTAAAGGATCGAATACAAATATGATTACTATTATTACCCATCTTACTGCTTCTTCGAGTATATCTTCGTTTGTTTCACCATATATAAATTCTGCTAGGTACTTTATTGGTCCTACTTCTGCTTCTAGTTTTCTATAATCAGCTTGTAGAGCATACTTGTTTTCAGTTAATTTGTCAATAGTATTATTAAACTCTACAATCTTTTTTTGTTGAGCATCTACTAGTGCTTCAACGTCTGCGTCTTTGCCTACTGTAAGGCTGTTACGCAATCTCTGTATAAGATCATTGCTTGCCGCAATTTGTGCATCTGCACTTGATCTTAAATCTTTTATTGTCTGTCTGGCTGCATTGATACGTGGATCGTCTGCTTGACGCAAGGCAGTGATTTGCTCTTGAGCAGTTTGCCTTGCGCTCCTATTAGCAGGAATGTCTGTGTTCAAGACTGTATCAATCTTTAACTGTATGTCAGCTTTTGCAATTTTAGCTTCGTCAATGCTGTTTGTTCTTACTTTATCTATAGCATCTAATAAACTTTGTTTGCGTTGTAGTATTGTCTCGGTCTGTGCCCCACGCAAATCTTTTACAAGATCTGTCAATCGTGTTCTTTCAGCATCAAGTGTTGCTTGTGCTTGTATACGTAAATCTGTTTCCTGTGCTTGTAGCTCGCTTATACGAGCTCTCTGTGCTTCTAGCCAAGCATTATATGCTCTAGTAGTGTTACCACCAAAAAGTCCATCACTGGTTACACCTATTACTGCTTGACCTTCTTTAACTTTAGCACGTTCGTTGCTTTGTAACTTGTTTGTTACTAAAACAATTTTTTCTTCAACAGCAGCAACTCTAGTTTTGAGTGCTTCAATTGCACTGTTGTCTATTTGTAATTCACTAATACGTTTTTCGTATTCATTTGCTTGTGTGTTTATACGTTGTAAATCTGCATCTAGTTGTGCAATTTGGTCGTTATAGGGTTGCACTTGTGCTTCAATACTTGCTACACTTGTATTTGCTATTTCACTTCTATATTCTTCTATGAGAGATTTCAGTCTACTAAGTTCTTGATCTAAACTTTTTATTTCTTCTACATAGACTGCAACTCTATCTTCTAAACTATCGAGTTGTCCTGAAATTATAGCGTTTTGTTCATCAATAGCAGGTTGAGCTCTATCATACGCTGTATCAATACGTGTTTGTTCTTTGTCTATTTGTGCTTGTGTATCTTCATTGCCTTCGCCTACACTTGCTTCTGCATCTGCTATGCGTGATTCAGCTCTTACAATTAAATCTTGTACTCTTAGCACTTCTTGTTCTATACGTTCAATTTGTGCAATGCCTTCTTCAGCGGCACTAGTTTGTTCAATATGTGCTTTACTTAAAAAGCCAAATATACCCATTGACGTAATAAACATCAACACAAGGACACTAATACTCAAATATGTTTTAAGCCACCATTTGGCTTTATCCCAATACCAGTGTAACCAAACTGCTGTAACTAACTTGCCTACTTCAAGAGCAGTACCCATTATGATTATAGGTATAGCGGCGGCGGCAAAAATAGCCACAAGCCCGCTTACCGAGTAATAGATAGCAACGGCGCTTATTGTTAGCGCCGTTATCATAACAAAAATACCAAATATCATTATATTATTTAATCACTCCCAACGGTAGAATATATGCGCACCTATTCTACCCACCATTTGCAACGATTTTGCCCATCTTGGACTGACATAAGTTGCGTGATAATGTGTTGCACCTTCTGTGATACCGCGGTACTTGTCAAACTTGACCATACCCCAAGCAATCATTTGTGCTTCGGCCCATCGATCATATTCCTTAGGTACATCTGCTTTACCATCACAGAACCAACTGAATTGACAATCTCTGCGACCTTTCTTGTAACCATCGTGTACAACTTCGCAAATAGTTTGTGGATAACGTGTATCATTTTTCCTGTTCAAAACTACATCTGCTACTGCTGCCTTATCTGCTAGGTTGCTGCCTCTTGCTTCAAAATAAACATTCAAAGCCAAGCAATGTATTTGTGGATAACTTTCAGGATTAAAAAGGCTCTCTGACGCATCAGCGGCCTTAGCCGCGACTAATAGAATAGCCGCCATAATAAAGTGTTTCATAACTGCTCCTCTGTTACAGTATTTACTTTCGTTTAGACATCTTCTGAATCGTGACAACTTGGGTTGCCATCATATACTAACTGAGTATGGATTATTGCAAATATTGCTTCTTTGTATCTATCTCCATACTCCATAAGTTTGTCTATTTCTTTTTGAATATGTACAGGCATCTTAATATAGTTGTCTGTGATATACTCGTCTATTGTTTCATTTGCTTGTGCAACATTAGATAGTAATACACTGGCTACAACTAAAATAAGTTTTTTCATCCTCTCCTCATATTGGCAATGTCTTTTGCATCTTCTTTCTTGTCTGCAAACACAGGAACCATATTGCTTTTGTGCATTGTAGCGATACCTAATAGTTGTCTTTCGCCTGAATACACATTGCGTTCTATCTGTGGTGCGTGTCCATCAATGCGGTCGCTAGTAGGAACAGTGTTACCACTGTGTGACCTATAATCTGGCATTGGCGCACGATAATCTGTTGTGGGTTTCTTGACACCCATCTTAGCAAGGAACTTTTCGTGTTCTACTTGTGCTTGTCGATCTTTCTTTGTAAGACCTTTTTGTTTGCGTTTCTTGTAATTAGTTGTGGTCATATAAGGACCTACAAGATGCATACTCATAATAAACTCCTGTTTTGTTACTACACACTTAGTATAGCAGGAGTTATTATGCTGTCAACCTAAAACGTTCTTGGCCTATTGTAATGGCGCATATTACTTCTATCACGCTTTTTTGGCAATTCTTTGCCAATCATACTTCCGTATTTTGCACTGTACTCCTTGAGATATGCTCTTCTATCCACAAGCCACTGATAATTTGGATCAGTTTCGTCAATGCGTCTAAGTTGATCTTCAACATTAGAAACTGCACGATTAATCCAACTCTGTATTTCAGCAATGGTAGAGTAATTTGTGTTCATTACTTTCCTTCCATAAGTTTCTTTGCTTCGTCTACTGCTTCTTTACTTACCACACCTTCACGCAATAGTTTCTCTCTATTGGCCATATGCTTCATTTGTATTTCTTCTTTTGATCCACCAAAGTATGCTACACAATGTCCTTCTTCAATCATTATGTCTGTTACTTTGCGTCCATCTGCTGTAAGAAAATCACCTAAGATACGTCCAAACTTGCCTTTCATATCTTCGCCTTTTTTGTTTTCTGTAGTAATTAGTTTTGCATCTTTCTCCATAAGTTGATACAATCTGTCTTTTGCAGCCAAGCCAAAAACTTTTTCTACTTTATCGCTTGTGCGTGATTCAGGAGTGTCTATACCCATTATCCTCACACGCTCGTCTGATAACCAAACACCAAAGCCTAAGTTGATATCTACGTCTACTGTGTCTCCGTCTACAACTTTGACAACCTTAACATCGTATTCATTATTTTGCATTGTTCGCCCTCTCTAAATAATATGCCCATATTATTTATCAGGCTTGGTATTCTGATGCCAAACTGCTAATTCAAAAATTTGTAAATCTTGTGGTTGATCCAGCACCCATTTAAGTGTTTCTGCAACTTTACTAGGCGGCATCTTTTTAACGTGTCTTAAAAATTTTATCATATCTGTATCAGTCCAGCCAACAATTAAATTTGTTACTCTGCAATTGAATGTACTAACACCAGCTCTCATACGTAATGTTTTTGCTTTTACATTTGCGTCTAACTCTTGTTTATATTTTACATAGTTACCGAAACGTGCTTGTGTTTCTGGATATTTACTTGAACTTTGAATATTAATAATAGTCTTGTGTTTGTATTTCCAATCATCCCAAAACAAATCAAATAATTTTGTTTGATAATCTTGAAACTGTGCATTGTTTATAAAAACATCTGCATCTTTTGCAAGTTCATATATTACTTTAGGTTCGTTTATATTGTAACCATTTGTTCTACTAAAGCCAATAATTTCGTGTTCAGGTTCTAGCAATTGTTTACACGCATTGCCAATACCTCTAGTATGGCCTGTCAATGCAATCTTCACGCTAACATTTCTTCTTGTTGTAATGATTTGACGTGGTTAATTAATTTTAATTCTGTGTGATAATTATCAATCCAACGTCTATTCTTTTCGTAAACTTCTTGTGGTACAACTTTTGCTGTCAATATACCAACAGACTCTAAATGATCATATCCTAAACTACGCAGTCTTGGATAAGCCCAAAAATTTGTGTTGTAACTAAAGTGTCTTTCAAATGCTGTCTTAGGATGATCAATCAGCATCTTTTCCCATTCCAACGCCATAAATTGTGCATCGTGTAAATCCATACTGTTGTGTTTCCAATAATAGTTTGGATAATATTCTAAATGTATTCCGTATGGATTGTCTGGCTTACCTGTAAATGCAGGAGACTTACTATCGTTGCCATCACTTACAAAGAATAGTTCATATTGTATCTTGTCTAATACTGTTTGCTCTTTGAACCACTCTGCTGTTTTGTATAAACTTTCTTTTGTTTCTCCAGGCAGTCCAATAATCATACTAGCAAGAATAAAAACATCGTCTTGTGCAACTTCACGCATCCAAGTTAATATTTCTTTCATACGTTCTGGATCAAGTCCTTTGCCTGCAAGTTTACCTGCTGTATGATCTAATGTTTCAACACCTAAGAAAACACCTTTACAACCCATATCAATCATTTTACGCCACATTTCAGGATACTTACTAAACATATCTGGCCTACAATAACTAATCCATTCCATTTTAAATGGCAAACTCTTAATGACTTTGTGTAACATATCTATTTTTGCAGGACTATCGTTAACTGTATCATCTGTTAGCATATATCCTGTTACGCCAAAGTTTTCATAGTTGTACATAAGTTCTTCACGTAAACAATCTGCGTCTTTGATTAGTGTGCCTCTAATATCATAGAAACAAAACTTACAACCAAACCTACAACCTTTGCTAACTTCAAGCGGCAACCACTCGCCATTCTTAATAGCCATTGAGTGTTGATAATTGCTTTGTAATACTTTTGCACCAGTGGATGCCATTTTTGTTTCGTTGATAAAAAAGATACCATTCTTTTCGTGTACTTTTTGAGGTTCTAGTTCTCCATTAAGAAACTCTACCATTGTATCTTCTGCGTAACCATTGAAAACATAGTTAATATGATTTTGAAACGCAACAGGAAACTTTGCTTCTGGTCTTGTTTTAAAATGTATTTTGTAAAATAAATCAGTAATAGCACCACCTAATATAAATTCAATATCAGGATTTATTTCTTTAATCTTATTGAACCAGTCATCAACTTGACGTTGTCTAGTAAACCATAAATTAAAATCCTGTGCTCTTGGATTAAATGTATTCAATAAAAATGTTGTGCTTAGTCCAATATAGTAAGTGTCCTCATTTATAAAGTTTGCTATGTAGTCGTGAAAATGATCAATTTTTGTAAACCAATCAATAACAACAACTTCCCAATCAGGACAGTTTTGATGTACAGCACTGGCCACTGCATAAGGACCCATATACCTACTCCAAAAGGTATACTTGTTATTAGTAGAAATCATTTTGACTTCATACTTTTTATTTGACTTTTCTTGTTGCTCAATATGTAAATTATTGAACGTATCGTCATCTAAATCTTGCAAAGAGTCCTGCGTCTGCCCACTAATATCATTATCAAAGATATCATTGAGTAGAATAATTCTGTTCTTTCTCATAGTAACCTTTTAGCTAATACTTTATAATAACACAACATATTATTTTGTGCAAGTATTTATAAATGAAAAAAGAGCCCGGAGGCTCTTTTTAATCTTGTGTTTGCAGTGATTAGAAGTTAAAACTAACACTTGCTGATGGTGTAAATTCTTCTGAATCTAAGTTGTATACCATTCCGGTGTTCAATGTTGCTCCACCTAAATTGTATTCATAGTCACCACCTACGTTTTGTAGTAGATCTGTATCGTCACCGTTTGCATATGCTGTAATAGCACCCATTGTTGCAACGCCTTCGAATCCCCATAGTTCTGCATCAACATCATATGTTACAGTACTGCTAATGCCTGCTGGTCCTGCTTCTAGTCCGCCTACTGCACCACCTAGTACAATGTTTTCACTGTCCAAGTTATAGTCACCTGATGCCGTAACTGATAAACCAGCTACGTCACCAATTGCATACGAACCTTGAATGTTGCTGATATCAAATGCATCAGTTGTCCAGTCTGTCAAACCAACTGCTACGGCTGCATCGCCTACAGTTACTTTTACTGACTCAGTCATTGCTGGGGCTGCGATTGTTTGCTCGCCTTCTGCTCCAACAAACACACCATTGTCGTCACCAACTGCAACGCCTACACCTGCTACATTTGTGCCAACTGTCCAGTTGTCTAATGTAACTGATCCGCCGTCTTGTGCAGATAGATCAAGATCAACACTTGCTACTCCGTTTGCATCTATACCTAAGTCTAGACCCATTGCACCACCCCATTTGTCAGTGGTTGCATCTTGTGTGAACTTTAGTTCCACTTCACCTGACAGCATCGGACCTGATACTGCTGGTGCTTCAGCAAATGCCGCACCCGCGACCATCATTGCTGCCATTGTGGTAAATACCTTGCGCATAATATATTTCCTTCTTTTTATTATGTGGATATGGCAAAGGGCAAGTTTTTCAACGCTTGCCCTTTCGCAGTATTATTTATGCACTTTGTGAAACTAGGTGCGCTATTTTGTAACAGATTTGCAATAGGTGTTGCTTAAAAACAACAATTTTAGTATCAAAGTTCTTTTAATAGTTTCTGTAGCTTCTTCTTTGACTTGCCACGTACTTTTGCTTTTTCAACTGCTTTAATAGCTTCTTCAGTTGCTTCACCTACAACAACTACGCCAATCATACCCATTGTTGCGTGTGGTGTACAAACATAAACGTACACACCTGGGTCATCAAATGACAAAGTAACATCTTTTGATATTTTTGATTTACCTGGTAAGTCTACGCCTTTTGGTCCTGCAATCATTTGAACATTGTGTCCTTTATCTGATGCTAACCAAGTAATAGATTGTCCTGGTTCAATAGTTACAATCTCTTCTGAGAAAACCATTTTGCGTTTCTTATCTTCTGGGTCTTTGTTCCACATTTCAAGTGTAACATCTTCTGCAACGGCAGGAATTGCCATTGCTACTAGCATTGCTAGAGTAGTCAATAGTCTAATCATATTATCCTCCTACATAGACTTTATCTCTAGAACGAAACCATACTTTTTGATCGTGTATACGTCCTAGAAGGTTGGTAATTTCTTCTGCTTCTTTCTTATACTTATTCACATCGCCTTCACCTGTAAGTATTTTCATACCTCTACGTCCGGCTTTTGCTCTAAGAGCAGTCTCTATAATATCAATATCCTCAACTGATAATTCAAATTTATTATTAGGCTTCATTAGGCACCTCCACTACATTTTGATTTTCTGGTAAACACAGTATAGCTGTCATAGGATCATTGAAACCTGCCACTGCTATTGTTTCGATTGCAAGTACATCTGCATTCGCTGGATTCATTACATATTTTACACATTCTTCTTTACTATCAAACTTCAGTGTTTTTATAATAAAAGGATCACCTATTGTTAACATAACTATAATTAAAAACTTCATAATCTCATTCCACTATTACCAAAAGGATCTCTTGTATGTATATTGTGGCTTATATATGCAAATGCAATCATACCAAATGTATAACCATAAACTACACCAAAAAATATTATTGCGTCCCACATTATAGATACACCCATTCTACTTTTGCATAATGTGCATCTAATGTATCTCTATAATCCATTGCGTCCCATTCATTGTCAAACACACGTGAAACAACACTGTCTTTGAAATATCCAATTATTTTAATCACTACCAAACTCCTAGTGTTTTTCCGTTGCCTGCTATAATGAAGCAACAAGTTAATATATGTAACACAATCCAAAATGTCCTTGCCCATAAAGCACGTTTGACATCTGTTTGTGATATAGGCAAGAACTCTGGTTTATCATCGTCGGTGATACCAATAGGCATACCAACTGTTCTTGCCCACCATTTGAGCATACGTCTTTGTCCGCTCAAGTTCTATTGCCTCGCAAAGCAAAGAACAAACCTCCTACCCATAAAAATACGTGTAAGTTATCGTACCAAATAACGTCCCAAAGACTTTCTGGCTCTCCTATCCATATTACTCCTGTCATAATACTACAAATAGTAATACCTGAAAATCTTGTGATAATATCTTGCAGTTCAGCTATTGCTTTATAAAAAACTAAACCACCAACTAGTAAACCTATACCTGCACCAATTTCACCATATGCCGCAAACCACCAAACAATATAAGGCAAGTCAAAAGACTCTGCTCCTTCTATAGTAACAGGAAGTTTACTAAAACCTTGTTGTAAGAATACAATAGCAAGAGGTATTCTTATTAACCAGTGACTCATACAAAATTCTGGTATACGATTTACAATATTTTTTAGTCTACTCATTAATAATCCTTAACATTAATATTAGACGGAGCATATTGTTCTCCATTATATTTTGACCCTGTAGCATTAGGGCCTACTTCTACACCATTGTTGCAACCAAATAGCACAATCATTAAAAATATTATACTATATATTACAACCCTTTTTGTCCAAACCATAAACTGATCAAATGTACGTTCAGCTTCTGCTTGGGCTTCTACTCTTGGATCAGTCACCTACCAGTAACCTCAGGTAAATTTTTTGTCCAAGGAAATTCAACTTTAATTTTTCTAATTAGCTTCCCCATCCGGCAAACTCCTCTTCTTTGTTTTGCATTCTTACGTGACGAGTAGGCAAGGTAAATTCTTGCTCGCCTAAACAAACCAAATTGGGGTTACTACTTACGTACACATCTTTCTTATGCTCATTATCAAACTGCATAGAAAAAGCGTCACCATTGTTCTTGTTAAAAAAATTATAAGTCATTCGTGTTCGCCTCCTGGATCTTTATCATCTAATTGTACTTTTTGTCCGTTTACCCACAAATTCTGCCTGGCTCGCGGAAAGCTATGATAGCCACTTACTAGTTTAAAAGATTCAACAGTTTTATTTAGACTGTCTGGTCTTTTGTCTGCTTCATTAAATACCATAATAGTAATTGCTGTTCCTGAAACTAAGATAATGTGTGCTATTGCACTAATACCAAAAGCAGTTACACTGCCAATCATTACTGCAAAGATTCCGCTCCACATAAAAGCCAAAATTAGAAACAACATATGAGCTACTCTAGGATCAAGTTTCTTCAGTGGCGAGTTTTCGATGGTCATTATTATTGACCACATAGATTTAAATTCGTTTTGTATTGAAGAGATGGTGTTTGCCCAACCAATTGGGTTTGGTTTTTGATTCATACTAACTCCGTGTGTGTGTTATTCTTATATTATATATAGCAAATTTTTAAGTAAAAGTCAACCTTATTGCCTGCGTTAATGTGTAGCACTTTTGTCCCAATCCTCTCTTTTTGGCAATATTTCAAAAGTGTGTTCTGGTGGTGGGCAAGGTAGTGTCCATTCTAATGTATCTGCATACTCGTTCCAATAATTAGTTTCTGTAATACGTCTGCCAAAAAAGAAACTATGTGCCATTATCCAAAAGAACAATATGAAACTTGCAAATGCTAAGAACGCACCCAAACTGCTTACATAGTTCCACAATGCAAATGCTTCTGGATAATCAATATAACGTCTTGGCATACCTTGGCGTCCTAAAAAATGCTGTGGAAAGAATGTTACGTTTGAACCAATAAACATCATCCAAAAATGTAACTTGCCCATCCATTCACTGTACATCCTACCAGTCATTTTACCCCAATAATAATATATTCCAGCAAACACTGAGAAGGCAGCACCTAGCGACATAACGTAATGAAAGTGTGCCACAACATAATAAGTGTCGTGATATGCTCTATCAACTGGTGATTGTGAAAGCACAATACCTGTTACGCCTCCTACTGTAAACAAAAATATAAATCCTAAAGCCCATAGCATTGGTGTTTTAAATTCTATACTACCACCCCAAAGTGTTGCTACCCAGCTGAAGATTTTTATACCTGTTGGTATAGCAATTACCATTGTTGCCAACATAAAATATGATTGTTGTGTAACTGACAAACCAACTGTATACATATGGTGAGCCCATACAACAAAACCTAATGCACCAATTGCAACCATTGCATATACCATTGGCAAGTAACCAAAAATAGGCTTACGTGAAAACGTTGCAACAATATGTGATATCAATCCAAAGCCTGGTAAAATAATAATGTAAACTTCTGGGTGTCCAAAGAACCAAAATATGTGTTGATACAATATAGGATCACCGCCACCTGCAGGATCAAAGAATGTTGTACCAAAGTTTCTATCTGTAAGCAACATTGTAATTGCACCTGCCAGCACAGGTAGACTCAACAGTATTAACCAACCTGTTACAAATATACTCCAAGCAAACAAAGGAACTTTGTGTAGTGTCATTCCAGGTGCTCGCATATTCAAAAATGTAGTAATAATATTGATTGCACCAAGTATACTGCTGACGCCCGATACGTGCAACGCAAAGATAGCTAGGTCCATACTCATACCACCTTCAGTGCTACTTAGCGGTGGATACATTACCCAACCTACACCAGCACCGTTTTGTCCACTGCCTCCTGGCACAAACAAACTACAAATAGCAAGTGTAACACCTGCAACATACAACCAATAACTTAAATTATTCATTCTAGGAAAAGCCATATCAGGTGCACCAATTTGCAACGGCATAAAATAGTTACCAAAGCCTCCAAACAGTGCAGGTATCAACACAAAAAACATCATAAGGATACCGTGTGATGTAATTACAACATTCCACAAGTGTCCGTTTGGTGTACATTCACTGCTGTCTATAATAAGTCTAGCGCCTTCATCGCACATAAATTGTACACCAGGTTGCATAAGTTCCATACGCATATAAACTGTCAATGCCACACTGATAAAACCTATAACGGCAGCAGTAATCAAATACAATATTCCAATATCTTTATGGTTTGTACTCATAAACCATCTAGTGAACCATCCTGACTGATATTCATCGTGTGTTGCGTCTGTCATTGTGTATCCTTTTCATAAAATGTGTAACTGAGTGTAATTGTTTGAAGATAATCTGTTTCTCTGTCTTCTAATATCTCCGGATCTATATAAAAACTAACAGGCATTTCTTCTGTCTGCCCAGGTGCTAGTTCTTGGTGCTGAAAGCAAAAACATTCTGTCTTAACAAAGTATGCTCCTGCACTCATAGGCACTACATTAAATGTAGCAGTGCCTGCCATTGTTTCATCTGTTGGATTATGCACTTGGTAAAAAGCCATTTCTGATTCGCCTATACGCACTTCCATTTTCTTTTGCATTGGTGAAAACAACCAAGGAAAGTCTGAATCTACGTTTGCATCAAATCTAACTGTAATAGTTTTATCCAATGCTTCTACTTCTACACTTTCTGCTGTAAGTGGTGTTCCGCCAAATCCTGTTGTTCTACAAAACCAATCATAAAATGGCACACTGGCAAAAGCCAATGCTCCCATTGCTACTCCAATAAAAACAAGTTTCAATGCTAATTTAATATTCATTGGCAGCCCATTCAAGCCATTTATTATATTCTACTTCACTTACAACTTTAACAGTGATAGGCATATATGCGTGATTCTTACCACATAGTTCTGAACACTGTCCAAAGTAAATGCCTTCACGTTCAGGCTTGAACCATAACTGTGCTAGTCTGCCGGGCACTGCATCTTGCATTACTCCAAACGCAGGTATCTTCCAACTATGTATAACATCGCCTCCTGTGATATTCATTACCACAGTTTTGTTTACAGGTACAACCACTGCTGTATCTGTTGCTAACAAATAGTATTCATCGTCATAACCATATTCTGCAAGTTGTTCTTTTTCAAGCATATAACTGTCAAAGCCAAAATCGTGGTCTGTGTATTCATATCCCCAATACCAACTATAGCCTGTAACTTTTATTCTTACATCTGCTTCTGGTATAATCTGTTGCCTAAATAGTTCAGGTAATGTAAGCATACCTATGAACAACAATATAAACACAGGTACAATTGTCCACGCTACTTCTATTGGACTATTATGTGTAAACGTTGCTGGTGTTGGATTACGCTTGCGGTTGTAGCGTATAAATGTGTATATCATTAACGCTGTAACAAATATACTAATTGCTGTAATTATAACCAGTAGCATTGCATCAAGTGCAAAGATGCCTTCCGCTAGGCTAGTGGCTGCTGGCTGGAAGCCCATTGCTCCGCTTCTTGGAGCACCGACTATTTCAAGTTCTTGCATTGTTTTCCTTATCTTATTAAGTAATTATATGTTTTTTTGTAGGTATGTCAAGTTTTGTAGATGCGCTAAAGTGTAGCACTATACCTTATTTTTGTCTGCTATGAAATTATTATAATTACTTATCCGAAATGTAATTCTATGGAGCACTCTTTGTGCAAGTATTTCCGGATCATTTTGATCACGCTTGTGTAAAGTTAAAAGTTGATCCATTAACACAATATCTCCTGGTTCATACCAATGTTGATATACATATTTGTCTTGGAACATATGATCGTACAAACGTTGGAACAGTTTTTCATCTTCTGTGATAATCTTACATTTATTATTAGTGTAAAAATAAATGCCCTTTACACCTGCAATATTTTGTTGGAGCAGCCACATTTTATAAGGACCTTCTTGTCCGTCCTTTTTCATCATTTTATATTGTGTTTCGGGCAAGCCCTTTGCCCATACTTCTGGTGTGTATTCATATTCACAATACACGCCTTCTAATTCTTTTTTAAAGTCACCATCTAAGTCATTGTAGGCTAAATTTGTATTCAAATAACTTGTGCTTGTGTTTTCGCAGCCTTCATAACCTTGTAGTGCTACACCATCAGCACGATCTAAACCATTTAAGTTGGCGTGCCAATCTAATATACCCGAACTGAATATACCAGTTGATATACCCTTTTTATTCTTTTTTGCAGTTGTTCTTTGTATAGGATATAATTCTTTATCTTTATCCCAGCTATTTGTATTTGGAGGAGTCTTACCAATATAAAACTCCCCTTCTTTTGTGTAAATCATTTGCCTGTAGTTAGCAACGGTGCCTATACGTTCAACAAAATTAACAAACCAAAAAGGCAATCTTTCTTGATGTTTTAAAACTACAATAAGATCTTTGCGTAAAATGTTTTTGATTTTATCTGCATCACTATCACTTAGATTTGTAATATCAACATTGTTAATTTGTGTTGCTACACCGTTCAAACTTTCTACTTGCATTATTCTTCCCTTGGCTTTGTTGGCATAGTGAATAATGCTCTTACGTGATATGGATGTACATTGCTAGGTTGCCTTGCAAACACAACCCAACGATATCCTTGACCCATTGTCCAATCTGGATATTCTTGTTCAATGAATTCTTTCATACTTGTACCTGTAGTAAACACATCGTCACAAATCATAACTTGATCATTAGGATCACCACTTGCATATTTGTTCATTGCTTGTGCAAACGGAATACCGCCTCGTGGAATGCCTACTGCTTTGTAAAATGGTCTTGTTTGGTAATCCATAACCATACGGGCAAGTCCATCCCACCATTCAGGTCGTATAGCATCACACTCAATCTTCCAAGGCAATGGTAACCCTGCGTGGCTTATAAAATCTCCTACTTCAAATAAATCTGCATTAGTTCTATATGTCATATCAATAACTCTGTGCTAGTCGCCACATCAAATATTCTTTGGATTCAATTGGGTCATACTTATCCTCTTCGCCTTTACGCAAGTTTTTCACTATTGTTCCAGGTGTAGGATCAACAAAGTGTGGCATTGAATATCTCTGTTGATGTATGTGAGTGTTCACCACTCTATGTTTAGTACTTTTAAAATAATCATTAGTCCAACGCTGTAGTAAGTCACCAATGTTAACAACAACGCCGTCGTCCGCATAGGGTACTGGATGCCAGTCGCCAGCAAGGTCTTGAACTTGAAGTCCGGGGACATCATTAATTTGCCAAAGTAAAGTAATAGTACCGTAGTCACTATGTTCTCCTATACGCATTTGTTTGTCTAACATAGGTCCATCATATGCTGGATAATGTATCACTCTTGTTGTGTTGAATGGAACTTTATGTGCATCTACTAATGTAGTGCCTGTATCTAAGATAGTATCAAACTTCTCCAAAATGCGTAATGTTAATCTATCAGCAATATTTATGCTTGCTAATGCACTGCCTTTAAAGCCTTTAAGTTCTGTTGGCCACAAGTGTTCTGGCATCCTTGTGTCATTATAATTAAATGATTCCTTTATATCTTTTGGTGCAGTAGGGTCAACGTTTTCATCACCTACCATACTGTAACCTAAATTAGTGTCTCCTTCGTAAGGATACTTTTGTTTTACTTCCATAGGCAACTCAAAAAATGTTCTCATTTGATGTTGCCAAGCACTCATATCAGCTTTATCTACGCCAGGTAATGCATTAGTAAACACAGCGAAGCCCACAGTGGTGTAGGCTTCGTCAATGCGATCTAAAGCGTCTTGTGCTTGTAAATCTATTACCGGTATCATTAGTTAGGCAACTCTGCGTCAATACCTTCAACATAGTACATCATACTATCTAGATGGTCTCTGGTTGCAATTTCACCGTCAGCAATCTGTAGATTACCTTTGTTGTCGTAGATTGGACCTGTAAATGCAAAGTATTCACCGTCACGGATAGCATCCTTGACTGCTTGTGCTTTTGCGGCTACATCGTCTGGCATATTTGTAAACGGAGCCATTTCAACTGATCCATCGTTCATATGTCCAAAGTAACAACCATCTGGTCCGTCACAAGTTGTAGTCCAAGTTCCGTCTAACACTGCACCAACTTTTGCAATGTAATATGGTCCCCAGTTATCAATAGTCGCTGTCAACTGTGATTTAGGTGCATTCTTGATTTGGTCACTTGCCTGTCCAAAACCTACAAGTCCTCTTTGTTCAGCGGCTTGTAATGGAGCAGGTGAGTCTGTGTGTTGTGCAATCACATCACAACCATTATTAAACAATGCATCAGCGGCATCTTTTTCTTTGCCTGGATCATACCAAGTGTATACCCAAACGATGTCAATATCTACATCTGGATTTACACTTTTTGCACCCAAGTAATATGTGTTGATTTCACGCACAACTTCTGGAATTGGGTATGCAGCCACATAACAAATTTTATTAGTTTTTGTCATCAATCCAGCAATAACACCTTGAACGTGTCTTGCTTGGTAGAGGCGCAATCCATAGTTAGCCATATTTGTGCCATTGGTTTTGTAACCTGTAGCGTGTTCAAATTTTGTGTTTGGAAACTTTGCCGCGACTTCCAGCATTGGATCCATATATCCAAAGCTAGTTCCGAAAATAATGTCTACACCTTGCATAGCCATTTGTGTAAAAACTCTAGTAGCGTCTGCTCCATAAGCAACTGACTCTACAAATCTTGTTTCCACTCTGTCGCCGAAAGCTTCTTCAACTTGCTTACGACCAATATCGTGTCTGTATGTCCATCCGTGGTCACCTGTTGGTCCTACATAGACAAATCCCACAGATACTTTATCTTTAGGTTCTCCTGCAAATGCGCTCAAACCGAAGCACCCCACCACTGCTAGTGATGCGGCTATTAATTTAAATAGTTTCATTTGATTCCTTTCTAAAATGGTTGTTCTTTAACTAAAAAATGTTTCAACCAATATTTTATGGTGAGCCCGTTCTGTTGCTAGGTGGAACTCAATACCCCGCATACCTAATTAGGCTGCAAGTGCCATTGCTGGCGCACGATTGTCGTTTGCAATTGTGTAATTTGACCAATAACGCAGTCATCCGGCTAACTCCACTTCACTTTCACACCTGTCGATCCTTGTTCAGCCCCATCATAAACATACGACTTGTAGCCTTTCGAGCTCTTGTCCTATGCACAGGAAAGTAGGTGCATCTACTCTCATATGTTTATGGTGGAGCTGCTCGGTACCGCCCCGAGGTCCAGTATGTGTCCACGTTGCTTCAACGCTAACAAGTCTATTTATAACATTGAAATAAAACTTTGTCAACCTTTTGATAAATAACTTGGTTTAAGATTGAATCCAGCAATTTCTGGACATATTTTTTTTAGGTCAAAAAAGGAGAAAAAGATGACGCAACTAATATCACCCGAAAAATTTACGAAAACAGTTGGCCTTTTAAGGTCATTTTTTTTGGACAAAGGTTTCCAAGAAGTACATACTCAAAATAGATTAAGCATACTTGCCGCTTGTGAAGATCCATTCAATGTAGCAACGTATAATTATGCAGGCCAAGTATGGCCACTGCCGCAAACAGGCCAGATGTGGCTAGAACACGAATTACTAAGTAGCCCCGATAGTAAGGGGTTTTTTTGTGTCAGCACTTCCTATAGACAAGAACCAAATGCAATACCAGGTAGACACGATATAATATTTCCTATGTTTGAATTTGAATTTCCTGGCACCGTTGATGACCTAAAAGCAATGGAGTATGAACTATGTGAATACTTGGGTTTTGATGCACTTACAGAAAAGACTTACACTGAATGGCAGGAGCACTTTGGTGTAAAGTATAGTCAAGAACTTGATGCCCAACACGAATTAGATATGGAATCTCAATTTGGCAGCACTCTAATAACTAACTTTCCTGAAATTACATCACCATTTTGGAATATGAGTAGAAACAATGACGGCTTAACTGCAAAGAAAATGGATGTTATTCTAGGAGGTATGGAAACTATTGGCTCAGCAGAACGTAGTTGTGATATAGATATGATGCGTCATACATTCCATACAATTACAGATGGAGGATACAGTAACTTACTATTTGAATTATTTGGCAAAGAACGTGTAGAAGCAGAGCTAGAAGAGTTTCTAAAGTTTGATTTTTTTGAAAGAGTAGGCGGTGGTATTGGTATGACAAGAATGATTGCTGCATTGGACAAACAAAAGGATTTAGCCCAGGCAGCATAAATGATCCGGGGTGGTGGAAATGGTAGACACGCACGACTGTTTATCGTGTGGTAGATGTACTGCAATATATTTACCGTGGAGGTTCGAATCCTCCCCCCGGAGCCAAATTTAATAATAAATATTAGTATGGAACGTACTAAAGAAGAAATTGTAAAACAAATAAGCAGTATAATCGAAGAACAAATTAATCCAGCAGTTGCAGGACACGGTGGTATGATTGAACTACAAGACTTTGATATGGAATCAGGTCGTGTGCTTGTATTATTGCAAGGAGGTTGCAGTGGATGTGCCAGTAGTAGTATGACACTGAAAATGGGTGTTGAAAATATGCTTCAACATTTTGTTCCAGAAGTTACCGCTGTAGACGGAATGGACGATCCAAACTTTAATAATCCTTATTACCCTTCTAATGATGGAAGTGGGTATGGGGATTATTTCTAGCTACCACTTATCTAGTTTAGAAAGAGTTTTTTGGCTAGAAATAGCTTCCATTATACGTCTAATCTTATTCTTGTGAGAACCGATACGGTCATACCGGTTCTTACTTTCCCAAGTCTTATCTTTTTCTAATTCTGCACTGTATTGATTCTTCAGTAGCATTTCGAGATAAGTTAGGTCTTCCCAACTCAAATCGCCTATCTTACGTGATATCATTGTGTTCTGCTTTCCAGGCTATTTCAAACTGTTCTTCATAATCAGACAGCGGTGCACCATTGCTACCGTCAATCCATAGACGTGTAAAAAACTCGTCATAGGCGTCTATTACTGTTTGAGGTGTTGTGTTTAGATGACCCGTGACCATAAAAAATACTCTGTATTCTTCCTTGAGATCGTTTTTGGTGATCTGTTTTAACATTGTTTATCTTTCATTGCTGTGATAACAATTGTATTTACAGAAAAAAACTATTAAGGCGCTAACATTAGTGGTTTTTATACAAATATTTTTTTCAAAACCCAACCAACTGGATCTAAAAATTCATTGTAGTGAACACGAGTAGGTTGTTTATGATGTGTGCCGTGGTATGCGGTTGAAGTCCAACACATCACAGCATTTAAGCTACGAAAATCTTTATACTCTCCGTAAATATGTCCTATTGTATTTGTTATGGCGCCTCCTAGTAAACCCATTATAACAGCATAACACCAAAAAATAAAAAAATAAGGAGATATAAGATACAAAATTACAGCAAATGCAACATTAGTTTTTATATAATGATTCGTCAAAAATCTTACTAATTTATCTTTTTGATATAATAATCCAAGTGTCCTAGTAATTTGGGTAGTGTCATCCATTTTCCAAATGAACCAATGAGCAAAAAAAGTATCTCTGATGCCGTGCTGTTTAGGACTATGTGTATCTCTTGGCGTATCGCTGAATTTGTGATGCACTCTATGTGATGTAACCCATATTGGAATTGGTCCTTGTGCCATTAATGAACAACCAATAACAAAAAAATAATGCCAAAATTTATGTTTTAATCTTCCAGTTTGATGTGTGAAGTATTTGTGCAAACCACCTTCAACAAATATTCCTGTCATAATTGCACCAAAAATAATCAATAACGGTATTGACCATATTGGTAAAATAAAAAATGAATATAACACTGTGACACAAACCGGCACGTGCAAAATCCACAGGTGTATAGATTTGCTCATAGCGTATTTATGTGAACTGTCTTTCTATGAGATTATATTCTTCTAAGGTGGTAATCATTTCGCCACCTAAATATATATTCATTTCTTTAAGTAGCTCTTCATCAGTACTATAAACACCTGCACAGATATAATTATTTTTGTCAATAAATTCTATAATTCTATCTTTGTTGTTCCATCGAGGAAACTGTACAACACATCTTGCTGTATCTTCACAGATCTTTACAGTTGTTTCTACAAAGTTGTAATCTAAATCAAAGGATTCTGTAATCATATGTCATTCTTCATTTGCTGTATTTCTTGTCTGCGCTCTGTAATAAGTTTTTTTAAATCATTTAGAGCTTGTCTAGCACGAACTGCACTAACTTTCACACCATTCTCTTCAAAGTTTTCTATTTCTTTGAGGTATGTTGCAAATGCTAATTTAAGTTGTTCGTGTGTATCACTCATCCAATATTATCTCGCAAACCTTTTTCCAATTATCTGCTCTTGCAACTTCAGGGTGATGGAACCAGGTGTTCCAAGGATGTGATATTAATATAGGTTTCAAACCAAATTTCAATCCTGTCACTGCATTTTCTGGTTTGTCTTCTAACCAATACAATCCTGTGCCATCATATTGTTCTAGTATATGATCTTTAGGACCATTGCCAGTTACATAATGCATTTTGTCAAAAGTCTTTTTACCAAAGCAATATCCTAAATGCCTATTGCGTGTTTCCTGTGTGTATTCATTTGTGCCTACTGCTGTGCAAATATCAATCTTAAAACCATTGTCCACAAGTTTTTGTACACCTTCTTTTGCATCACGTAGATAATCTAAATGTGATATCCAAGTACTTTCGTTGAAGTCTTTTATAAGTCCTTCGGCTTGTTCTCTATTGATATCGTAACGTAAATTTACTGCATAGTTATCTGGACTTTGGATAGCAAAGCCTTCGTCTTGCATCCACTCGTTAAACTTTGTATTCCAATCTAACAACACGCCATCAACATCTGTAATTATTTTTTTCATAGGACTCTCTCTTCTATATTAGTATAATAAATTATAACTGAATTGTCAAGTGTTAACTATTTGCGTGTACTGATGATTGATTTACTACGGTAATCTGTGCGCCACATCCATAGGTATCGTCTTTGCGTCCTATGTTTAAGTTATTTGCAAATACATTATCGCTATGCGTGGCTAATCCTGTTTGATGTGTTGAACATCCTGGTATTGTATGCACTGCTTCATTATCACCTTTGCGTACAACTCCTACATTTTCTACAAATACATTACCACTACCGGCATCTGTTGCAATATTTTGAGGGTTTGCATCACAAGCAATACCGTCATCAGGATCTGCATCTCCTACACTTACGTGGATAGTATTGACTACATCTACTCCGTCTTTTCTTGCAACTAATGGCATTGCTACTCCTAAGCTAACGCTACTCCTGTAGTACTTTGTACATATTGCTTTGCCATACTGTCTTCAGTTTTATGCACAAATACTATACTACTTTTATTTATTTTTATATTACTCTTAGGATCTACAGTAAATGTGTATGGTCCTAATCCAATACCATTTTCTGTTGCAACAAGTGCCATAGGCTTCGTAACTGTAATTGCGTGATTATCTTCATCTACAAATCTACAAACAATTTCATCGCCACCGGCTGCTGTTTTGATTGTGATAGTATCGTTTTTATTATATGGTACGTCTATTAACATTATAATGTGTGTCCTGTTCCGTTATAGTTTGTGCTTTCTACATAGGTGAGCATCTGTTCGTATCCACCTATTTTATTTCCATTTATAACAATCTGTGGAAATGTACGTGCATTAGGAAACTCTGCAAGGATTGCTTCTCTTGAGAAGTCTTTGCCCATTTCCAAGTATTCAAATGGAAGGTTGTTATTTTCGCAAAACATTTTTGCTTTGGTGCAACTTGGACAAGCTGGTTTACCCCAAATGTAAATCATAAACTAAATCCTTTTAAGCTTTCTTTATCCACGTCTTGCTTGATGCCACCAATCACATAGCTTTCAACTTCTGTTTCTTGTGGAGCAACTTGCAAGCCTGAACTTGATAACCAATGTTGTGTCCAAGGTAGTGGGTTTGTGTTTACTGGTGCATCAAAGATAGCATCAAATTGCAATGCTTTCAAACGTCTGTTTGCAATATATTCTACGTATTGATTTAGCAATGTTGTATTCAAACCAATCATTGAACCATCTTTGAACAAATACTCTGCCCAATCTTTTTCTTCTGCAACACATTCACGCCACAAGTCATACACTTCTTCTTTGCATTCCTTTGCAACTTTGGCCATTTCTGGATCGTCTTTGCCTTGTGCCCATAGTTTCAATACGTGTGTTGACAATGCTAGGTGTTGTGCTTCGTCACGTGCAATAAGACTGATAATCTTTGCACTACCTTCCATTAGTTTTAGTTCTCCAAAACCAAATGTACAAGCAAAACTTACATAGAAACGCAAGCCTTCTAAAATATTAACTGTCATCATAGCAAGATACATTTTCTTCTTCACATCATACATTGAACCTTCACCTCTGTGAAAGTATGCATCTGCCGCTTCGTTAAATGCATCGTAATGTTTTGTAACACTTGTAGCTCTAGCAATAATTTTTTCATCATCTAAGATTGTATCAAATACTTCTGCTGGATCTGGATATACATTTTTCATTATGTGAGTATAAGAACGTGAGTGAATAGTTTCAAAGAAATCCCAAGTTACAATACAACCCTCTAACTCAGGTAAACTTACGTGTGGCAAGAATGCCAAGCAAGGACCACGTCCTTGAACACTGTCTAACAGTGTTTGATATTTTAAGTTTGCAGTAAAGATATGCTTTTGTTCTGGTCGAAATACAGCAAAGTCTGCTCTATCTTTTTGCAAACTAACTTCTTCTGGTCGCCAAAAGTAACCTAGCATAGTTTGGTTGAGTTTGTCAAAGACCGGAAACTTAAACACATCGTAACGTTGTGTATTCTGATCTTCGCCAAAAAACATATTTTGTTTTGTAAAATCTACTTTTTCTTTATTAAAAACTGTTTTCGACATCGTTCTTCCTCTTTCTGTGTCTGTATAGACGACTATACAGCCATTTAGGCTGTATGTCAACTAGTTTATTATTTATATGGCGCAAGCATCGCACATTTCGTCATCCTCAGGCAACTCTTCTTGTGCAAGCTCTACTGGCTTTTCATCTTCTATTTCACTTGGATCTGTTTTATAATCATAAGTGTTTTGATAATAACTTGTTTTCCATCCTAGCTTGTATGTTTGCAACAAGTCTTGTATCATAACACTCATTGGCACTTCATTGTTTTCATACTGTGTAGGATTGTATGACCAATTACCTGAAATAGCTTGGTCAAAGAATTTTTGCATTACTGCAACTACATTAATATATCCTTGGTTGCCACTCATTTCCCACAACAAAGTATAATAACTTTTTAGACTTTGGTACTGTGGAACAATCTGCTTAAGAGGCCCTTTTTTGCTTTTCTTAACGGACAAGTATCCTCTAGGTGGCTCGATTCCATTGGTGGCGTTCGACACAACGGAACTGCTCTCTGAAGGCATTTGTGCGGACAATGTGCTGTGCCTAAGACCGTGTTGTTGAATGTCTGTGCGTAAAGTATCCCAATCATAGTTTAATTTATTCTCCACTATTGTATCAACATCTGCTTTGTATGTATCAATAGGCAATACTCCATCACTGTATTTTGTACGGTCAAAGTATTCACAGGCGCCACGCTCTTGTGCAAGTTTGTTGCTGGCTTTTAACAAGTAATATTGAAATGCTTCTGACAAATCGTGTACAAGTTTCCAAGCTCTATCTTCTTCATAGCTTACGTGATTTTTTGCAAGATAATGTGCTAGTCCTATATAACCAACACCTAAACTACGTCTTGCTTTTGTGCTTACTTCTGCTGCCTTAATTGGGTAGCGTTGATAATCTATAATTTCTTCTAGTGCTCTAACTGCTAGATCACATAGTTCTTCTAAGTCGTCAAGTTCTTTAATTACACCAACATTAATTGCACTTAGAATACACAATGCTATTTCCCCATTCTCATCATCGATGTGTTGTAATGGTTTTGTTGGTAATGTAATTTCTTGACATAGGTTGCTCATATATACAGGATCTTTGAATGAGCTGTGTGTATTTGAATGATCAACATTCATAATATAAATGCGTCCTGTTTCTGCACGTTCTTTGATAAGTGCTGAAAACAATTCCATAGCATCAATTTTCTTTTTCTTAATGCTAGTTTTGCGTTCGTACATTTCATACATTTCTTTGAACGCATCTGGATCGCCAAAATAAGATTCATATAGTCCAGGTACATCGTGTGGAGAGAATAAAGTAATTTCACCACCCGAAAGTAATCTTTCATACATTGTTTTGTTCAGTTGGATTGAATAGTCTAACTTACGCACACGATTATCTTCTGTGCCTTTGTTGTTTTTTAGCACAAGGATGTCTTCAATCTCTTGATGCCAAAAAGGAAAGTGTGTTGTTGCTGATCCGCCACGTACACCATTTTGTGTACAACATCTTACTGTGCTTTCAAACTTCTTAAGGAAAGGAATAATACCTGTGTGTGCAACTTCACCGCCACGTATCTTGCTGTTTACTCCGCGGATTCTTCCTGCGTTGATTCCAATGCCTGCTCTTTGAGCAGTATAGCGACCAATAGACATATCACTGGCAAAAATACTATCAAGAGTATCATCGCTGTCAACAAGCACACAACTTGCGAACTGCCGGACAGGCGTCCTAACCCCTGCCATAACTGGAGTCGGGATGTTGATTCTGAAGAGTGATGTTGCGTCATAATATCTCCTTACATAATGCATACGTGTTTCTTTTGGATATTGTGCAAACAATGTTGCGGCAATCATCATATACATAAATTGTGGCGTTTCAAATAACTGCCCATTGCTACGATCTTGACACAAGTATTTGTCTACCACTTGTCTCAGTCCAGCATATGTAAAGTTTTCATCACGCTTGTGATTAATGTAACTGTCTAGTCTTTCTATTTCCTCAGGTGTGTATAAATTTAATATATCAGGATCATAAACGCCACGTTCTATATTTAGATCTATTAGTTCTTGTAGCGAACAGCAAACGTATCCACCAAATACTTCTTTGTTTGTTCCGTATGAAAGTAACCTTGCCGCCGCATATTGATAGTTAGGATGTTCCAAGCTGATCAAATCATTTGCACTTCTGACTAAAATTTCTTGAATTTCTTTTGAGCTCATACCATTATAAAATTGAATGTTAGCATTCATTTCAATCAAACTACTGCTAACTCCTGCCAGACCTTCACAAGCGTGTTCTACTACTTTGTGTATTTTTTCTATGTTTAGTTGTTCTTGTTCGCCACTACGCTTGACGATCATGGTATTGTCACTCATATTATCTCCTGTTACTTTATTTTAATTATACTGAGGCAGTTTAGAATATTGAACTTGTGAAACCAATTTATTGTGCTTGTAAAATCCAACGTTACCATTATTATAAATTCCAATTGTTAAATTGTCAACTGAAAGAAGATACACGTATCTACTTTTATCTCTGTCTAGTGTAATATGTATCTCAAAATCGGCCTCAGAAAAACGGTCTGTTAACTGTAAAGTGTAAAAAATTGCAAGAATTTTTTTGAATTCACAGTAGTCATTTTGCTGTATCATCTCCCAAGGATCAGGCCAAGTTTTATCATCATATGGATCAGTACTTATCGCACTGGTAGGTACAGCGTTCCAGAAATCGAACAGCAAATTATATGGATCTTTGCTAGTTTCTAAATCGTTTCGTAAGTCTTGCCAAACGCTTATGCGTTTATAAAAATCCTGTGGAAACATATTAGAATTGATACGTTATATTGAAAGTAAACTCGTCTGTGCCAACACCTTCGTCAAGTGTTAGGTTTTTAACTTCTATGCTAATCTTGTTACCAGATAGCGTGCCTCTAAAATCTAAAGAATTTAGTAGTGAACTGTTTCCAATAAAAGTAAAGTCATCTCCAAAGTCAAGATCGGTACCGCTTACATCTTTGTTCCAATCTAATATCCACTGTCCTCTTCTACTCACAGGTCCTGGCGTATTGTTTGCAGTGTATCTGTAGTCAACTATGATTCTACCTTTAATTACAGGAGCTGGTAATCCCATAAAGTATGTGTAAACTAGGTTGCCACCAATTTCTGTTTTTACTGGAAACGACATATGGACATTGTTTGGTCCTTCTACTTCAGGTGGATAACTTGCTGCATTGAATAATGGATTAACTGTAAGGTCTGCTGTACGTTGAAAGAAATCATCAGTGCTGAAATTAGTTTCTTTGCCAAATCTTATGACGCTTACAGTTGCATTTTGACTGTTGGCTGCATCATTACCAACAAACAAAAACTTATTGTTTCTACTTGTATTGTTAAAGCCATTGTCTATAATAATTGCTTGGTTGTTGATATTATTAAATGTTGTGTTTTCAATTGTGTTAAATTGTGGACCAGTAAGTTGACCTGCTGCGCCAATCACTGTGTCAATACCAAATTTATAACCAAAACCACAGGTATCAATCTTACCGCCATCAAACTGATTAAAGCTTGCATCGTCATCTGTAAAATAGGCATAGGCCATATTCTCTACGTGGATGTTTTTAAATATGTTTTGTGTGCAATCTAAACTACCTATGCTACCACTTCGTAACTTAAATGCTCCGTAATCTACACCAGTACCACTACCAAAAAGCCATTGTCCCTTAATTCTTATGTTTGAAAACAAACTGTCTCTACAGTTTTGTAAAATAATAGTTCCGCCGTAACTGCTATGAGTGATTGTCATATCACGTAAAGTGATGTATCTTGGTTGGTTTGATTGGCTGTTTGTACTATCATCTGCATAGTTGCCACTGCCAACACTATCGCCATTCTTTGTATAAAATGCACTAGAACCTGTGCAGGTAATTAATGTTTTATCCATACCATCGCCTACAATATTTGCAAATGGTGGAATGAAAATAGCACTTGTCACTAGATATTCGCCTGCCGGTATACGCAATGTAATATTTTTATACTGACCACCTATAGGACCTAAAAACAATTGATCAACTGCTCTTTGTATGGCTGCCGTTTGATCAGAGCCATCCCCTGCAGTTTTATAAAAATCTTTGAGACTGACTGTATCGTCTAGCTTCTCTGCTATAGATCTTTGTACAGGTGTTGAGCCTGTAAGACCTGTTTGCACGTTATCATTAGTTCTATAAGTGTATTGTCCTACTAGATCAAGAATGTTGCTTTTAGTTGTAAGTATTTCTGTATTACCTGTAGCAGGTGCACCTTCACTTACTGAACCATTACCTATGTAAAGTTTTTGTAGGTCAACTGCCCATCCTAATTCACCACTTGATAATTGCGGTACGCCGGTTACCCTTGCTTTACCTCTGCGATTTTGTATCCTTGAAATCTGTACAACGGCCATTCTTAACTCCTGAATTGTTGTTAGTATTTAGCCATAGTTTATGTAATACGTAAAACCATACAGAGTTTACTGCTGGCTCTACTATTGCAACTGCTCCTGCTTCCCAGATACTTGCACCTGTAATAGCACTTACAACTACCATTGCAATTATAATGTGTCCTATAAAGAATATAATGGCAAGTAATAAACTTTCATCCATTTTGTCCTTTACAGCATTTACCATACCTTTTGCTATTTCAGTCATCAATTGTTTTCCCTACCTTTCTACTTGTAGATAAAAGGATCACGTTTTTGTAACTCTTTTATGTCCAAGGTCTTCCTTCTACTAAGCCACCACTATTAGTATTATCAACAAGCGTGTTTGTATCGTTGTTACTTGCTGTGTAAAGTGTTGGCAAATTGTTTTTAGTTTTTGTATTCAATGCTCTATAGTATGTTGCATTGGTATCTGCGGCCGCAAGTCCTTTACGTTTGCTCACAGCAATTCTAAGTTTTTCTTCTTGCCTTTGCCTTTTGAATCCTGTTGCACCCGAATATCTAGGAATGCAATAAACTCTATCACCGTCAACTAAACCTGCGGCAGTTAAATTATCACCGCCGTGATCTGTTTGATTTATAGTTTTATCTTTTTGTGCTATTATTTCTGCATACATAGCAGTTATTATCTCTTGGCCTTCTACAGCCTGTGCTAATGCAGTCAAACCATTCATTGTAGTTGATCCCATTGTAACTGTCAAGTCAAATTCTACGCCAGTTAATCCTTTACATCTTAAAGTTGCCATTCTATTCTCCTCACATATATATATTTATTGCATAATGTGTATCATAGGTATCCTATATAAGATGCTGTGTCAGCCATTCTACAACTAAATGCCCATTCGTTGTCATACCAACCTAGTACACGACCCATATGTTTGTCAATTACCTGTGTTTGATCTGTAGCAACTATGCAACTTTCAGATGTGTGATTGTAATCAATACTAACGAGTGGTTGTGTTTCATATCCTAATACACCATTCATATAATGATGTGAATACTTTGCAAATGCTAAATTAATATCTTCTACACTCAATTCAGTTTCGGATTGAAATGTAAAGTCAACACAACTTACATTGGCAGTAGGTACTCTAATTGCACTACCGGTTAACTTGCCATCTAAGTCAGGAATAATTTTACCTATGTTTTTTGTTGCACCTGTGCTTGTAGGTATCATACTCATACCTGCTGTTCTAGCACGATAAGGATCTTTGTGTCTACGATCCACTGTGCTTTGATCTCCTGTGTAACTATGCACTGTTGTCATAACGCCACGTTTAATACCAAACTCTTGATGCAATACTTTTACCATTGGTGCAAGACAATTTGTAGTGCAACTTGCATTGCTGATCATACTTTCTTCTGGTAGTATATCTGTATGATTAACTCCGTATACAACAGTTCTATCTACATTCTTTGCAGGCGCACTTATTACAACTTTACCTGCTCCGTTATCTAAATGTGTTTTTGCTATATCGCCATCATTAAATGCTCCTGTACATTCTAGAACTACATCTACACTGCTCCAATCACATTCATTTATATCTCTTGTGTGACTCCATTCAACCTTGCCGTTGAGTGTGCCTTTCCATCTACCGTGTATACTATCATAATGTAAAAGGTGACTGTTTGAATCATAATCACCTGTAGCATTTATTTTAACTATTTCTAAATCGTTTCTTTCGTCTAGGATATGCCGTGCAACACATCTGCCTATCCTACCAAATCCATTTATTCCTATTCGTACCATTTATCCTATCTTTTCATAATACTGATAAACTCTACGCCACCATTCTTGCTCCCATTCGTCAAACTCATCTGGCCATAAATCAAACTGCTGATATTCACCAGCTCGGCTACACATAAAAATATGTCCTTCTTTGATGTCTGTGCCGTGTACTTCATTGTGTGCAATAGCATAGGCTGTTAGTTGTAGGAAATAGTCTTCAACCCACTCTAACTTTTTCGGTTTATTAGTTTGTTTAAAATCCATTATACAAGGTTGCCCTTTGTATATTCCTACTAAGTCAGTTGTGCCTGCATATATATTAGGCACATACAATGGCACTTCGCTGCCCCATATTTCTTCAACATCATCCATAGCATTTACTTTTATAGTAGTTGCCATCATATGTGCTTGTTGAGCATATGGATTGCTGCCAGCGGTGGGCCATTCAGCATAATCAATATAGTCCTCAAGATACTTGTGCATCCTGGTGCCTACACCGCTTGCTTCTGTTACAATCTCTTGTGCTTTTTGCTCACCTACACGTTTCTTCCACGCAATTAAATGAGTCTTATCTTTTGTATCTCCAAGGATAGTTGTAACACTTGCTACTGGTGCTCCACCTGGTGCGGCGTAACGGCGTTTGCCATTTACTTCTACACGTTTTAATTTTTCGTATGTATACTTAGGTTTGATTAATGTCATACGTTATGATAACATTAAAGGTCAGATAAGTCAACGGCTCGTTTTGCCATTTTTCCTACGCTGTCTCCATCAGCACCGCCTTTTGGTGCTTTGTCAACAAAACTTACTTCATCTTGTGTGTAATTAGATACCAAGCCTTTGATTCTTTCGTCTGCTTGAAAGGCAGCATCAAATGTTTCATAATTAAACTGTGGGACTTCGTTGTTGTCCATCATTTTATCTAAATCTTCAAATGAAATACTTTGCACACCTTCTGACTTAAGAAGTCTTAGTAATCTGTACAAGTTGTCGCTGTTTACAGCTTCATCTACTTTTTTTTTGAAAGCTTTTGTGCTAGTTTGCGTGGATCAACACTTTCACGTGTTTCTCTACCTGCTGGCTCTTCGCCGCCTGCTGCCGGAGGAGCTGCTGCAAAATCATCATCAGCTGGTGGTACGACACCTTCAGCATCGTCCATATCAATAGTTGGCTCCATACCTGGGTCTTCAGCACCCATAGCGTCCATAGGCTCACCTTCGCCTGTCAACATCATAACACCACTGCTCAATGCACTTCTAGTTGATTCTAAACTAGCATATAGTTCGTCTAAACTTGCTTTGATTGTTTCAACATATTGATTACTTGAGTCTACACCCATTTCGTCACGGATAGCATCAGCAAGATCCAACATTGATTCTGTTTTCATTTCTGCTGTGTCTTCCATCCAACCTGTTACTCTGTCAACCATATCCTTAGCTGCCATAACAATCTCTGCTTGATCTTCAGCACCCTCTTTCATAGGCTTTTTCTTTTTCTTGCCGTATGAGCCTTCGTCTGTTTTGTCATCTTTTTTCTTAGCATCTTTTGCAGCCTTTTTCATTGGCTCTTTTTTGTTGCCGTCGCCATCAAGATCAATATAGTCTGGCTTTGCTTTTTCTTCAATTGCTTCTTCTTCGATATCACCACGCTCAGAAATTTCAGCATTCAATACATCTAAAAATAATTTTGATTTTTGATATTCATCGCTTTCAACAACAGCACTAAAACTTTCACTGACTTCGATTTGGCTGAGTCTTGTTCTTAGTTTGTTACGAGCATTATGTAATTGTGCTAGTGTAAATGATTCTAATGCAATGCGTTTTCCGAAACGTCTTGCAAGGCTTTCGTTTAATGTTTTTGCAGTTACTGGTTTTGCGAACTCTGAAATATTCATTGGTAATATCCTATTTTATTAAAAGTATTTATCTCTAGTTAAAGATAATTTGTTCTAATTTACTTGTAATTATACGCAACTCGTCGTGTGCAACGCTCAACCTGGTATCAAGTATGTCTTTTTTTGTAATATCTTCAGTTTTATCCATACTGTGTTGGTAATATCTAGCATCTAAATCGTGTTTCTGTAATTTTTTATCTAAGCTTATAACAAAATCTATATCTTTGTGTTCAGTATATAGTTTAGCAAGTGCCAAAGCACTGTGCTTGCTGTATACAGAACCTATTTGTATTTGTTCTTTACTGTCAAATAAAATAAAACTCTTATCCTTTAGTTGACGTATAACCACAGGGCCAATACGTATAGAATTACCTACCTTGACAGGCAATGGATGTTGCTTTACTCCGTGCGAAATAAGCGTTTTTAATTCATTAACTAGGTGCTGCATTATTAACCAGGTATGTCTTTCCTTGATACAATACTTTTTTTATTATATCTTTTCTTATTAAATTGTCAAGAACATATTGTTGTCTTTCTGTAAATTCTGCGTAATCACATAGAGTATTCATTTTTTCCAATAACTTCTTTTCCTCTAAAGAAATTTGTACGTTTATACCTTGTGTGATTTCTTTGAAATTCATTAGACTGCTGTTGTGCCGCCAACGGTGTTAGTAGCACCCATTGTACCTGGTTGTTGCGCTTGTTGCGCTTTTGTTTTGCGAGCTGCGGCTACCGCTAGGGTTGCTGCTCTCACTTGTTCATCTGCTGATTTCTTTTGCAATGCTAGTTGACGCATTTGATCTTGTATAGCGACCACACCATCTTTTGCCTTTTGCAATGCATCTTGTGCTTGCATAATAGGATCTCCCATTGGTGCTTCTTTTAGTTTTTCTAAATCAGAAATTTTCATCTGTTCATCGCCTTTACTCTTATACTCGCTGCATTTGTCTTTTTAGTACGTTTTGCTTTGCGAGTCATCTTGCTTCCTAGTCTTGCTTTGGTTATAGCTAACCTAACCCTTTTTTTAACATCTGGTGGAGCGAAGCATTGTGCTACGTTTGTAACTGTTCTACCTTTACGTGGTCCGGAAGTACATCTGTATTTCCTTACAACACGATTTCCTCTTTTTGCATAAACTTGTCTTTCAAAAAGTTCTCTCAATAACATTTTTTACATTTGCAAGATTATGACTACGATAGTTGATAGCAAACCTGCTACAATCGTTCCTGCTGCTCCTATAATAACTTTAACTAAACTTTGTTGTCCTGCTGCCATTTGATCTGCAATGCCGTCAAGCTTTTCTTCAACTGTACTTAGTCGCTTCTCAAACTGCTCGTAACGCAGAGCGCATAGGTCCACGTGAGCTTCTAAACTTTCTTTTTCAATTTGAGATGTCGACATTTATTACTCCAATTGCTCTACGACAGGAAATAGCCTTTTCGTTACCTAAATAAATGCCTTACAGATCACATCTGTAATATTATTTATCACCTAAAGTATCAAAAAGAATATTTATTTTGTCTCCTGACGTAATAAAAACTGCTTCTTCAAAAGTTTGTGTTTCGTTAAGTCCAGCAATAAATGGAACAAACATAAAGTCTTGCTCTAACATTTCAGTATTTACTGCACCTTCTGCTTCTATAATAAAATATAACTTCCAAGCATCATTGTTGCCAAATGCCTTGTGCTTGGTAACTATAGGGTCCTCTTCTATAGTTGGGTTAGCTCTTAGCCCTATTGTGTTTATAACTGTAAGAAAGTTTTGTTTTTGTCCGTATACAAGTTTATCTTCTCGTGAGGCTCTTACGTGGTTTGTTATATCAACCGAAGTATATAATTCAAACTTAGTATGCATAGCCGTACTCAATAATATCTTTTAGAAATATATCCCAAATCAAATCTCGTAATTCTGGTGTATATAAATCTTTGTATTCATATTCTCTAGACAAGTTTAACATAGGTAAAGGCTTATCGCAACCTAATAGTTCCTGTATCTGTACAAAGTCATCTTCAAGTGTTTCGTATTTAAGTATAATTGTATGTGTTCCAAACCAACTGTGCTGTGGAGTATGCAATCTATACCAATTACGAGCCCAAAGTAAAAAAGGCTGATAGCTTAAATTAGTTTCAAAGTTGCTCACCCTACTCAACAACCATTGCTTGAAGTTTGTTCTGCCGCCATCACTGAACATATACCAACTTGCCATCCTTGCCCAAGGATTACGTACAACACCAAATGTTTTCTGTGTACGTGGAAAGTATTCATTTACTTCTACAATATGTCCGTGCTTGCGTCCTTCAATAGTTACAAAGTTAGAATCTAGCCAATTTGATATACTGGTGCCAGCTGTCTTAGGATTATGTATGAATGTGACTTGCTCTTTAGGTAAGTGTCGCATACTCTATTTACAGTCACAAAAAAAGCGCCACTGTAAAAGTGACGCTTCTTTTTTGTTATAACGCTATCTTATGATGCGTCAAATGCGTCTAGATCACGCTCTACAACAAGTGCGTTTGATAAGTCGATTGAATCAACTGTTCCTAATGCACGTAGTCTAACTTGTAGATCTGCTGCTGATGTTGAGTGTCCGTCAACGATGGTAAAAATTTTACCTGCTGAACCTGTTGATACATACATCAAAGGCTGTGCTTCTTGTACCATTGCTTCGATAGTTGAACCTACTCCGCCTTTTGCTGAGATGTTCGCTGCTGCGTCTAGTTCCATACACTTTAGGTTAGCTACGCTTTCCTGTGTACCGTGAGTGTGGCCGGTGCCGCCTCTTGTTTCTCCTACTGGTGTTGCCATTTTTTTCTCCTTATTTCTCTAAATGACTGCCCACTCTCTGTGGACTTTTGTATATTGTATTTAGTCGGAAAAGTAAAAAATGGTTACTTACGGGCTTTTTTTGCACGATTATGCAATATTTTCAGCTGATCTATGTATGCAGGCCCTGCTTTGACTATATCGTGTACAATCATTACCAAAGGATAGTAACTTGCCGCAATATTTGCTGGAATTGTCTTACCTTTGCTTATCATATTCAAAAAACGGCTTACAAAAGGTAAACTGTTTACAGGCAGTATCAATCTATACATTTGCACATCTGCCATACCCATTTTATCTGGTGTGCTTATTTTTGGCTCTGGGTCAGTAGCACTGAAATCTTCTAAGTTATTATCGCCAGCAAACTTACTGAACATTGGCATAACATCACTATCACTTAATTTGCTTCTAGCGGCAAACAGTAACCTAGTGATTGTTGTTTTTCTTTCTGCTTGTGTATCAGTATCAAACGTGTTGAGCCTTCTACGTATTTCTCTATAGTGTGGGTTTGATATATCTAAATCAGATTCAATTAAAGCCAATGCTTTTATATCTTCTGGTGTAACGCTGTCACCACTAGCCATACGTCTTAGAAAGCCATTCAACTTACCAATGCTGATTACAGTAGTTCTACGTTCTTTTGCGGCAGCACCTGGATTTCTTAATTTCTTTAGTGCAGATTCGTCACCAGTAATAAAATGATATAAGTTATACAAATCAGTGCTGTCTATTCTAAAACGGTTGTACTCTCTAAACATCACAGTTTTGTATGCATACTTCATTGCATCTGTTTTGTGTTTACGATAGTAACGCATTGCTTGTAAACACAATATAGTTAGGTATGCTTTTTCTTTGCAGTCAGTGTAGGTAAGCAAACGTTGATTTCTTGCGTCTCGAGTCATTCTTGACTCTTGTAACTCTTTTATGAAATTCATTTACGTTTGCTCTCTTTGATTTTTTCTACACCAACTTTAAACTTTTTACTACTGCCTGCTTTTATGCTGTTAATTAATCTTCTTTCAAGATCAATTGCTTGGTCAGCGTCATAAAGTTTATGTACTTGCTCAAGCAAGTTTACCGCACTATCAATTATGTTAGTGCCAGTTGTCTGGATAAAGTCATCGCCGCGTTCTTCAACACGGAAATTGCTTAATTCTTCTAATATACTTCTAGTGCGTTTTCTCATATAGTATTTATAACATTTTTTCTATGTTGGCTACGTAGTTGACCATACTGTGATCTGAGAAGCTGTCAATACCGCCTTGTTTTATACCCATCCACATACCTCTCCAGCGATCTTTTGTTCTTTGCCACGCTGTAAGTTTACGCTCTAAGCCATAAGCATTCATATAATGCTCTGTGCCGTGATGTACGTAGCCCATTAATGCTAGTGGTACCCTTGTAACTATGTCATTATTGTTTACCCAACGGTGATGTGATACGCTTAAACTGTTGCAATATCCTCTCCAACCTACACGTGGCGACCCAAATGTATATAATTCTTCAACAGGATTGATGTCAGCATACAGATGACAACGGCTTGACATAATAGTTGCCATAGCGGCACCTAAACTGTGTCCACAAAACCACAGTTTCTTTTTTTCATTTGCTTTGCGGTTTATATCTTCTAGCACCATAGGCCAAAGTTCGTCTACTTCTGCTTTGAATCCTCTGTGTACTCTGCTAACAGTTTCTGCTATTACAGGTGTTGCTTTTAGATCTGCTTTGATATCATTGAACTCGCTAGGTTGTGTACCTCTACAAGCAATAACCAAATCTTCTTTGTTCATAAATCTATATGCCTGTGCGCCTTCGTTGTTGTAAAACTCTACAGTTGTAAAGCCTAATTTTTTTACGTCTTTCTTAACTTGATTTACATCGTCATTGTAAGCAATGCTTGCTAACTTTGCAAATAACAAACTACGTTCCATAAATTTCATTTCTGTAATCATTTTGCCCTCCTAATTACATTTACATTGGTGAGAACCTCACGTTCTCAATTACCCAATCAATAGGTTCTTCGTAAGCAAACTGAAGCATATACCTATCGTGTTCGTTGTTGGTTACACTATGAATCCACTCTCCTGTATTTAATATCACAGCGTTCTCTTTATAATAGTATGTATGCTTATTTTCATCTGCATCAAAGAAGTCAACTGGTGCAAACAAATCCAGTGAAGGAGATAGATACCAACTGATACTGCTGGTCTTCTTTGTATATTGCACAAAGTCAATATGCCTTGGAACAGGATCGTGTGGAGGATTGTGTAATAGATAAACATTGTGAGGAAGTATGTTAACACATTTTAACAAAGGTTTTATATCAAGGTAACCAACATTTCTACTAATGCCGTGCATAGTTCTTTCTTTGTCTTTTTTTGCGTACTGGCCGTATCTAGTGTATGTTACTTTCTTTGCAACTTTTAGCATTTTCTTTCTAAAGTCTTCAGTAATACAATGATCTAGTTCATACCAAAAAGGTCCTTGATGCATATTTTCCTTCCTACTCATTATTAATTATCTAAAATATAAAAATAGGGTGCTAACCTTGGCACCCTACGTGTGTATTACGGCACAACCCGACTGTATCAGTCTCTACTTAAATAGTCAATACAATTTGCAGGTGTAGTTTGTTCGTAAGGATCTTCATCCTCACCGTTGTTGTTGATGCCAGGTTCCTGCCACCATTTTTCAACTACACCATTGTTTAAGACACACATATACCTCCAACTTCGCATACCAAAGCCTAAATGGTTCTTACCAATTAGCATACCCATAAAACGTGTAAAGTTACCAGAACCATCTGGTATAACTTTAACATTTTGAATGTCCATTACTTTAGCCCAAGCATTCATAACAAATGCATCATTGACGCTTATACAGTATATTTCGTCAATGTCTTGATTACGAATGTTATCGTAATTTTCTTCAAAGCCTGGTAATTGATAATCAGAACAAGTTGGTGTAAATGCTCCAGGTAAACTGAATAGTACCACACGCTTGTTTGCAAACAATTCATCGCTAGTAAGTTGTTGCCAACGATAAGGGTTGTTGCCTTCTACGCTTTCGTCTCTGACACGAGTTTGAAATGTCGTGTTTGGTGGTCTGAATCCTTCAATCATATGTGTGTCTCCTGTGACATATTTATTTATAGTCCGTTAGGCACAATCACATAATGGATCATAAGAACAATAGCTACTGACGCTCCTAGTCCTATCATCATTTTGAAAAAGTCTCTAGTGACAAGCGGAAACACTGTTTTGAATTTGTGCTTGCCTGTTACTGTTGCCATTGCTAGTTCTCTACCACATAGCAAACCAACGAATACCCAAGTTGTTGACATTGGAATGTCGTTGAGCTCTTTAAAGAACCAAAGTATCAACCAGTAGACAGCATCAATTATTGTAGCACTACGAACATATCTTGTGTTGTGCTTTTCAATAACGATGTTCTGTATCTTACCGCCGCCTTCACGGAACATATAATATAGTCCGCCTACAAATACAACACTAATCAGTATCATAAGATCGACAGGTAGTTGTCTAGGCAGGAACACTGCAATGTTTGCCATATCGTGTGACAACCAAGTGAACCATAGGAAGCCTGTTGTTACCCATTGTCCTATACGCCAATAGCGTTTGTGTTCTTCTTTGACTGGCTTTGCTTCATCCAGTAGTTTGCTTACCACAATCCATATTGCATAAGCTGCCACTGCTGCCACAGCATAACCCATCATAGATTTCATCAGCATTTTTTCTAATATAAATGTGCTTGCAAATGCTGATAGCACCAAGAAACTTGTTGATACTGGCACACCAATGCGTGTTAAGATTAACAACACACCAGGTGCGGCTGCGTGATACCATTGTATTTCTTGAAATGGGATTTTGTTTAGACGACCATAACTTATGTCGCCTCCGTTGATATACCATCCATACCAGATTGTATATAATAAAACAGCCGAAGCGGCTGCCCACATTGTTCTCCAGTGAAAACGATCGTTGTTTGATGCAATCCACGTTCCTAACGTCTGGACTGAATCGTTTGCGATAACTGCATAGGCTGCGAATAAAAAGCCAATGAGCATCCATATAGTGAGTAGTTCCATTTTGTCTCCTTTGCTTGACGGCTTTACCCCGTCGCTCACAAGTAACTGAATGTTACACGACTACTTATTATTTTGTCAACGAAAAAATTGTAACAGTTTTATGACAATTTGGTATGCGCTAATATAACGCATAGGTATGCAGTACACGCATAACGTCTTTGCACTAAAATTGATTGATTTTGTCAGGTATCAATGCTAAGTATAGTTGTAGAAGGAGTAAAACTAGCAGTTAAGTGTTAGACTCGGATCACACATATACATATAGATAGGAAAACAAAAATGACAATTTTAAATTGGCTACATACTCTACGAGTAAGAATGCAAGCTAGAAAAGCTGCAAGATCAACCATCAAAGAGCTATCTGCTCTTACAAATCACGAACTAAATGACATAGGCATTGCACGTGGTGAAATACGTCACCTAGCTAATCAATATGCCGAAGACATCCTAAGAGAGAATCTTAAGTCTTTGCCAAGTCCAGCTTGGCCAGGTCTTGAGGTTAATCCAAATCTTAAAGGATCGGTTTAATGACAACTATTGTAAAAAACTATGTCTTTTCGCCATTGTCGGGCTTGTGGTCTTCAATAGAACGTACTATGATGATAGCAGGATACAGCAGAGCGGCGGCGGAACTATCAAGACAGGGGTATCACGAGGAAGCGAAACGCACTATGATAGAGCTTACCAAACTTCGTGACTGAAAAAAAGTCTTGACATAAATAGATTGTTAGGCTAATATGAAAGTATTAGCCAACAGTCACACACACAGGGAGACAAAAAAATGACAGAACAGATGACCAGAAACTTTGAGCAGTTTGCAGATATGATGAAAAACGTAATGCCAACTGTTAAAACAAATAAAAACGGTTACGAAATCCGCACAAAAGTATTAGAGTTCGCACAGAACAATGTATGGCAAGACTATCACGCTAAGTGGGGTCAGTTTGAAACCACTATGAAAAAAGATGGTGACGAAGTTGTAACAGAAGTTACAATGCCAGAAGTGCCAGGCGCTGACAAAGTGCTAGAGGCTGCTAATATGTTCTACGACTTTGTAAGCGGTACTAAAACTAAATAGTATTATAGCAACAACTAATTTCAAGTAGGCGGGCATAGCCCTTTTTAGCAAAGTACATTATAATACGCCCTTACTAGCGAAACCGGAACAGAGATTCATTGCCATTGGCTGTCAACGTTCCAAAAGTTAGTAGGGGCTAATCTTTACGTGCCATTGGATTATCTCCTCCGGCAACAGGTTTGTAAGTTTGTTTTGATTTGTGTAGATCATCACCATCTGGATATGCTGCATCTGTTGAACTAAGATACTTTTCATTTGGTGAATTGCTGTGCTGTCTATTTAACTGTGATAATATCTGTTTGAATCTACTTGGTGGTTCGCCTGGTGCATCCATTACTTTTGATTCTTGATCAAGTACATCCAATAAAGCTCTAATTATATCTTGTGCTCGCATTTTATTCTCCACATATTATTTATCGCTAAGTATAGGGTGAAAGGAGTGCATATGAACATTAAAAAAATATTTTGGGCTGGATGCGGCTTTATATTGTTAGGCATCGCATACTTAGGAGTAATACTTCCAGGACTACCTTGGAGTATCTTTATTGTAATGGCAGCATATTGTTTTGCAAAAAGCTCAACGAGAATGCACAACTGGTTATACAATCATAAATTGTTTGGACCTTTCCTCACCAATTGGAGTGAGAAGAAAGTATTTCCTTTGAAGCTGAAATACTTTATGATTGCAACTATGGCAACGACTGTAGCGTTTACATACTTTGCAACAGGAAACACAAAGGCAGCACTTTGGACAGGTGGATTTATGATACTTGTTGCAATTTACTGTTGGAGATATCCAAGTACCACAGAAGAATATGATAGACGAAAAGCTGCTGGTGAAAAGATAGCTTGGTTTAGATAAAGAAAAAAAAGGTAGAGGGGGGCTTTCCCTCTACCAGTTAGTGAGATCACTTATGTTGCCAAATGGCCCATAGTACCCACACAGCAATCAAACCCATAATTCCTTCAGAACCTAGAGATGATAACATTGCTGTTACATTTGCCACTACACTCATTTCTGGCATAAATGGCATATTGCCCAGACCTAGAACCTCTAGGATGATTGCAAGAGCTGCAATGCTCACACCAACGTTAGCTAATGCGCCTGCCCACTCTTTTACTTTATTAAGCATTTCCATTTGAAAATACCTCCTTCTTTAGTGCTACAATTTGTAACAGAAGTATTTAAATATTCTTCAGTACACAATTAAAACCCAACAGAACCGTAATACTATCTGTTAATGTACAAAAAGATAAATATTTTTTTAGAAAAGCACACACTTTATGATAGATAACACCCCGTTTGAACAAGTAATCAACCAACTAAAACAAGAAGGCAAGTATAGAGTTTTCAACGATATAGTTCGAGAACGAGGAGACTTTCCTAAGGCAATTTGGTACGGCAAATACAATATCAAAAATATTGTAAATTGGTGTAGCAATGATTATCTTGGAATGGGGCAACAAAAAGTTGTGATAGATGCGATGCATACTGCTTTGGATCAAACGGGTGCTGGTTCAGGTGGTACACGAAACATCGGAGGTACATCGCATTATCACGTAGCATTAGAATGGGAACTTGGTAAGTTGCATTGCAAAGAACAAGCTCTTTTGTATTCGAGTGCTTATGTCGCAAATGAATGGAGTCTAATTGCCTTAAGCAAAATCATTCCCAACATTGTGTTTTTGAGTGATAGTAAGAATCACGCAAGCCTCATACAGGGTATCCGACACAGTGGTGCTGACAAGTTAATTTGGCAGCACAATGATATGGAGCAATTAGAGCAACAATTGGTTGAAGTTTCCACTAGGAATCAAGTCCCTTGCATTGTATTCGAGTCCGTGTATAGTATGGACGGTGATGTTAGCCCAATTGAAGCAATTTGCGATCTTGCTGACCGTTACGGTGCTATAACTTATATTGATGAAGTCCACGCTGTTGGATTGTATGGTGACACTGGAGCAGGGTACTTAGAAAAACTAGGTATTCAAGATAAAGTTGATATTGTTAACGGAACACTCGGCAAGGCATTTGGCGTTACAGGTGGTTATATCGCCGGCAAGAGCATCGTCATAGACGCTATCCGGAGCGTGGCTAGTGGATTTATTTTCACTACGTCACTGTCGCCCGTGCTTTGTGCTGGAGCGTTGGCCAGTATAAAGTATTTAAAAGACCACAACGAACTTCGCGAACAGCATCAGGCTCAAGCATTGAAGTTAAAAACTAAATTGATTGAAGCTGGCGTCGAAGTATTAGATAAAGCCTGTACTCATATCGTTCCTGTGATGATCCGTGATGCCAAAGTATGCAAAGCAATCAGTGATTGTTTATTAGATGACCACGGCATCTATGTTCAACCAATCAACTATCCAACGGTTGCTGTGGGAGAGGAGCGTCTCCGTTTTGCTCCAACTCCACTTCACACTGACGCTATGATAGAAGAGTGCGTAATGGCAGTTAAAAAATGTCTAGGCTAATAGCATTTGGTTGCAGTAATACATTTGGTTTAGGTTTAGATGGTACTATAACAACAGACTCGCCTGCTAGACGTGCGTGGCCAGCATTGGTTGGGGCTATCAACTATGGAGTTTGTGGTGCAAGCAATAAACAAATAATGCACTATATCTTATCAAAGAATTTCAAACCTAAAGACATTGTAGTTATACTTTGGACCTATACAAAGACAAGAACATTACTTTACACTGAAACTGAGAAACATCAGTTATTAATACACAAACACAAAATGTATTATGATGAAGTAGATTCTCAAACAAAACAGGCAGCAGAAGCTTGGTATAAATGGAATGTGTTACGTAGTCAAAGAGATGCAATGATAGATGAATATACATATATCAAAACAGCCAACTTACACCTACAGCAACAAAATATAAAGGTTGTGAATTTACATTGTGATGATTCATATGATCAATACACAATTGAAAAGATACCTACAAATCTTTACACAAAATTACACAATGTAGAAAATTTATTAGTTAAAAATGATAGAGCAGACGATGGATTACATCCAGGACCTAATGCTCATAAATTAGTATCGGATTTTGTATGGAAGCAAATAAAATTACTATAGCAGTAGGAGGATGTAGTTTTAGTGATTACAGATATGACATACATCCTTACGGCAGACAAGTTGCGGATCATTTTGATTGTAATTATATTCACGCGGCAGCGTGTGCTGGCAGTAATCAAAGAATATGGCGTGTATTGACTAGAGCTATAATAGATAAGCAATTAAAAGAAAATGACATAATACTTTTACAATACACAATATTAGATAGACGTGAAGTATGGAGCCCTGACACCACAAGATATTATAGTCCTTACGAAGAGCTTGATGACTATTGGCGTAATGGTAAACTATTTAGATTAACTGCCCACAGCGAAGAATACAGTGCAAACGTACACGAAAAACAATATAGTAATTTGCACAACAGATTTACAAATTATGAATACAATAAAGAAATATTTGAAACTCAACACGCTGCATTCGCTGCTTTGTGTAAACTAAATGGTATCACAGTTATAAATGTAAACAGTCAATATGATGCTGATCATAGAATAACAGGTGTAAACTTAGAGGACATATTGAATGATGTGTTACTGAGAATGGACAGTGGACATATGAACCAAGCTGGGCATACAAAAGCTGCCACACGTATCATTGCACATCTAAGTCAAGCCATTGATTCCAACTAGGATGCCTAAGTTCAATAGGCAGTAGTTTACGTTTTCTTACAAGTTCATAATAACCAGGCGCATATGGTTTGTACCTAGGACGCCATTCAGGTCCTTCTTTGCTGCCTTTACGCCAGTTGCAAGGTTTGCAAGCTGTAATACAATTCTCCCAATTAGTTTTACCACCTCTGCTCAGTGGCTTAACGTGATCTGTTGTTAAATCAACTTTCTTAAATCTATCACCACAGTAACCGCACTCATACAAATCCCGCAAATACAAGTTAGATTTACTAAAACGTGGTTTGCGGGTCTTGTGCATATATTGCTTCAACATAATCACGGCGGGCACCCGTGTTTCCCAACTGGGACTCCGGACCAGCCAATCGTCATACCATTCCAATACACTACACTTGTCGTGAAACATATACATTACAGCTTCTTTCCACTGCACTATTGATAAAGGTAAAAATGAGACGGGTTGCGCATCGGCATTGAGAACTAGCGTATCACTCATAGCAATATTTATGTTTCAGTTTTCTCCATTGGAATACAAACGGCTTGTGAGCCTTGTGGAAAGCGTCCTTCTGTACCGCCTAAGTCAATAGCAAGTATATCTCTAGCGTGAAAGCAGTCATACATATCCGGAAACGTATGGCCAGGACCATATGCGTTGACTGCAAAAACATCCTGACCTTGTATCATTATATAGACTAATGTCCAAACTACATTCACGTGTTTGTTCCCTTTTTGACGTTACCAGTATAGCCCATTAGTATTTCGTCTATCTGCTCTTCGCTCAAACAATTTACAAATTGTATTGGCATTGCTTTACCATACTCTAGCACTAACTTTGCAATGTAGTTTGGTTGCATTTCAGGATCAGTCAAGCTTGCCATACATTCTTCTTTTGTTTCCCAAGCAGGGTCATTGAAAATGTATACATCTCCAGCCAATGTAGCAAAGACAACTACAACTAACCAGTTCATCCGTTGTCTCCTTCTTGTTTAGGTGCTTTTTCATCCCAAGGTTGTGATCCAGTGTATGGTTGAAAGTCTCTACCTGCTTGCATCATACAAGCCATACCATCACTGTACACATTTATAATACTGTAACTTCCAGTTTCTTGATTAACAAAGAAAAACATACCTCCTGTGAACATTCGACCATTCTGCGAGCCAAATTGTTGTCCAGTGCCTGTGAACAGCATTCCTTCTTTGTATTTCTTTGGAGTCTTAATCACTTCTTTCCACGGGCCACAAAACTGTGTCGTGATAAAGAATTTATCTAGTTTTTGATCTTGACTGTATGCTGGGAACTTGCTTGATAGTAAAATTATTATTGCGAGACCCAACACAAGTGTTACTGCGAACCTTGTCATTTATATCTCCTATATAATATTTATAGCATATTTTTGTTGATTAGTCAAATATTGGCTTGTAACAAAACAGCGCAGGTCAAAAGAACTGATCTATGGTCTGTTTTGCAGCGTGTTCAATGGCTAGATCCCATTGTGTCATACCATTGTAGTCAAATACAGTGTGTTTGTTTAGTTCTACACACAACCAACTTGCAGCTTTGATTTCATTTTGTAGCTGTTGATTATGCCATACAGCAACACCTGCACAGAACTTATATCCTTTAGGTGCATCGCCCATAGCAAATCTTTTTAGCATTAGATCATCTGATGTTACAGCATACTTGCCGCCTACTCTAAAAGTGCTTGTGCTGTGCCATTCTTTGGTGTGCAACATTATAATTGAATTCTTACTAACAGGGCCACCCGCATACACAGGTTCTACACCCTTGGGTACGGCTGCACCTACTTTTGCTAACAAATCCTGTGTATTGAAGTTGCTTTTACGATTTACAACTACTCCTGTGGTTTGTATGTCATTTTGTTCAAACACAAACACCACAGAGTTTTTAAAGAAAGGATCTTGCACACTTGGCCTGGCTACCAAACATTTTGCTACGTAATTTTCCATTATGTGACAGCTGTGCCTTTACCAGTGGCAAATGCTTGTGCTATTCTCTGTGGAGGCGATCCTGTGCCACCTGCTCCCCACATATTACCGCCACCTTGTGAACTACCAATGATATCTACGTGTAGTCCAGTGCCGCCCATATAACCTGGGTGTGCGCCTAGTCCTCTTGCACCTGCACGTTTACAGGCTGCTACAAAGTTTACAACCCTAGGGTCATCACCTCTAGTGTTTAGCTGTTTGCCTTCTTTGTCATACAAATAAACATCTGCTGCATTACCATTGTCGTGGCGTGTTGATCCTGTGCGTCTTGAGCCTCTGCCCTTTGGATCCTGCCCACCTGAAAATATCACAACTCGAAGTCCTGTGGCTGCACTTGCATTTTGCAGTATACCCATTAGTTTAGGATTGATTGCTTTGTTGCGTGTTCTATTTTTGAAGTTGCTTACATAACTTACGTTACCCTTGCCACCACCTGTTGCAGGAGCTTTTGGAGTACCATCTTTGTTGTAATACTTTGCAAACTTTTCATCCCATTGACTCTGTGGTGGACCTGCCATTGGCGGCCTACCAGGTACACGAACACCTGACTTGGCTGCTTTTTCTATGTCACTTATAATGCCTTGTAATTCATCATCCATACCTGGATTGTAAAATGTACCTATGTCTGAGCCTTTGCCAAACAAACTGCCTAATCCTGAGCTGCCACTTGATGGTGTATCTTCTGATATCTCTTTAAAACGCATAACTAACCTTTTTTGTTGTAATCTGGCAACTCGCCGCCGTACTTCTTACCCTTGAGTTTTGTGCCGCCTACTTTGATAACCTTTTTACCTACCCTGTGTTTACGCTTGCTGTCTCTACGTATCAGCCCTTGACTTTTGCAACTATCCAATGCTGACTTTCCCAATTGAGCTGGGCTTCCTGCGTATTTTTTACAAGTGCTGGGTTTGGTTCCAGTAAACAGTTCTCTTAGGTTCATAATGTATTTAGCCAGGGCTTTACGTGTCTAAGGTGTCTCCGGTTCATACGTTCACTGTGGTGTGTGCCATCATAACTGTAATCCATTATGTGATTGGGCTTTTCAAACCAAGTCTGTCCTAGTAGTTCAGCTGTTTCACGGAATCCTGTGCTGATGTGCAATACCCTATCTCCGCAGAGTTCAGTGAGTTCGCGTACAAACTCCAGTGTGGTTTGATTGTGGTGTTCCACACCCGCTGCCATCCACTCGCGATATTCTGCCCTGCACACTTTGAACAGTTCAGGCACAGGAAACGTTGACTTCCTCAAGCCCATATTCCAATATGTGCAGTCTACACCATTGGAGAACAATCTACTGGGGTTGCTCCAATTGCATATCAACCCTCTAGGGCTGTACTCCAATATGCTGTGTGCCGTTGACGAAATCCTACCATTGCTGGCACCACCACGACCCAGATTAATGTGTGTGACTCCGTGTCTGTTGTTGCACAATCCTGGCAGGGTATGTTCTGCTCTAACACCTATACCAAATGTGAATGAATCTCCTACCCACACCACTGCGTTGCCCCAGTCTACGACATCAAACTGAGGTGCTCTAAAACCTAGACTGTTGAATTCATAACTGTGGTCTCGTTGAGGACGATAATCTCTGTGAACTTGATGTATTTTTGAATCCTTGTTCAAACTACGCCATCGACGTTCCCAAGCTTTACCGCCACCGTCTTCAATGCTCTGAGGCTGGTAATGCAAATGTCAGTGCCTTTCGTTTACCTGATGTTGTACGTAGATGAAGTTCTCCACTACGCTCATACCATTCTATTTTGGTTATTTCTGCGGGCTGTCTATCCTTGCCCACCAATATCTTCTGTCCTACTTCTAGTTGTAGTGTGAAAGTCTTTACATCTGCCATCTCAGTCCTCGCTAAATATAAAACACGCAGTTATTTATATAGGAGAAGTACAGTGGCAAAAAAACATCAACCCAGCCCAGCACCTTGGAGAACACAAGGATCACACAAACCCAACGGAGAAGCTGTATACATAGTGCAAGACTCAGAACAAACCCCTATAGGAACTATACGCAGTGAAGGACTACAACCTGAAACCATACTTGCTAATAGGAAACTGATTGAAAATGCTCCTAGAATGGCACGTGTGCTCGTAGAAGTAGTTGCTATATGCACGAACAACAAGATCCCTGTTAAAGCTAACTTATGCGATCTTATACTGGATATTACAGGAGTAGACCCAAGATCATTTGAAGGCATAGAGGTTGATGATGCCTAAAAGCACGAAGTGTACGCAAAAAAATTTTTGTGTAACTGTACGGTTGAGATCTCTAGCATATACACTGCGTTGCTCACTGTTGAATACTGCACAACTCGCAATAAACTGTTTAGCCTATTCTTATGTATGTTATAACACACAATGCTCACTGTTGAATATACAAAAGCTCACTGTTGAACGCAAATGCGAGTGATCGTTTGTAGAGATTATCCTGATGACCTTGAGAATCTCATAGATGTATGGTTGAAGTCTGACTATACTGTAACCGGATACTACGGAGAGGAAGGATTGGAATGGATCATAGAATACCGTGGGCAACGTGATACCACTGTGTTAGAACTTGTACTGAGTGAGTATATACTAGATACAGCTGATGTGAATACAGTATACGAATATAGAATACGCAACGCTAAAGGAGTGTTCTAAAGGAGGCGAAAGTATTTTAACTATGCCTCTCTGCCCCTCATCCAAAGGTTTAAAAATCTGCTACAAATCTTTGAAATCATAGGGA